GCGTCAGCAGTCTTGAGTGCAACGCGCTTGGCGATTACACTAGACTTGCTGGCAACACGACCCATTGCGAGTCGTGTATTGGTACCAGCGTTATGTGCACGGATGTGCAGTTCTTCATGCTTCATGTCAACCTCCTTAGGTTGTGTAGGAAATGGAGCACCGATATATTTATAATATATAATAATCGGAATGAAAACTCCTACAAAACCCTCTACAAGAGGTAATGAGGAGTAATCAAACTTAGCCTATTCAGGGAAGCCGTTCCTAGATCAATCCCGTCAGGGAAACGTTGTAGCGTTCTAGGAACTCAAATGTAAACCCAATAGGCAGGGTGTGCATACATCTGGCATGGATATATTTATAAAATATAAAAGAAGTAAACCCTAGTACCCACACAAGGTGAGTACTAAGGTAGAGGACAACGCTTTTGCCTGTGTACAGCAGGTGCCATTGTTTCGTCTTCCGACTTATCAGATAAACGCTCCATAGAGATATTTATAATATATAATGGTAGATAAGACTGAACCCTAAAAGGGCTCAATCTCATCTCGGTCTTCCGGAGGAGTAAGAAAGCAGAAAGGTTCTGGTTCTTCAATGTCCTGCGGCACATAACCAGTGCTCGCAAGATACTCCTCCATGTCACCGTTAGTGTAGTGGAATTCAGGTTCACAAGAAACCCAATCACCAACTTCTTCAAGGTAAACGCACATAACGACCTCCAGTCGTAATAGGAAATGTGGCAAAGATATATTTATACAATATAAAGAGACTAGCAGTACCCCCCCAGGGGGAGGGGGGCACTAAACTAGCGGTTCTTGCGTAGTTGCTGTGATGCTGCCATAGCGGCAACAATCAGAACAACAACACCAGTAACCTTTAAGTTGGTCTTGAAAACCAACTTGTATGCTTGCCAATAAGACATGGTTGTCTCCTTTCAGGAAGGGAATGTGGCATAGGTATATTTATACAATATAAAAGTGGTAAGGGTAGTCACCCGGGGGACGGGTGACCACCACTTACTTAGACGAACAAGTCGTCGTGCTGATGCTGGTACGGCTTAACGCCGGTAGCATTGTCACGAAAGATGACTTCTGTCATGACCTTGCTGTCTTGGATGTAACCCAAGACCTCAGAGATCTCGACATCAAGCGCATGACGCTTGTTTGTCAATGTGTCCAGTAGGGAGCTAAGCTCCCAGACGGACATGTTATTAAGAGCCTTCTTACGAAAGCGTGCCATAGTGAACCTCCTAGTTCATGTTGGGAATGTGGCATTGCTATATTTATAATGATATAATATAAATAAAGATATAAATATAATAAGTATAAGATTAGTTCGCTCAAGGTCCCCCGAAGGAGACCCTGAGCTATGGGACGAGCCTGCTATTACTAGCGGCTTGCCTTGTGGCCTGCGATGAGGCCTTTCGTAGCTTCGACTGTGCCTGTCACTGTGACATAGGCGGCCTTTGCTACTGCAAATTCGGCTTTGCCTGTGAGTGTACCTGCTTGCATGCCCTTAGTGCGGCATGCTTGTAGGAACTCTGGCTTAGCTGCGTACTTGCTTGTCTTCTTTGCTTTCGTTGCCATGTCAACCTCCTAGGTTGTGTTGGGAATGTGGCATTGAGATATTTATAGGGGTATACTGTACGGGGCGTGTTAAAAATATAACACTGTACAGTATAATAATCATTACCCCTTTATATTTTTTCCCATATTTTACTTATTTAAGAATTTATATACCCTTATATATGTTCACATATCGTTCAAGTCAAAAAATTTTCCCCCCAATAAAATCACATATAGAGTTTTATATGTTTATAGAGGTTACCAAAAAAAATCCAAGAAATATTCCCCTACGAGTTGCAAATGGTCTAAACACCCTGATAGGTTTCCTCTTGTCATGAACAACCAATACACAACAAGGAGAAAACATATGACAAACAAGAAAATAGGTCCCGCCAAAGACATAAGCTCTGAAGGTTTCCACGATATGTCTGATATAGATGATATCTATCAATCAGCCTTCAGCTCCTATGGATCTAAGAATGCTGATTACGACTACGTAAACTTCGACACAGATAACTATGCCTACGAAGCTTACTAAGAACACCTCTTTACACCCTAACAATGCCAAACATATAAAAGGATTTGATATGAATATTAATGAAATGACAGAATTTAAGTCAACAACAACAATAAACCAGCACTTCTTATTAGGATCAGAGAAGTTATTTATAAATCCAATCAATAATTTCAGTAATCAGTTCAAGTATGATCACTCAATTACCCTTATCGACACACATGACAGAAACAATCTGTCTGAAGCAGAGAAAAAAGCTAAAGTTAAGCAGTATCATAGGAACTTAGCCATACATTGGGAGATTAATTACCAATCAAGAGTATTCATTGGAACTGGACAAGATTGTCTATACCTATTTGATCTCTATACTAACCATGGGATCGTCTTTGATGCGGCGATTTTGATCAACTTTGATTTTAGCGCCTTCACAGACAATGAAGTTATTCTAAAAGGCATTAAAAAACATACAAAGATATATAATTTCTATAATAATAAGAAATTCACTGATACCAAGTTAGCCCACGTGAATCAATTCATCCCAACAAGGGTGTCTCCAGCTTTCAGTAAGCGTTTTGCACTTGAAGCAAGTGGTGTACTTACCTATGACACATATGAACTGTTATACATGAATCGAAAATCACCAAGTGAATACAAAATGATTGAAGATGAGTTTACTTTAGTAAGCTAATCTTACAAGAGGTTATCTAAGCCGTCTTCTGGGTTCCAGTCTTCGGCTGAGATAATCATTTGTTTAACATCATCAGGAGTGAGTCCTCTTACAATGGCTTCTGCGTCAGTTCCCATCACCTCAGCAGTCTCTAGTACCATTTCCCACTGTTCTGGCTTAAAGAAACTAATCGTTAGCTTACTCTCATCATCTTCTGCGTGAGCTGTAATAACATAGTTATACATCTCTATCATATCTGGATCATATTCCATGAGCTGATCCATTGTCTCTGGTTCAACATCATCACCACGTACTATCTTTTGAATCATCTCCCAAAAGTTCATGGTATCCCCTTACTCTTACCTATCATAGATAGTACCCTTATTTTACTATGTAAAGCTATCTAATTTGTTAAAAAATAAAAAATAATTTTGCGCGGAACGGCTGGAGGTTAGTATTGACTGCGTTCTATACGATTCTTAAATGACTTAGTATATTAATGAAATCATCATGATCTTTTGAACCTTGAACATGAATATCAGTTTGATCTAACTGATGATTATTAAGAATATTCTCATGTTTAATATCTAAGGTATTAACCGTAGTGAAATCATCATGATTAAACAAACGCCAGTCATCACCGTTGTAGTAATTCTCTATATCTTTAAAATTAATATCCATCTTGTGTGTTTACTTCCTCGATCCAGCTGTCGTTGCATTCTCTGCAATGTACAGCATATTTTTCTTTAACTCCATTTACGGTTAATGTGTTAACTGTAAAGTTTGTTGGGTATGGGCATTCGATACACGGCTCAATCTTGGGAAGGTTTGCTCTCATTTTCTACCCTCAATTTAAGTTGTTCGAATAATTTCTCATCATCTTTTAGTTTACCAATTGCATTTTCTCTACCTTGAGCAAAGTTTTCTCCGTCTAAGAAGATCCATGCGCCTTTTTGAGTAAATATACCAATTGATAATGCTAGATCTAAGATAGATCCGTACTGATCAACACCTTTTCCATAAAAAATATCAAATTCAGCAATTTTTAGAGGTGGGGCCATCTTATTCTTAATAACTTTAGCCTTGACCTTAATGCCTATTGAATCGCCTTCTTTGTTCTTAATATCTTCTTTCTTACGAAGATCAATTCTAACTGAGGCAGCATATGGTAATGCACGCCCGCCTGGTGTTGTTTCTGGATTTCCAAACATCACACCAATCTTCATTCTAATCTGATTAATAAAAACAATGAGTGTTTTATTGTCATTAGCTAGTGCAGTAATCTTACGCAATGCTTTTGCCATCATTCGAGCTTGTAAGCCCATTTGATTTGCGTCCATTTCGCCTTCTAGTTCTGCTTTTGGAACTAATGCAGCAACTGAGTCAACAATTATTAAACCAACGTCTCCAGTTTTCACTAATTTATCAACGATTTCCAATGCTTCTTCACCATAATTTGGTTGAGCAAGAAGTAAATCATCTAAATTAATACCCAAATCCATCATATAAGCTGGATCTAATGCATGTTCTGCATCAATATATGCGCAACGTAAACCCATTTTCTGAGCTTGTGCAACTAAAGATAATGAGATTGTAGATTTACCAGATGATTCTGGTCCGTATATCTCGACAATTCTACCTCTTGGTAAACCACCAATTCCTAAAATCTTATCTAAAGTTGGTGCACCTGTTGATATTGCTGGCCAAGTTTGGGTTTTAGCATTACCAAGTTTCATTACTGTACCGACACCGAATTGCTTATCGAGCAAAGCGATTGCCATGTCTAACGCTTTTGATTCTTCCATATGTGTATTATACCATAGTTTCTTTTAGTGGTTTTCTCAAAATTGATTCAACTTCTTTAATTTTTTCAACCAAAGCTTTTTGCAATTTTCTGTATTCAATTCTTGATTCATTATCTAATCCAAGCTGTGCTTGTCTTACTCTTTCGAGAGTTGCATATAGCTTGAGTAAATAACTTTGATCGACAATGTTCATAAATGCGTTTCCGTCTCTAGTTGCTGATATAATTGGACAGTACATTATACAGACGTTAAGCATTGAAAGTGAGACATTGTGGCAAGAAATATTGATACAGATAATGATTACAGAAGAGCAGCATATCTCTTGAAAGAAAAAATTACTACAGCAGCGGACTTAGTAAAAATATGGTCTTATGCTGGACCTTGTTCAGAGAATTGTCCGTCAATAGAAAAAATCTCAAAAAAGTAGAAAAATTTCTTGATTTTTTTTGACAAACATGAGTATAATGTCTCTAAGGGGAAAACAGAAACTAGAGAACATTATTATCTACTTCTCTTAGTGAAGAGAATCTCTTACCAGTTCCTCCAGAAACTTGCTAGACAAAGCATAAGTGGGTTACTATATATTCCATCACCATACATTAAATTAAGGGGGTGATGATGAAAGTTTATCAAATATATGTTCCTGAGTTAGCAACTTATATAAAATATAAGGTTTTGAATCCAGAAGACATTGAATCATTAGTTGAAGAACTAGATATTAATTCTCCTAAGGACTTCAAACTTGCCGTATTAGAACACGTAATATATAATGTTAAATCAGACGTCACTGATGCACTCCGTCAGATGTCTCGAGACTCAGCAGAACGATGCATCGATGCAATGTATAACGGCTGCGTAATGCTTAACCCCCGGATTAGATATAGATCTTTGGATAGACTTAGCTTATGCTAAATTGCCGCCATCCAACTCTTTTGATAAAGACTTCTCTGCTATAGAATCTGAGTTAGCTAAAAGATATAAAGATACTATCTTAAGTAAAGATTCAAAGAAAAATAATTCTAGTAAACATAAAAAGATTTCTAGACAAAAGTTTCTTGGTTTAGAAGGTCATTTATTAAATAACATTATAGGCCAAGAAGAAGCTGTAGACTCAGTAGTATCAGCTTTAAAAAGATCTCAAGTTGGTTTAAATGATAAGAATAGACCTCTAGGTATTTTTCTCTTTGCCGGTTCTTCTGGAGTTGGCAAAACTCACCTAGCAAGCACATTGCATAAATATCTTTTTAGTGAAGAATATCCAATGGTGAGAATAGATTGTGGAGAGTTTCAACACAAGCATGAAAACCAAAAATTAATAGGATCCCCTCCTGGATATGTTGGTCACGATGAAGGTGGTCAACTAGTAAACCTTGTTAAGAAAAATCCTTACACAGTTGTGCTGTTAGACGAAGTTGAAAAAGCTCATGCTGATATGTGGAACACATTTCTTCGAGTATTTGAAGATGGTGTACTTACAGACGGTAAGGGTGAAGAAGTAAGCTTTCTTAACACGGTTATAATAATGACCACTAATTTAGGTAACGAAAAAACAGTTGATTACCTACTTAGTGGTGGAACTGGCTTTGCTAAAAATATAAATTATAAAACGTCAACTACTCAAATGCCGGCAAAAGAGATGGTTGAAAAAAATACTTTAGATGCAGTTCGTAAACACTTTAGGCCTGAATTCATAAATAGATTAGATAAAATAATTGTTTTTAATCATTTAGATAGAAGTAGTTTAGAAAAAATAGCAGAACTAGAAATGTCTATAATTATGGATAAACTTTCTAAAAAAGGCTACAGTATAAATTACACAGATGAAGTTATATCAGCACTTTTAGATAAGGGCGTAGACAGCGTAAAAGGTGCTAGAGGTTTAGCTCAGGTTCGTAGAGAAAAAATGGAAGATCAATTAGCTGACATTTTAATTAAGTCAGCTCCACCACGTGGAACCATATTTGAGATATCTTACAAAGATGAAAGTGATAATTTTATATTTAGATTAAAGAAGCCTTCAAAAGCAGCAACTACCGCTTAGTTTAATTACTATATAAGTATGTCTAAGTAAAAAGGGGATCCTTATGGGAATGTCTTCAGCAGTTACTGGTTTAATTCCTAAATCAGTTTCCGGAAGAATGATGTCAGCTGGTTCAGCTATGGCTACCGGAGTAATTAAAGCAGGAGCTAGAGTAGGACGTGGTGCAGCAGCTGGTTCAATGGCTGATCGAATCGGAAACAGAGGATTAATAAGAGCTGGCGGAATGATGGCAAGACATCCGATGAGAACTTCCGCAGGGGCTATAGGTGCAGCTGGTGGTATTGCGGCTAATCGTCGTAGAGGTAGCCAAAACTACCCAATGTACTAAGGGGGTTATAATATGTTTCCTCGCTTATCTGGAATGTCAGCTGGAGCACGCGGTCTTGCGGGAAAAGCTAGAAGCACAGGTGGAAGAGCAGCAATGGGCGTACATAAAGGCCTTGCTGGCGGTGGAGCTTTTATGGGCCGGAGTGTCATCTACTGCTCATTCTTCTTTTACTAGAAAAACTGCAGGAGCAATTGGTAGTGGTCTAACAATGGCTTCTAGACATCCGAAGACAGTAATGGGTGCAGCTGCAGGTGGAATTGGTTACGCCGGCTATAGAAATAGAAGAGGTAGTCAAAATAATCCACTGATTGGATTAGAATAATTTAATGTTAGCTGGAGCAAGACGTTTAGCTGGCGGTGCTGGAAGGATAGTAAGTGGCGCAAGAATGCCCAGCACTAGAAGGGGGAAATTTGCCCTTGGTGCTGGCATAGGAATGGGTGGAATGTACGCCGCTGGAAGAATGGGAGGAAGATCTTCTGGTGCTAACGGCATTTCCCCTAAGTCAAGTGGTGGAATGACAGGAATGTAATATAAAGTGATATAATGTTATATGTCTAAATGTAAGGATGTTTAAAATGAGTGACTGGAAGAATTTTATTAATATAAACGGTGATTTTGAATTGCCAAATTTTTTGTATCGAACAATAAATGATTTAATGAAACAAGCTTTAGATATGGGCACACTTCTTTCAGATGACCCTTATAAGCTAAGAGCTTATAAAGAACAAACAAAAAAACTATTTAAAAATAAATGGTATGATTTAGCTCAAGCTTTAGAATTTTTTGAGATAATAGAACAGTGCCCATGTGCATCGGCAAGATTAGAAGTAAATGGCGGCAAGGATGTTTATTGTGATATATGTAAAGGTGCTAGATTTATTATCAGCTCTGCACTTACTCCTGACCAAATGCGTGAAGTTAGTACTTTTGTTAATGCGGCACAAAATGTGGAAGTAGCAGAAAAATTACAAAAAAGTTTAATGAAAATTCTTTCGGAACACAGATGAAATGTGGTAGATGTAACTATGATCTAAATTTTGTTTATGAAGATATAGTTCAGGCTGAACAAGTTTTACATATTCAAGAATACTATTGCCCCCGGATGCAAGAGCTGTTTAATAGAAACGTACGCTCAAGAAGGTATTGTTAAATCTGAATGGATTGATTTTAATGGAAAATAATATAGAAAGATTTGAAGATAAAAATTCTTTTATGGATAAGTTTGAATCACTTCGTCCTGATTTATTTTTTCCAGATGAATGGACAGATGAACAAAGAGAAAAAGCTGTTGATTTAGTTCGTCCACAAAAAACAAGAACATCAATGTTCTCTTCAATTCCAATGAGATGTGAAGCATCACGTTGCATTTTTGCTGAAACTTGTCCACTTCATCAACAAAATTTAGCACCAAAGGGAAAACCTTGTCCAATAGAAATGGGAATGGTTTCTCAGTTTACTGGTGAATATATGGAACAACTAGACGTAAGTCCAAATAACTTAGTTGAAGTTTCAATGGTAAGAGATTTAGTTGATCAAGAAGTTCAATACTTGCGTAAAACAAAACTATTAGCTAAAGAACATTTTATTCAAGAGAATATTATTGGTATAGATAAAGATGGTGAGCCAATTCTTAAAAAGGAATTACACTTAGCAGTAGAGCTTGAAGACAGATTACATAAAAGAAGAAAAGATTTACGTAATCAATTACTAGCAACTAGAGAAGCTAGGGCAAAGACTGGTCAAACTCAACTTGATACAGCTCAGGCAATTTCTGACATCATTCAAAAAGTACAAAAGATTGAAATAGAGAATAATAAACTTATTCGCAAAAAACTTGGTACATACGAAATAGATGATTATATAGAAGCTAGTACTAAAGAATTAGAATAACAGAATGAAAAATCATAGGTTAACTAATACTCAATTAGAAAATTTGGGCACAAGAGTAAAAATTGGCTCAAAAGGGATAAATCCAATTCCTCAATCTTTACCTATAACAAATCAAACAATTGAAACAATGTTACGGAAATGAAACAGTTCTTGGTGAAACTTTTACAGTTGGATCTCCAAGAGGGTATTTAGAAAGAGCAAAAGCTGTTACAGACGAATATTTAAAAGCAATGTTAGATCCAAAAAATAGAAGCGCATCCGGTAACGCTAGGTTTAGGGGCTTAACAGAACAAGGCCTAAGAGATAACATAGAGTTTCTTGTTCAATCAGAAAATTTAGATTTATCTTTATTGAATAAATCAGCAGCTGATAGTGTATATGCTCAATATAGAAGTTCAGCACTTTCACTAGATCAGACATTTACTGAGCTAGGCATGCCGGCAATGTCACTTCCTTCGGAAAGTCCATATAGACACTTTCTAAGATATATAGTTGATCCATTTGGTAGTGGTGATCCAAAAAATGGAATTCATCCAATGACACTTAATCTAATGAGAACATCATATAACCCAACACACGACGCAACAAGTCTTGAAGATTTTGCAACTGGTAGAAATAGAATGAGATCTCCATTTTCTTTGGAAAGACTTCATGAAAGAAGTAAAAAATTTTTTCCAGAAGGATTACCTACATCATACGCAGATTCAGTTGCATCAAATAAACCAATGAATCATTTAGCTTTTGATAAAGGAAAAACATATACAGTTTTAACATGGGACACTGAAACAACAGGACTAACTTCAGAATCTCAGATAAGAGAAATAGCGTTAGTTAAAAGAACCGTTACATACAATGCTGATGGAACAATGACCAGTAGTGTACCGGAAATATTAACTAATAAAAGTTTTTCTTCTGACTTAATGGATATAGCTGGATATTTTGATAAATCAACTGGAAATACAGTTCCGCTATCAAGAGCAGCATTTCTTTCAGAAAGAGGCGGAATTGCAAACGTGTCCGCAGAAGAATTGGCTAAGTTTGAAGGAGCATTTAAAGACGGCGGTGCTGGAGCTGTTGAAAGTTTAAAGGATGTTTTAAGGTTATTTACAAATGAAGGCGATGTTTTAAAAACTGGTCTAGGTATAGAAAACTTAAGGATAGAAGGACACAATGCTGAAGCCTTTGACTTAGATAAACTTATAGGAACTTTACAAAGACTTCCTGCTTTTCAAGAAGATGATGAAGCAAAAGGATTATTAAAAAAATTCTTACAGTTAAGGTCATCTAAAGCTGATTACATGCTAGATACATTAGATAGTGCAAAAATAGCTATTGGAATGCAGCAGTCTGAATTAGATAGAATAATGATAAATAGTGGATTAGAATTATCTAAAGATTTGCGACGTGGATTATTGTCTTCTTTTAGTATTTCTCCAGAAATGTTTGGCGGAGCAAAAGGTACTGAATCATTAGAAAATCTTTTTCTAAATACTAACTTTTTTGAACTATTAGAAGATAGAGCTGGAAAAGAAGGAATAGATACTTTAACTGGTTTAATGGAAACTCGCGGTACTCACACCGCAGAAGTTGACACTATGCTTAACGCATACATTAGTGATTTTATTAACAATAATGAACTTAGAATTAGAAGACTGCCCACTGCCGGAATGCCGCCAGCTGGATTAAGTGCAGAAGCAGCTGATGAATATACAAGGAATAGCGAAAAGCTTGAAGAGTTATTTAAAACACATGGTTTTATGAAAAAAGATAGATCAATGACTGCTTTTGAAAAATTCATGAGACAAAGAATTAGAAGAAGTAGCGCTGTAACTCCAATAACAAATATATCAGATATGAGTAGAATATCTGATGATGTTTTCCAATTTCTTAATACAGAATCTGGAATGCAAAAAATATCAATGTCTGTTAATCCTGATTATTTAGCAAGATTAGAGAGTCAAGGAATTAATCTTGGTATTAAAGCTGAAAACCTATCAGTACCTGGTGCTCCATCAAATGTTATGGATGAAGCTTCTGCCGGAAGAATTTATTTTGATTCTGAACGTGGTAAATATGTGTTTTCAAATTTTGAATCTAGAGGAGTTGCAGGAGCAGGAGTAGGATTTCAAGAACTTGATAACGGCGCCGTTGAATCAGCATTTAATTTTGCATTAAAAGAAGCTAAGCAAGGAAAAGCTTTATCAGAAAGAATAAATATTGGTGCTGGTGGATCAATTGGGGTAAATCCAAGTACGGAGGCTTTATCTAATATTGGGATAACTGAGATAGAGGCAACTGAGCTTGACCAAATGATGAGAGCTAGAAGAGGGCTTGGTTCACTGGGAACGCCAAGATCTTTGCCGACTGATGTAACTGGTTTATCTGAAGCATTGGGGACTACATCAGAAAAATATGGATTAAGAGCTGGCGGTTTTGCTCCAGCGGTTGTTGGTGAAAAAACCGCTGAATACTCACAGGCTTTAATAGATAGAGGGCTACCTTACGCTACTTACGATGTTAGAAGTAGGATAATGGCAGCAGCAGAAGCTAAAGCTACTTCAGGAATAGGTCAAACTTTAATAGAAAGAATGTCAGCAGCAGGAGATTCAACGTTTGCCGCATTAGCAGGTAAAGATATAAGTAAGTTATCCGATATTGGAATACAATTTACAATGGGTCAGGGTAAAGAAAGTATTTTTGGATTAAAGAGTAGATCAAAAGCTGGAGCTATTTTTGATATAACTGAAAATTCATATTTTAGAACACCAGTTACCAATACTTCAAAACAAGCAAGTCGAGTTATAGTTAATGCAGACGATCTTTCAGAACTTATGATACGAGAATTTGATAAAAGTGGTAATGTAACTGGTGAAATTAAATTTGGAAGTCAAGAATTTATAGAAAATGCAAATTTAAATAGATTTATAGATTCAACTGTTCAGGCAACAGATGCAGAATTAGGAGCTACAATTAACAGAGCCTTTGCTCCAAAAAATTTAGGCAGACAAACTACTGAAGATTTAGCTGAGCAAGTTTTATCCGGAAACATTAGAGCCTTTAATAAACTTAAATCAACACCAGGTTCTTATATATCTACAAGCTTAAAGGAAGAAGCAGAAGCTTTAGCTAAAAATATCTTTGGTGATCAAGAATTAGTTGGAGTAGGATTAAAAGAAAGAATGCAACAACTAGCGGAAATAGCTGAATTAACCACAAGAGAAGCTAGAGAAGGTGCATTAAGGGGATTAGCAGATAGCGCAGATCCAAATATTTTTGTTAGAAACTATGGAGAAACAATTGGCACTATAGCAAACTCTATAGAAGAATCATTTATCACTGGAATGAAAATAACTGGAGACGCAGCAGTAGAAACAATAAACGAGGCAAGGTTAGCTCAAGGTATTTCAGGAGTAAGAGATACAGACGTCGCCTTAAGAAATAGACCACATAGACTTATTAGTACAATGAAGACTGAGGACGATGGTGTACTAGGTTACATGATGTCTGGTTCAGTTACTGATGATATGGATGCGGCTGCAAGAAGCTTAGTAAGTATTCCGGGTGAATCAACTGATATTGGAGTAGCAAGAGCTACAGAAGACGCAGCAGCACGCGCAGCACTTATTGATTCTGGATCATTTGTAGATGATATTACTCCAACATTACCAGGTCTTAATGAAGGTGAAAAGTTTGCCAGTGAGGCAATTGCTGTAGGTAGAAGAGTCTATGAATCTAATAAGGGTAAATTTGCATTAGGAGCTTTGGCTTTAGCTGGAGCTGTCACTGGATATAAAATGGCTAAAAGAGGAAACGAAAATGATCTTTATAGCGCTACTATGGGACCAGCACCAGTTGAAGAAGGACAAAGACCTTACGGTATACAGGAAGCTTTAATGGGCAATGGTCAAACTTCAAGAAGAAAAGATCCATTGTTTACAGCTGGTATTGTGGGAAATTTAGATAGACAAAAAATAGGTCATACATCAATGGGTTCTAATAAAAATAGCCACTTATTTGGAGATAGATAAATGTCACTTTTATCAAGCATAGGTAAAACTTTATATAAAGGTGCAACGACTAAAGCTGGAGCAGGCTTGATAATAGGAGGCGCAGCTGTAGCTGGCCTTGCAAAAAATGCCGCACCAGCTGCAAGAGATGCAGCAATGGATGTTGCTTTTGGTGACCCCAATGCAGATGAAGCATTTCTTGGAAGAAAATTAACACCAGGTGCAGTTTTTGATGCAGCAGTTCCTGGTTCACACACAGGCAGGAATACAATAGGCGCTATGGGCGCAGGAGCAATGCTGGGAGGCGTTGTTGGTGGTATGGCTAAGGGTTTCAAGGGTGGAGCATTAGGAGCAGCATTTGGAGCAACAGCTGGGTTAGCTGGATCTGCTGCAATGGGTATTGGTTATATTAATCGAAACGAAAGATTCATAAATGAATCACCATATGTTGGAACTAGAAGATTAAATAGAGATATGACTTATGGTGGAAAAATTTATGGCCAACAAAGAAATTCATCATTAGAAACCGCACAAGAACTTAATGCAGATGGAAACATAGTTCTCGGTATGCATAACCTTAGAAGAGGAGGTTAAAAATGAGTGACATGGGCGGAATGGTTAACGAAGCTCCTCAAATTCCAGGAGCAATGGGTAAGGTTTTGGGTGTAGCTGAAGCAACATCAGCATCACAAAATCCACTTTTATTATTTGGTTATGGTGCGTACAGAGCTCAAAATACAATTCTTAAAGGCGGATTCCTAGATAATAAAAGAGGTGTTGGACGGAAGATTTAGTCCTAACCTTGCAGCTAGATCTAGGGCAAAGTTTAGACCTTTCGTAGGAAACGCATTAGATCCACTTGGACCACAGGGTGCTAATCAATTTGTTGGTGGAAGAAATATATTTGGCAGAACGACTAGAAGAGGAGAAAAGCTAGCAAGAGGTCGGAAGATCTGCAATTAGATCTGGCACAGATGATTTAACTAAAGTAGGATCTAACTTTAAAAGATTTAGAAGAGCAAATTTAACCTTAAATCCTAAAGCATTTTTTAGAGATCCAAACCTTTCTCGATTTGGAGCAGGGTACAATAGGGGCTTTATGGCACCTAATGCTGGTGGAGCATTAGCTTCATTGGGCAATATGTTGACTAGAACTTCCAAAGAAGCAAACCCAACATTTAGTGGTGGAGTTTTTGGAAGATTAGGAGCTGTTTCTAAACTAGAAAGAAGAGCAGCTGCTGGTCGTTCAACTGCTCGTGGAGATTTAAACCTTGCAAGAATAGCCAAGATGAATGGAGCAGTCTCAACAGAGGTTTATGCTGCAGCAGGAAGTCGCCTACCAGCCGTTAGAGATCCTGCCACGGGTAGATTTATGAGAAACCCAGCAAACTTCTCAACCCAGGTAACGCCATTAGGAACTATGGTAAACAGAGCAGCTGCGGGTGAGGCTTTGTCAGTTGGTGAACGTAGAGCCATGACTGCAGCAGGTGTAAGAGGAACCGCTAGTAGATCTTTTATGGAATATGCTTTTATGTCAGGAGGTGGCCTTGATTTTATGTCATCCCAAGCTTTAGGTGCTACCGCTAAAACATTTGGAACAGGAACACTCACCTTAACGGATAATGCGGAAAAAGTAGTTAGAGGTTTAGCAAAAGGCATTCATGGAAATGGACAATTTGGAGTAACGGTTGCCAATAGACTTGGTATGGCAATGCCAATGACTGAGCTCGGTGCAGCAAAAATGGGTCAAAGACTTTTGGGAGAAGGTATTTATAAAACCATGGGCGCCCGAGGAACAATGCAAGCAATAAAATATGGTGGAGCAAAAGTTGGAATGGCTGTTGGAGCAAGAGCTGTAGCTGCAGCTGTTCCTGGTCTTAACTTAATATTTGCAGCAGATATGGCTTACCAACTTGCTAAGCTTGGTGGATTGGCTGTTAAGGCTGGAATCAATTTTGGTAAAGATGGAATGAAGTCAATGCAAGGTAACATGCATACCGGAGTCTTTGGAGCAGGATATAAAGATGATGAAGTTAGAGCAACCTCTAGAGCTAGAGGTGTTTCTGCAATCCAAAACAGCAGACTAAATGCTAGATCATTACTTGGATCAGAAGGTGCGATGATGGCTTCGCATTTCGGGTAGAATATACTATGGACAAAACTCAAGAATTTCGTAAAAGATTAGAAGGTCTTTCTAGAGATGATCTTTTAGAAATTATTAACGCGCAAGATCCAGAATATTCAAAACAGGTTAATAGAATTGAATGGGTTTTTAAAAATAAATTAAATCACATAAACTGGGCAGATGGTACGCCAGTTGAAGGAAGAGAATTTACAAATAGAGAATTAGCTTTATTGATCGACGAACCTTTTGAGGTTGACAATAATCTTTTAGACATGCGGAATATCTGCTGATCAACAAAGACAAATACATCTATCTAAGGATCCATGTAGATGGGCAAAACATTTTCTTCAAGCAGAAACAAGAGTTTATCAAACTTTGATTTTGCGCGATCCAGCATTAAGAAAAGTATTAAGAGCAGGTCGTCGTTTAGGAAAAACTTTCAGCATGGCTATTGCTTTACTCCATTATAGTTACACTCATAAAGATGGAAGATGTCTAGTTATTGCTCCAATGAAATCGCACGTTGAATTAATTTATCAAGAAATTCTTAGATTAGCTTCTAAGAATGAAATAGTAATGAATTCAATTACAAGAAAAGTAACTAGTCCTCAGTTTATGATTCAATTTTCCAATGGCTCTACAATTAGGTTCTTCACATCTGGTATGCGCTCAGGTGGAAAGTCAGACGTAGCCCGTGGTCAAGAAGCGCACATAATTGTGTTGGACGAAATGGACTACATGCACGCAGATGACCTTGACGCGCTCTACGCGATGTTACAGAAGACCGCAGAAGATCAACCGGATAAAATACTCATTGGAGCTTCAACACCGACTGGTAGAAGAGAAAGATTCTGGGAATGGTGCAGAAGCGCTAGATTCCAAGAGTTTTGGTTTCCGTCATATTGCAACCCATATTTTTCAAAAGAACAAGAAGATGAATTTAGAGAGCAATACTCAGAGATGGGTTATCGTCACGAAATTGAAGCAGACTGGGGCGAAGACGCAGAAGGTGTTTATCCTAGAAAGTTTATAGACAAAGCTTTTATAGATCCATCTTGGGATTATACACCTGAAATACAATCAGCTAGATCATTTTATACAATTGGGGTTGACTGGGATAAATACGGCGCTGGAACAAACATAGTTGTACTGGAAACCTGCAATGAGAACTATGAAGATGAAAGATTTAGAAATAAAGTCAGAGTTGTGTATAGAGAAGAAATTCCCAAGTCTGAATATACTTTAACAAATGGAGTTAATAGAATAGTTGAATTGAATGAATCTTTTCATCCAAAGCATATTTATGTTGACCGCGGATACGGAGAAGTTCAAGTTGAGCTACTTAGAAAATATGGAACGGAAAACCCAAAATCAAATCTTAGAGACAGAGTTAAAGGAATAGGTTTTGGTGAAAGTATAGAGATAAGAGATCCATATACTAAGCTTCCAATTAAAAAAGAAATTAAACCATACATGGTAGACAATCTAACTCAATACCTTGAAAGAGAAGCTATTTTATTTCCAGCTTCAGACGAAGAACTTTACATGCAGCTAATTTCATATGTTGTTGTTAGAACCACCCAAATGGGAAGACCTATATTTGAAGCTGGTGGATCAGCCATGGATCACGCGCATGATGCTTTAATGCTAGCACTTCTTGCTATTACTCAAAATTATGGAGACTTTAGTAAATTAAAAGTGGCAAGAAATACAGAGAGTTTTTCAAATACGTTCTTTATGCCAAAGACAAGCAGTGCATCTGATGATAGGGATAAAGAAGCGCCTGCATCTGGTATCATGGTAACTACTAAGAGAAACTCTGACTTGATGCCAGGTATCAGAAAAGGGAGACCTGCAAAACGTGTTTCTAGAAAAATGTTTTAGGTAAAAATATGTCATTAGTTAACAATATAGACAATCAACTTTCAACAGAGCAAAAGGTAACATTAGATTATTCAACAACTGAATCATCTTCTCGCAGCTCAACTGAATCAGTTTTTTCTAGAAATGGACCAAATTCAAATCTCCGCCAAGCTGGAGTATCATATGGTAATGATCAGCCATATTCAGTGCCTTTGCAATCTCTTAAGCAAGAAGCAAAAAATAGTCTTTCCGACTTACTTAAATTCTTAAAAGATTTAGAAGATCTATTAAGACAAGTAAAACTAGATCCATTAAATAATCCAAACTTAGAAGAAGCACACGCCTATGTTTGGGATGAAATTAATAAAGTTGATCATCCATATCCCAAAATAGAGATAGAAGGATATGCGGGTAGCCTGAAGTATCCTAGGCCACCTTTCATATGCTTTGACCAATATCTTTATGCGGAAGGAGTTCAAACAAGAGGTTATAGAAAATTTGTAAAAGAATATGATAACTTAATATCAAATACTACATTTGGTCACATCTACGATTTTAGAGAAATTATTAAGTACTTAGTAAACGAAACTAATTGCATCATAAGTTCATTAGGTGCAGATTTTGGAGATAACTATGAAGATGACTCACAACAGCAAGTCGCGTCGTACTACTTATACTGGCTCAAAATGGCAATCCACTATAAGGAACTCTTTGCCCAATCAATCAAATCATCCCCAACAGGTTTGCCAGAAACCGAAGTGGATAAAACAACTAAAAAGCAAGCCGCTCAATTTCAAGCATTTTTTTCTATCAAAGTAAACTCTTTAACGAACATGATAGACAGCCAGTTAGATACCCTTCATAAAGATTTGGTAACTAACTGCAATGTATTTTACAATAAGTATTTAAGTCCATCATTAAGGTTTAAAACAAAAGTTGTTTCCGATTTTGCTCTAGATATAAGAACTACAAATATGAAAACAGAACTACCTTCTTTGTCAGAAGAAGCAGCAATAGCACTATTAGCCGCAGAGGGTAACTTTAAGTCAGTTTTAACAGACCTATTAGAAAGAAGGAATAACACATCTGCAAAAATAGATTCCTTGTATCAATCTATAGTTCAAAGAAGAAAGTACACAAGCTTTATATCTCAGCTATCTATAAAAGCTGTAAATAGAGAAAGAATTGTTACTACCGAAACAGATTCAAATTATGCTTCTTTGCTTTCTGGTTTATTCGTAGATGAGTCTCAAATTAACTCACTAAAATCTAGTCACTCTTTATTAGATGACTTAAGCGAAGATAGTCATCCCCAGTATCTAATGAAGTCTGGCGGAGTAATAGTTGGAGATATAACAGTAGAAAATGCTGCAAAGATAGACGGAGTACAGATAGGTGAACATTCTCATTCTGGCTCAGATGGATCTAAAAGAATAAGATCTATAGACATAGATTATGAGTCGGTAAGAAATGAAATTAATTTACAGCAAATAAATTCAGCAGCAAAAGAAGTTGTTATCAAAATTGACTCTATCACACCTGATATACTAATAGGTGGAGTTCCAGTTGCAGATGTAAATATCAGCATCGATATACCAGATGAATTTAAGGACAAATACGATTTTGAAATATTATACATAGAGTTGTGACATGAGCTGGTTTAAATATTTAGACAATACAAGTAATTTAGCAAGTCCTCAACAAAAGGTTTATACTACTCCGCCCTTAAAAAGACGGAATAGCAATAGATCAATTAAAAGACTATATAACTACTAATGATTGGTTATTTGCAGACATTGGAAATAATGAACTAAATTATGTATATAATTCTAGTCTTCTTAAAGTTGAGCAAGATCATTCATATTTAGTCGTTTATGAAAATTCCAATGTTTCAACATTAGAAGCTTCAACTCCTGTGGTTACTAAAATTGTTGACGGTATAATGTATTTTAAGGCCGCAAAGAATCACGAAGCAAATACTCTTCCAGATGGAACCTATAGCGTCTATTATGGATCTGACTATATTAAATATATTCACGCAACTCCAGTCACATCAAATTCAGTAACATCTTATGAATACGTAGAATATCCAAATACTGTTATTAATTCACTTGAAGCAAGTCCAGGCTACAGTCCTTACTATAGCGCAACTCCACCGAGTATTGATTTGTACGACACTGAGATTAATAAAAACTCTATTGGATATTATAGATTGGCATACTTCAACGATGGAACGGATTGGATTAATAATCTGTCAACAAAAGTTGGATCTAAGATAGTCGGAACTTTTAGTGGACCAAACATTAAAATAACTGGTGCAGTTGGTCCAGGATATGGTAAGTGTAAAATTAGAATAACTACAAAGTATGAATCTTCAGCAGAAACTGAAAATATAGTTTTGGACTGGTATGAAATTGACTGTTATTCAACTGAAGAAAAAGAATCAATAATTTTTCAAAAAAATGATTTAGAATATCTTGACTACACTCTAGAAGTTGAAACTTTATCAGATAAAAATATTTTATCGGCTAACAATCAAATTTATATAAGTAAAATAAGTTTTTTAAGAAATTTTTATTTTTCTTTAGATGATCAAGAAATAAATCCAGATTTGAACTTTAAGTCAATAGGAGGTTTAAGATAATGGCTACAGTCAAAAAAACTATACAGAACTTAAAACCTGGAAAACAATATCTTTTAACAGTTAAACCAAAAGATGTAGAATTAAACGTTCTTTTAGATCCAGCTTCAGCTATTAGATTTACTGTTCCAACTGACGTTACTCAGCCGGCAGAACTTGGTGATTTAACAATAGTAGGAAACTACAAGTCAATAATGATTAGCTTTAATCCTTCTAATGAATCAGACTTAAGAGGGTATAACTATGAGGTTTATCTTCCTGAAGACATTGCTCAAAGCGGATCTACGTATGTAGTCATTAGTGGATCAACCCCGTATCTTTCTGGCTTTTCCGCATCGAACGTCATAGCTGTTGATGTTCCGCAAAACTCTGAAACAACAAATCAGGTAAATGCAAATACTGGAGTCACGACTGTAGTGACAACAGAAAAGCTTTACTTTGCCAGAGTTCAATCAATAGATACATCTAGCAATAAATCTGCATGGACACCAATTGTGGCATCAACTGCTACAACACTTATAGATTCTGCGCACATTATAGATCTTACTGCATCTAAGATTACAGCTGGAACAATCGGCGCACATACTATTACAATGGCTGGCGCAACTTCAATTATTAAATCTTCTACCTTTAATGGAGTTGATGTTGGGGGCGGAAGCTATGCAAATGCTACAACAGGTTGGTTAATCAACGGTAGCGGTAGAGCATATTTCTACGATGCAACAATAGCAGGAAGTATTGACATTGGTGGATTTGACTCTGGATCTTTTCACGTTGATAGTGATGGAAATCTTTGGTTGGGTTCTGGAACCTTAGTTGGTGCTCCGTTCAAGGTTCTAAAAGAAGGTGATGTTACAGCCAATACAATAACCACTAAAAATTTAACGTTAACTGGTAATACAGTGATAGCAAGTAATTCTAATTCAAAAATTTTTCTTGGAACAGGCGTTTACAATAATACTAATACTCCATTTTATGTTGATGATGACAGCCAATTTTCCTTAGGAAATAAATTAACTTGGGATGGTAGCAATCTCACAGTAAGTGGAAACATTAATATCACAGGAGGTAATACTCTTACGCTTATTAACGAAGCACAGTCAGATGCAGATGCAGCATATTCTGCGGCTCTTTCTGCGAGTGCTCTTGTACTTACTGCTCAGAATAGAGCAGACAGTGCTTATTCTTTAGCTGAAACAAAAATAACAGCTGGAGAAATACAAGTTTCGATAGATAATGGCACTACGATAATTAGCGGAGATAGAATTACAACAGGTACAATAAACGCCAATTTAATTAATGCTGGAACACTTAGTGGAGACAGAATATCTGGTGGAACAATTACTGGATCATTAATCACAACAGGTGGCTTTAGCGTTGATGCACCCGGATCAATAACAGCTAGAAACATGACAGCTGCGCTTACATATAGATCCCTTGGAGTCTTCCCAACTGGCGGATCAGGAGTCGGCCCATTGTATGCACAAACATCTGGTGGAGATGAAAGAATAATAAGATTTACTTCATTAAGGGAATTGAAAGAAAATATTACAGATATGCCAGAAGGCCTACCTATAATTAATACATTGAGACCAAGAACATTTAACTGGAAACAAGGCGAAATAGACCCACATACTGAAGAGTCTTGGACCCCAGAAGCTAGAGCAATACATCAATTAGCTCCTAAAAGTTATGGTTTTATAGCTGAAGAAGTTTATGAAGCACAACCAAATCTAGTCTGGCTTGGTCCATCAGACGTAACTAAGTCGTGGGATGAAGAAGGTGGATTGTTTGACATAAACTCTTGGAAACCAACAATGTGGAAAGAAGTTGAAATAGTTCCTATCTTAGTTAAAGCTGTTCAAGAATTGTCAGCTAAAATAGAAGAACTTGAGTCTAGACTTAGTCAATGATATAATAGTAAAATGTCTAGAATAAGCAAGCAAGAACAACAGGAAACTGGTATAATGGAAACTTCTCAATCAGATATTAATGATTCTAATTTAGATGTTAATTTAGTTATAGCTGTTTTTCAAGAAAAACTTAGCAGCTTAATGACTGATTTAGTTATAAAAGAAGCAACAATTAAACAACAATCAATTATTATTCAAAGATTAAAAGGACAAATGTAAAATGAGTGATACACCAGAAGTAGAAGTAAAAACAGAATTTGTAGTTGAAATTAAGATCAGTGACAAGAACCTATCTTACAAGAGCGACTTTACAGAGGCTGAAACAGTTTTTTGGCTTGAGGCTGTAAAAGATCTTATTATCAAGAAGACCTTTGAAGCCGCAGGAATATTAGAAAAACAATAAATTACAGCCTAGACAAATTGAGTCTACTATTAGATATAGGCTTAAATAAGGACGTACCATGGCAATTAGGGATTACCTACCATTTCAAACAGTAGACAAAGATCTTACTTTTTCTGACAAGGCTTTAGCGCCAGAACAAGTAAAGGGTCTGTCTAAGGCTATGAAAATAGCATCGCTTGCTCTTGGTTTTCAGGGTACCAATTATTACTTCAATAATAGAGCTACCTTTGAAAGACCTGCATATGACTTTGAAAGGTTAATGCAAGCTGTTGATACGGACTCTTATGTTAAGCAAGCTATGTCTAAATATAAAGATCTTTTCTGGAAAGAGGGTTGGGAAATAGTTTCTGAAAACCCAGAAGCTATTTCTTATCTTCACCAAAGAATAGATTTCATGGAAATAGCAATGAAGAGACCATTTGTTGATTTCTTAATTGAAGTCTCAGATCAACTCTTTAAATTTTCTAATGCTTTCATTGTTAAAGCAAGAGGTGATTTAAGCGAATATTTTCCAGACAAATTAGCACCTATGACTGGAGATCTTCCAGTAATAGGTTATTACTTAATCCCTACTGAACAGGTAAGAATATTTAGAGATAAGCACAACAGACCTAAGTCATATAGACAAGAGACAGATCCTCTTACTTATATGCCACTTGAGGGAAATCCTGTTTGGACTGCAGAAAAAGTAATTCATCTTCACTTTGATAGAAAAACTGGTAGAGCATTTGGTACTCCGTTTTTGATCAACGTATTAGACGACGTTATTGCACTTCGTCAAATTGAAGAAGACATTCAGAATCTTGTTCACAGAGAATTATTTCCACTCTATAAATATAAGATTGGAACCGCAGAACAACCAGCTGAGCCAGAAGAGATTGAACAAGCAGCTATAGAAATAGAAAACTTAAGAGCTGAAGGTGGATTGATTCTTCCGTTTAGACACGATGTTGAAGTCATTGGATCACAAGGATCTGCTCTTGACGCAAGTCAATACCTAAATCACTTTAAAGAACGTGTTGCAATTGGATTAGGCGTTGCGCCGCATCACCTTGGAATGTCGATGAATGGTGGTAACAGATCTGTTACCGAAAGATTAGATGTTGCATTATATGACAGAATTAAGCAGATGCAGAAGCTGTTTTCGGAGATGGTAAGACTAAATATATTTAATGAATTATTGTTTGAAGGTGGTTTTGATCCAATCTCAAATCCAATGGAAGCTGGAGACTCGGATAGATGTTACTTTAAGTTCAAGGAAATAGATGTTGATACACAAGTTAAAAAAGAAAATCACGTCATTCAAAAATATGTGTCTAATCTAATTACATTAGATGAAGCTCGCATAGAATTAGGATATGATTCCGATATTGACATGAACAAGACACACGCATCAATACAAAGTGATATTCAAGTCGATGCAACTAAAGCAACTGCCCAAGCCCAAGCTAAAGCACAAGGGACGGGTAAAGCACCTGAACCAAAAACATCTGATGGTCAAAAATCCGCCGGTCCAGGGCAGAAAAATACGCCAAATAATAGAAGAGGCGTTGGTAACGCTATGAGACCAATGAATCAAAATGGAAGAAAAACTTCTCCGGATATTAAAAGATATGATAATAATTTTCTATCAGTAATTGAATCTTTGTTGGATAGCGAGTATACTGTTATAGAGTCAGACGTTGAAAAGGATAACAATGATGTTTAATGTAAATGATACAATTACAAGTAGTGACAACACAGAAGCAGATGCGCTTCTAGTATTTAGAAAAGCAGTTAGCAATGGTCAAACGAGACTAGCTCTTGAAGCTTTAGTGGACGTTATTGATTCTATAGTTGAGTTTCTTACTTCAGAACCTGAAGAAGAGACCGCAGAACAAATTGCACCAGCTGCACCAGCAGTAAAGGTTAATGCTGTTGAAATTAAAGAAGAGAAGATTGAGCCAACAACCGTAGAAGCTAGCACACCTGCTAAGAAGAGTGTGAAAGAAACAACAAAATCTATTTCAGAGTAGTTTATGATTGAACTAGTGATTGGTTGTCCAATCTATGAAAGAGATTGGATATTTCCTTATTGGATTTCTTGTATAGAAAATCAGAATATTGATTTTTCAAAAACCGCTTTTATATTTGAAGCATCTCCAGATGATGAAAAAACCATAGAGATGTTAGTTAAATATAGAAATGCAAGACCAGATATACCAGAGTTTATTTTAGATATAAAACAAGACATTCCTCATTTTTCTCATGAAGAAGGAACAAGAACTTGGAGTATATCTAAATATCAAAATATGGTTAATCTAAGAAATTCTCTTTTATCAAAAGTTAGAGATATTAATCCAAATTATTTTTTTAGCTTGGATTCTGACATACTATTAACTAATGAAAATACTATTCAATTACTAGTTGCACACGTAAACTCTGGCGCAGATGCAGTGAGTCCATTAATGTTTATGACTCCAACAAATACAATGTATCCAAGTGTAATGAATTGGATAAAGGAGCCTGGTGGTCAAGCTTATCGTAAAGAACAATATCCACTTGGTGAGTATTTCCAGTCAGATGTTATTATGGCAGCAAAAATGATGTCAAGAGATGTATACAAGAATGTTGACTATTCGCTTCATACACAAGGTGAAGATTTAGGTTGGTCTGGAAACGCAGCAAAAATGGGCTATAAGCTCTACTCGGCATCTTATCTCTATGCTCCACACATAATGCATAAGCGAATGATGCAAGATTTTCTCTCAAATGGAGATTCTAGGGGTAATTTTTTTGCAACAGCATAAAAGTATGATATCTTTATATAAGATTGTTTAATCTTATAAAAGCTAATTACTATTACTACTACATTAAAATAAACGGAGCGCTAAAATGGCATTTGATTTTGTTGAAAGTTTTACACTTCAACTTCCTGACCTATCGGGATTGGAAAATGATTTTTCCGAATCATTCAGCAAAAACCACGGTCTTATTATAGAAGTGGCTGCCATACATGAGCGGACTAACCGCTAACTATAATAATTACTCAGCAGCAGAATTAGAAAAGGCTCTCCAATCATGGGTCGAGCCATACCCTAAGCCTATTATTTTAAATCACGATTTAAACTCTGAGCCAATTGGCAGAATCATTGCTGCTAAGATGGACAAAGAACAAGACGGTGCACCATACGTAAGATTGCAGGTAGCAATCACAGATCCATTGGCTGCTCAGAAGATCTCAGATAAGAGATACTTGACTGGATCAGTTGGCGGAAGAGCCGGCAAAGCAGTTTGTTCAATTTCGGGTGAAGACCTAGCTGCTGAATCAGCAGACGGTAGACCAAAGACAGCTAAATTTAAGCGTGGTCAAGTTTATAAGGGTAAACTTGCTTTCGTTGATATGCAAGACATTTCCTTTAAAGAATACTCATTTGTTAACCAACCAGCGGATCAAAGGTCTAGTGTAAGAGCTTCTAAAGCTATTGATGGATCAACTGTTGTTACTGATTCAGAAAATTGGACAGCAAAAAGCACAGCCTTTATCTTACATATGGATAAAGAAGATATAACCACTGTGGAAGAAAATGAGTCTATTTTAAAGGGTATGAAGAAAAAAGAGTCTAGACCACTTTATCTTCATGTTAAAGGAGCTTTTCTTACGGCTTTGGCCTTTCAAGAAAGTGAAACTGCAAAGGCTGATAATACTGCGTTACTATCAGAAAAGAATATAATTGACGAGGAGAATGTTGAAATGGACGAAATCGTTAAAGGTGATGATGTTTTGGCTACTGTCGAAAATCTAAGCCAAGATCTGTCAGCAATTGCTACAGTACCATGCGGTACAGCACCAAAAGAAGAATCAGAAGAAATTTCTTCACAAGAAGAAGCTTCTGTAAATGTAGAATCAAAAAATGTAGATCTTATATCTGTGCTATCAGATGCTCTTCAGGAAGCAAAAGAAGCTGGTGAACAATCTATAGTGGATGTTCTTACTTCGAAGATTGAAAAGCTAAAGAAAGCAAAAGAAGATGAATCATTAGTTGAGGCGCCAGCTGCAGAAAATGCAGAGCAGTCTCCTAGTGAGCAAAAAGAATCTGAAGGAGAAAAAGTGGAAACAGAAGAACAAGGCAAAGAAGAAGTAGTTAATTCTGAAAACGCCGAGTCCTCCCCAGAAAACGAAACACAAGAAGAGTCAAACTCAGAGCTCACAGGCAGTACTCATGCTGATGAGCAAAATGACAATGACGATAAACTTCAAGTGCTTCAACAAGAAAATGCAAAGCTTAGAGAGGCGCTACATCGCACTTTAGCTGAAAGAGTAGTTGATACTAAAATTTCATTAGGAGTAGAACCAATTGAAGAAAGAGAAAACTTGATCCAAGATCATGCAACTCGTTCGGCAGGTTCTTTGGCTGATTCCCTTAGGGATTTGGCTAAGCTCCCAGTAGCTAAGAAGAATATTCAAAAGCTAAATGTGGAATCCGTAATAGATGGTTGCATTGTTTCTGAAAAAGAAAACAATGTCATTGTTGAAGACGAAGAAATGTCAACTGCACCAGAAGAAAAAGTGAATACAGTTGAAGAACTGTTTGTTGATACTCTCATGGGCCGTCGCAAACTTTAAAACAAATATATACAAATAAGGAGATATTAAAATGTCATTAGCAAAATTTCGTAAAGTAGGTACCAAAACGGGTGCTGGTCGTTTCGTTGTTTCGGAAGGTATTGCACCATCCGCATACATCTTGCCATCAGTCGCCCTTCCAACTTGGTACGCAGATTCAGAAGATGATCGTTTTGAAATCGTTATTCCAAAGGGAACAATCCTTTCGGTAGTAACAGATGCAAATGGTGATTCACGTTTTGTTCCAGCTAACGGTAGCGGATCTTCAATAACGTGGGGAGACACAATCTCAGGTTGGAACCCGCTTGCAGGAGCAACACCAGTTGCTAGTGCAGCAGGAGACACACAGGTAGTAGCTGCACGCACAGTGCCAGTTGGCTGTGCACAGTACGATCTCTACAGACCGTTTGATAAGGGCACATCGCAAGGTGCAGGCTTTATCGTTAGAGGTTATGTTGAGTACCCAATGGTAACAAACGTCAACGCTGATTTAGCAGCAGGTGACTTGGTTGCGGCAGACTTCATGGGCCGTCCAAGATTGCTTTCTGGATCGGATGCTGGCACATACCCATGGTTGCAAGTTGGTAAGGTAATTGAAGTTGAGAAGTTTGCTACAAACTTTGATGACGGATTGCTTTCCTACATGCAGCTTCCATCGGATCCAGGTGCGCTCAAGACAGTTTATGAGCTCACAAGATCAGGCTCGTTCTCCGGTAAACTCGGTATCCGTGCAAACCTAGATGTTACGAATGTTATTGGTGCTTTCCGCGTCAATTTAACACTCTAATAAAAAAAAAGAAAATAAAAAAAGAAATAATTAAACAGGAGGAAATATCCTAGATGAGTAAGACAATCCAAGAACTCCTCTCGGGTCTCCCAGCTTGGGAAGCCGCATTTGCTGAAGATGGCTACATCGACACAGATAACAGAGTTACAATCAAGGAAGCATTCGGTTCGTCAGACGCAGCCGCTTTGTTTCCTAAGGTAATTTCTCGTACTCTGCGCGAAGCAGCCGAACCACAGCTTTTGGTAACCCCGCTTCTTTCTACAGTACGCCTTGGTAAGGGTCGTTCTTTGGAATTTCCAGCGGTAAACGCAATTCAAGCTGCTGAGATCCCAGAAGGACAAGAATACCCAGAACAAGCTCTCGCATTTGCTAAGCAAATCGAGGGTAAGGTGTCGAAGAAGGGCGTTAAGCTGGCTTTCACAGAGGAAGTTATTGCTGATTCTCTTTGGGACATCGTAGGCCTCCATGTACGCGCCGCAGGCCGTGCAATGGCACGTTTGAAAGAGCAAATTGCTCTTAGTCGTTTTAAGGATGCAGCTACAATTGTATTCGACAACGACAGTGGCAGCTATGACGATACAACAGGTCGTGGGATTGATGGTGCTTACAACAGCACTATTACCTGGGACGATGTTGTCGACATGGCAGCTGTTCTAATGGCCGAAAATCATATACCAACAGACTTCATTCTTCACCCACTGATGTGGTCGGTCTTCCTCAAGGACTCGATCTTCCACATGGGCGGCGCTGCATCAGCTGTTAATACCAGCTGGGGCTACCGTCCACAGTCGAAGGATGGCGTTGCCAACGCAACAGCCCCTATGGGTTTGAACGTGTTAGTGTCACCATTTGTTAGCTTCACAGCTAAGAGCGGTGCAACATTAGCTAAGTCAGACTTGTTCCTCATTGATCGCAATGAGGTCGGCAGTCTTCTTGTTAAGGATGACATGAGCACAGATCAGTTCGATGATCCGTCACGTGACATTCGTTCGATGAAGATGAAAGAGCGTTACGACATCGTAATGCTTGGTGACGGTGAAGGTATCACAGTGGCTAAGAACGTTAGACTTGCTCGTAACTACGAGGTACAAGTTACTAACGAGATGGCATAATAAAAACCTTAGGATTGTTATAGTTACGATACAATCTTAGAAAGTAGGGGGCAGCGAAAGCTGCCCCTTATTTTTTTGCACCAACCCTGTTACTAGTTAAGTATAAGTCTTTTCCTGAGGAGATAAATCGTGCCATTAAATCTAATAGATTATGCCTCAGTGGGTGTCGATAAGGTAAAAATTAAATTTGGTAGAACAGTAAAAATTAGTTCTATAACAGATAATAAGTTTATTGTTCAAACATCAGCTGCAACACCGACTATTGTATCTAGTCCATTTAAAACAATAAACTCATTAGCTGACTATAATACAATATCTAGAACTCTTACTCTTTACTGGGATAAAGTCCTTGTTTCTGGTCAGGAATACTATCTAAGAGTAGTAGGTATATTAGACGCTGCAAATGAAGTCGTAGCAGAAGAGTATATAAAATTTACAAAGCAAGATGCGGCTACTCCTTCTGGTTTTTCAACTTCCGTTGTTCCGGTGATAGAAGAAATTTTAGTAGAAGATAATTCAATTTTAACCGAAGCCTATAGTAGCTATCAAATTATAGCTAAAAATCCAGAATTCTATATTGATTCTATTGAGCCAAAAAACGGATCTTTTTATTTACCAAATGATAATAACAATGGAAGAGTCACCATTACTTTTAATGCTCGTCCAGCTTCTAACTTCTTATCCACTAAGTATTTTAAAGCTCAAAGAAAAAAGATTCAGAAGTCACCGTCTCGTTGGGAAAACGTTGAGACAGTTACGCAAATGCACTCTTGGAAGCCTGAGATATATATAGACTTTCCATCCTTAATAGATGCAACACCATCATATTATACTGAGAATAAAGATTATTTTGAAAAAGGTTATAAGTATAGAATAACAGTTTCTAAAGATGTGGGTATATAAGATGGCTAATTTTGTATATAAAAAAGCAAAAGAATCCATGTTAAGTGGTGAAATAAATTTGTCAACAAATAGTCTCAAAGTTGCATTTATAGATACTTCTTTGTATACACCAAATCAAAATACTGATGAATTTTTATCAATTATACCCACTGCAGCAAAGAAATATAGAAGTGCAGCTTTAGGTAATGTATCTAATGATTTAGGAGTCTTAGACGCAGATGACCTAACGATTGTTCATGATGGAGTAGCATTTAATGCAATTGTCTTTTATCAATTCGGTACAGCAGATTCCGATTCAAGGTTAATAGCTTTTATAGATGATTCTGAAGGGCTACCTTTTGCCGGCACTGCGGAATCTTCGTCGATTACACTGCAATGGAATAATAGTTCAACAAAAATTATTAGCTTATAGGAAGATATATGGCAACAAATTATCCAAATCAATTAGATGTTTTAATAAATCCAACAGCAACTGACAAACTCAATTCAAACACAGTACCGCATCATCAACAGCATGCAAACTTAAACGATGCTGTAGAGGCAGTACAAACCGTATTGGGGCTTGCCCCAGCTGGTTCTTATCTTACGGTTAAAGATAGAATAATAGCAGTAGAGTCAAACATTAGTAGTATAAATGGATTAGGTGATGTTACTATAAGCAATGTCGGGACTAAAGATGTTTTAATTTACGATGGATCTCAATGGGTAAATAAGTCCGTTGAATCATTATCAAACAATAGCGCAGAGCTTAATATTAATGGAGGAAATTTCTAAATGGCTAATATTTTGAGAATCAAAAGAAGGGCTGGTGGAGGCGTTGCAGGCGCACCTAGTTCGCTCAAAAATGCTGAGCTAGCGTTTAACGAAGTTGATAATATTCTTTATTATGGCTATGGAGACGATGGTACAGGCACAGCAAATACAGTACCAGCAATTGCTGGAATAGGCGCATTTGTATCATTAAGTTCTGATCAAACAATTACTGGAAATAAAACATTTAATGGTACAATAATTGTTCCAACACCAAGTGCAAACACTCACGCATCAACAAAGCTCTATGTTGACCAGCAGATATCCAATGTTAATAATACTATTTCAAACGTTGCCACATCATTTACAGTTGCGGGTGATTCTGGATCTAATCAAACAATTAGTTCAGGTACTGATACTTTAACCATTTCTGGTGGCACGGGACTATCCTCTGTTGCAAGTGCAACTGACACAATTACTTTAAATCTTGACAACACTACCGTAACTGGTGGTTCTTACGGTGGTGCAGGAACGGTTGCTACGTTTACTGTAGATGCTCAAGGTCGTTTAACAGCAGCTGGAAATACGGCAATTTCTTTAACTTCCTCAAACCTTGATAACACCGCAGTAACTGCTGGCTCTTATGGAGCTGCAAACTCGGTTGCTACATTTACGGTTGATGCAAAGGGTCGTTTAACGGCTGCTGGAAACTCAGCAATTTCAATCACCGCTTCACAAATTAGTGACAAGGGCTCAAATCTGGTAACTGGTTTGACCGGTACTAATAACGAGATCACGGTTTCAAACTCTGGAGTTGGAGCTGTAACATTAGGTCTCCCAGCTAATGTTACGATTAGTAATAATCTAACTGTTACTGGAGATTTGATTGTTAATGGCAATACAACAACTCTTAACACAGCAACGCTTGTTGTAGAAGATAAAAATATTGTTCTTGCAAATTCCGCATCACCAACAGATATAACTGCTGACGGTGCTGGTATTACAATTCTAGGTGCAACAGATAAGACGTTCACCTGGGTTGATGCAACAGATGCATGGACTTCATCAGAAAATATGAATTTAGTTTCTGGTAAAGTTTATGAGATTAATGGAACATCTGTATTAAGCAATACAACACTTGGTTCTAGCGTAGTCACCTCAAGCTTAACAGCAGTAGGAACAATTGCAACAGGTACCTGGCAGGGAACAGCTGTCGGCATTGCCTATGGTGGTACTGGTTCAACAACTGCTGATGGCGCAAGAACTGCATTAGGTCTTGCAATTGGATCAAACGTACAAGCTTATAGTTCAATATTGGCAAACGTTGCTGCTGGAACTTATTCTGGTGATGATGACATTGTAACAGTTGGAACAATCACCGCTGGAACATGGAGTGGTACAGCAATTGCTGCCACTAAGGGTGGTACTGGATTTACAACTTATACAACTGGAGATTTGGTTTACGCTAGCGCAGCAAACACATTGTCTAAATTGTCAATAGGTTCTAGTGGACAAGTTCTACAAGTTATAGCTGGAGTTCCAACATGGAGTGACACAATAGACGGTGGAACTTTCTAAATAAAGGAAAGGTTTTATAGTGGCTAATCCAAGTATTACCGGCAATCAAATAGCCATTGATCCTATTTCTGGAGTATTCTTCTTCAAAAATAGCAATGGTTCATTAGTTAGTTCATCTTTGAATTTACTTCAAACTTCGAATACTCAAATAACAACAGAGGATAGTGTTCAAGTTTCTGGAAATTTAGTAGTTTCTGGAAATCTTACCGTTAATGGCACTATCGTCACAGTAAACACAGAATCAATTGTTATTGAAGATAAAAATATTGAACTTGCTAACGTATCATCACCATCTAACGTGACAGCAGATGGTGGTGGAATAACATTAAAGGGAACTACAGATAAAACTTTTAACTGGAGCAATAGCACCGGATCTTGGACTTCTTCCGAAAATATAGACTTTGCATCTGGAAAAGTGATTAAGATTAATGGAACAGAAGTATTATCAGCAAATGCATATACTGGTTCAGCAGCAAAATGGACTAATGCTAGATTAATTACTCTAGGTGGCGACCTATCTGGAAATGTCTCGATAGATGGCTCTGCTAACGTAACTCTTACTGCAACTATAGTTGCTAATTCTGTAGCTTTAGGTACTGACACAACTGGTAATTATGTTGCTTCTCTAGTTGCCGGAACAGGAATTTCTTTAGCTAATAACTCTGGAGAAACTACTACTCCAACAATAACACTTAATGCAACAATAGATGATTTAACAGATGTTACTTTAACCACTCCAGCCAATGGTGACTTCTTTAGATACAATGGATCTGTTTGGATTAATGATGCCATTAATTTATCTACAGATACAATAGGTGATTATGTAGATCATCTCAGTGCGGGCACTGGTATAACGATTACTAACAATTCTGGTGAAGCTTCAGTTCCAACTATCTCAATTCCTCAATCAGTTGCCACCAATGCAAACGTTGCCTTCAATCAGGTAACAGCTGCTTTAGTGGGTGCAGTCACAGGTAATGTAACTGGAAATATAACTGGAAATGTTACTGGAAATTTAACTGGAAATGTTACTGGTGATTTAACTGGAAATAGCAATGGAGTTCACACTGGTAATGTAACCGGTACAGCAAGCAATGCATTAGTTTGGACCAATCAAAGAAAAATTACTTTAGATGGTGACGTAACTGGTAACGTATTTATAGACGGAAGCGCTAACGTAACAATAACAACAACAATTGCTTCTAACTCCGTAGAGCTTGGTGCCGATACGACAGGTCAATATGTAGCAAACTTAGTTTCGGGCACTGGTATAACAATAACTGATAATTCCGGTGAAGGAATGACACCAGTTATTAAAATAGCAGATTCTTATACTACAAACATGGTTTCTAATATAGCAAACTCCGCAGCAAGCGTAAGCACATATGCTGACGGTGTTGGAAACACTGCCTATTCAAATGCAGTAACTTACGTCAACAATAGAACATTGAATGACTTTACGGAAGTAGTTATTACTACTCCAACTTCAGATAACCTATTAATGTATAACGGTTCTGCTTGGATTAATCAAGCTGTTAATATAAATAGATTATCAGATGTTAATGTTAACCCTAGCACTCTTGGGGCTTATCAAGTGCTTAAATACGATAGCAACACTTCACAGTGGGTTAATGGCACAGTTGATTGGGAGCTTCCTGTTGGTCTAGCTTATAACACCACTTTGGGAGATGGCACAAACAGTACATTTACCAAAACTCACGGACTAGGCACCCGAGATATTTACGTAACATGCAGGACTACAAATGCACCGTATGAAGTTGTAGAGGTAAGGTGGGCAGCAACAGATCTCAATAATGTTACATTTACATTTTCTACAGCACCATCGAGTGATTCAATTTCAGTAACAATATTTTCTAACGTCTCTAGTGCTATGCTAAATGCTCCATCTTTAGGCAGCTTAGATGACTTTGTTATCGCTGGTGCTGGAATTACTGCAGGGCAATACATTGTGTGGAATGGTAGTAAGTGGTACAACAAAACATTACTACTTGATGATGCATCTGATGTACAAATTAACACCTTAACCACTGGTGATATCTTAAGATATGATGGAACCTTTTGGGTAAACGACCCAATTAATCTTGGTACAGATACAGTTGGTGGATATATTACATCGCTTGTAGCTGGAACTGGCATTACGCTAATTAATAATACAGGCGAAGGTGCAACGCCAACTATAACGGTTGACACTTCAACTATTCAAGCACGTGTTGCTAATGTTACCGATACGGAAATTGGATACTTAGACGGTGTAACTTCTGCAATCCAAACACAGATCAATAACAAACTTGATTCTTCAACAGCTGGAAGTACTTATGCGCCTTTGGCTAGTCCAACCTTTACAGGAAATGTTTCTGGTATAACCAAGACAATGATTGGTCTAGGTTCTGTCGACAACACAGCTGATACAGCTAAACCAGTTTCCACGACACAACAAACTGCTCTTGATCTAAAGGCAAACTTGGCGTCACCAACGTTTACGGGAACGGTAACTATCCCAGCAGGCGCTTCAATTTCTGGTTTTGCAACACTTGCTGATCCTACGTTCACAGGAAATGTTTCTGGTATTACAAAAACAATGGTTGGTCTAGGTAACGTTGATAATACAACAGATCTTGGAAAACCAATATCAAATGCTGTTCAAACAGCACTTGACTTAAAAGCTCCTCTTGCAAATGCTACATTTACAGGCACAATAACCCTTCCTTCGAATACGGTTACATCTTCGATGATTATGGATGGAACTATTGCCAATGTTGATATCAGCGCATCGGCTGCAATTGATTATTCTAAATTATCATTAAGTAACTCGATTGCTACTACCGACTTAGTATCTGGTGCAGCTAGGGCAGGATTCAATTCAACATTAAGAACAGTTACCTCAAGTAATACTCTTGTAATTTCAGACCTTGCTAAATTAATAGTAGTAAATAGCTCTTCTACTGCTAATATTACGGTGCCTGCAGATGATACAGTTAATTTTAATGTTGGTGATAGAATAGATTTTGTTACAATTAATACTGGTTTAGTAACATTTATTGCTGGAGGTGGAGTTACCGTAAACGGAACTCCTGGTCTTAATTTGCGTACACAATACTCTGGTGCTACACTAGTTAAACTAGCCACTAATACCTGGGTGGCAATGGGTGATCTAAAGGCCTAATTATGACAGTTCCAATAGGCAGTTCGGGCCGGTTCAAGAAAAGCAACCAAACCCTTAATTGCACAAAAGGCAACAAAGTCTACTGCTAACGCTGCAATCATTGCCGCTGGTTTTGTTGTTGGCACTGTAAGTAATACGGCAACACAAGATAATACTTTAAATGATGTTGTACACACTGCGTTAACCGATAGTAGTGTGGCACTATTAGGTAGTTCTATAAACTATACCGTAGGAGCCTTTTCTCCTCCAACATTCTTTGGTCCTCCAAGCTTCTTTGGTCCTCCAACATTCTTTGGTCCTCCAGGATTCTTTGGTCCTCCAGGATTCTTTGTTCCACCGCCATGCACAAGTTGTACTGGGTCTTTGAGTAGTACGGAAACTATAAATTCATATTGTGAAAGCGGTTGTAGAAAGATAGTTACAAGATATTATTGGAATGCTCCACTTTGTCAACCAAGCGGATGTTCGCCGTGTCCTTGTCCGGCATATAACGATGTTGTTTCTGAAATGTGTTGCGCGTGTTTCGGATGTTATTAAACAAGTTACAGTATTTTTTTATGGTATAATATATAACCAAAGACTTTAATAGGAGAAATAAATGCTACAAAATTCAGAAGATAAAGCAATCTTTGCAGTTGTTGTTGATGGCGAAGTGGCCTTTAATTGGGCTATCCCAAAAGAAATTGAATTAATGTACGCCGCACTTAGATCTAATCCAACAATAGTAGAAATCCCAGAAGAATTAATGACATCAGTAAATCAAGGTTGGACGTACGATCAAGATGGATTTCACCCTCCAGCCTAAATATGAACGCATGGCAGGAATATAAGAAAAAATTAGGTACAACACGTCCTTGGGATGTGTTTAATCCAAGCATAGAACATACTTCCGAAGAAGCAGCATCAAGCAGATATAGTACTTGTCTTGAATGCGATAGGCTGATAAAAGCTACAAAGCAATGCAAAGAATGCGGATGCGTTATGCCACTGAAAGTAAAGCTAAAAGCAGCAGTTTGCCCCTTAGGTAAATGGTAATATTTAATTTTCATAATACGTAATTATATGTTATTCTAGATTAGTAAATTCTGGCATTAAAACAACCAGTACCTACATTACTATATAATAAGTTTTAATCTCAATAAAGGAAGAGGTGCCTCGTGGCTTATAGTGGATCCCAGTTTGCGGTAAATAATACTCTTTTACTAAAAAGATCAGATGAGGCAGCAAATGCGCCAACCTCATTAGCTGAGGGTGAATTAGCAATCAACGTTGTTGATGGTAAGTTGTTTTATAAGAATAAAACAGCTAATGCTATAATACGGAATTAATTTAATATCCAATGTTGTTGGCACCGCAAATCAAGTTTCAGTAACTGCTAATGCTACTTCTGGAGTTTATACCCTAAGTCTTCCATCTACTATTCAGACTAGTCAAGCTAATGTTTCAACTCTATTTGTTGACGGAATTGAAATTGATACAACTGGAGCTACAACCAATCAAGTTCTAAAATTTAACGGAACTAAGTTTGCACCAGATGCTGATACTGGTTTAGCTGGAACGGTTCACACTTCAACCATTGGAGATGGTACAACTTCTACATTTACGATTACTCACTCCTTGGGAACAAGAGATGTTGTAGTTGTTGCGCGCAATGCAGCAAGCCCATATGAAGTCATTGATGTTCGTTGGGAAGCCACAACAACTGGAACTGTTACTCTAGATTTCTCAACTGCACCTTCTTCAAGCTCGGTTAGAGTTGGTGTTTATGCAGCTGTTGCTGGCTCTACTATCTCAATAGCTTCAATTGATGATCTAGGTGATGTTACCCTTTCTTCAGCCGCCAATGGAGACTTCCTTCGTTATAACGGTTCAGTTTGGATTAACGACGCAGTAAATCTTTCAACTGATACTATTGGAGATTATGTTTCTAGTTTAGTAGCTGGAACTGCAATCACTCTTTCTAATAATACTGGTGAAGGCTCTACTCCAACAATAGCAGTAACAGCAAATACTTTTGATGCCTTTGGTGCAGCCTCATCTGCTCAAAGCGCAGCACAAACTTTTGCTACAAACTTAGTCGCAAACGTAGCCACTTCATTTGAAGTTGCTGGCGATTCTGGAACAAGCAAGACAATCACTTCTGGTTCAGATACTCTCAGCATTTTGGGTGGTACGGGTTTAACATCTGTAACATCCAATACTGATACTGTCACGATTAATCTTGATAACACAGCTGTTACTGCTGGTTCCTATGGAAACGCAAGCACTGCAGCCAGCATCACTGTTGACGCACAAGGTCGTTTGACTTCAGCTTCGCAAAATGCAATTAGCATTCTTGCCAGTCAAGTTTCAGACTTTGCCGCCAATACAAGAGCACAGATAAGCGTTTCTGGAGATCTTGCTTACAACTCAAGCACTGGTGTAATTAGTTTCACAAATGACGCTGGAGATATCGAATCGGTTACAGCTGGCACTGGACTTACTGGTGGTGGCACCTCTGGTGCAGTTACCCTCGACTTGGCTAACACGGCTGTCACTGCTGGCAACTACGGTTCTGCGGGTACTGTTGGAACCTTTACGGTTGATGCACAAGGTCGCCTAACTGCTGCTGCTAACTCAACAATTTCAATTACCGCTTCGCAGATCAGCGACAAGGGTACAAACCTTGTTACTGGTTTAACTGGTACTGCAAATGAAATTGCGGTTTCTAATTCTGGCGTTGGTGCGGTAACATTAAGCCTTCCAGCCAACGTAACTATTTCAAATAACTTAGTTGTTACTGGAGACTTGACAGTTAGTGGTAACACAACAACTGTTAACACAGAACAGTTGAACGTTGAAGATAATATTATTACATTAAATTCTGGCGTTACAGGTGCCCCAACATTAAACAGTGGCATAGAAGTCAATAGAGGAACATCAACAGATGTTTCAATTCTTTGGAATGAAACTACCGATAAATGGACATTCACAAATGATGGAACAAACTACGTTAACATTGCTAGCAATTCAGACATTGCAAACGTAGCAACAGCTTTTACGGTAGCTGGTGATAGTGGATCAAGCCAAACAATAACTTCGGGTACCGATACTTTAACAATTTCGGGTGGCACTGGTTTGACATCTGTAGCTGGCGCAACAGATACAATCACTTTAAATCTTGATAACACTGCTGTAACAGCAGGATCATACGGAAACGCAAGCACCGTACCTAATTATACGGTCGATGCACAGGGTCGTTTGACCGCAGCTGCAAATACTTCAATTAGCATTCTTGCAAGCCAAGTTTCGGACTTTTCCGCAAACACAAGAGCGCAAATAAGTGTTTCAGGCGACCTAGCTTATAACTCAAGTACTGGTGTGATCAGCTTCACAAATGATGCAGGTGACATTGAGTCGGTTACTGCAGGAACAGGATTGACTGGTGGTGGCACCTCTGGTGCAGTTACCGTTAGCCTGGCCTCAACAGCTGTAACAGCTGGTAGTTATGGTAGCTCGTCTTCCGTAGGAACATTCACCGTAGACGCTCAGGGACGCCTCACAGCAGCTTCTAACTCGTCTATCTCGATTACTGCCAGCCAGGTCTCAGACTTCACTGAGGCAGCTCAGGACGCTGTAGAAGGCGCGATAACGGCAGGTACGGGTGTAACCAAGGCCTATAACGACAGTGCTAATACAATCAGCCTCTCAATTGGCCAGGACGTTGCCACCAACGCAGCAGTTACCTTTGGTAGCGTAGCAACTGGAGCAATAACATTAGATTCTGGAACTGGTGAACTTAATACTTCAACTCAAGTAGTTACCGTGAACACGGTCACAACAGTTGATAGCTTTGATAAGACAGTTTACAGAACAGCTAAGTACCTTGTTCAAGTAACCCAGGGATCAAAGTACACAACTTCTGAAGTTCTTTTGGCACACGACGGCACAGACTCCTTTATGTCGGAGTATGCAATAATTGAACTTGGCGCATCAAGAATACCAATGACTGTATCAACTTCAATTTCTGGATCAAACGTATTGCTGAGAGTTACAATTACAGACGCCGCATCAACAAATGCAACAGTCAAGGTAGCAAGAACACTTATAGCAGTGTGATATAATAGTAATTAAGTTTTAAAATATAAAACTAGAGGGACAGTGAACTTTAGTGGCGAATAAAGACTTTGTAGTCAAGAACAGCTTAATCGTTGGCGACACCGCTACGATCAATGGCGTACAAATTGATCTTTCTAACGCCACTTCTGGTCAAGTTCTAAAATTTGATGGATCTAAATTTGCTCCCGTTACTCTTTCTGATGGCCCAGTAAGTGTTTCTTACGAGGAAACAATAGGAAATAATAGTTCTACCTCTTTTACTATCACGCACAATCTTGGAACTAAAGATTTAAATGTAATTGTTAGAGAAAACACTAACCCATATGATGTTGTTGAAGTAGCCTGGGAAGCAACAACTACAAATATAGTTACTTTAAATTTTGAACTAGCACCAACTACAAGCTCTAAACGAGTAATAATCAAAGGTCCAGGAGCAAAAGAATTTTATTCAACGTTAATAGGCGATGGATCAAGTTCTACAATAGTTATAAATCATGGCTTGGGCTCTAGAAACATAGTTCCAGTTCTAAAAAATGCTGATTCTCCATTTGAAGTAGTTGATGTATTGAGTTCTGCAACAAGTTTGAATTCAGTAACTTTTGATTTTTCAGATGCCCCAGAAGCTGAATCACTTATTGCATCTGTTTATTTATTAGATTTAGATAATTCTTATATCTCAACAATTGGAGATGGAACTAATAATCAATTTACAATAACTCATAATTTAAACACTAGAGACATTGGCGTAATATGTAGATCTGTAGTTAGCCCATATGATTTTACTTCAGTAAGATGGGAAGCAACTACTGTCAATACGGCTAAGGTCATTTTTTCTTCTCCTCCAACAACAAATTCTAGAAAAATTGGAATATACAAAGCGCTAGGTGGAAGCAAATTCATTAATGACGAAGTAACTTTAGAAATGCTAGATGATGTTTCTATTACTTCAGCTTCAAATGGTCAATTTTTAAGCTGGAATGGAACAAATTGGGTGAACTCCAATGCTCCAGGTGGAGCAAGCATAAATTCACTTGATGACATACCAGGTGTTACCATATCATCTCCATTAAGCAATGAAGTTCTTCAATGGAATGGAACAGCTTGGATTAATGCTTCCGGCTATGCCACACTTGCTTCACCAACCTTCACGGGGAATGTTTCTGGCATAACAAAGACTATGGTTGGCCTTGGTTCTGTCGATAATACAGCGGACACAGCCAAGCCGGTATCCATCGCTCAACAAACTGCTCTCGACTTGAAAGCAAATATTGCAAGTCCAACATTTACTGGGAATGTCAGTGGTATTTCTGCAACGATGGTTGGTTTAGGAAACGTTAATAACACTGCAGATACAGCAAAGCCAGTTTCTACGGCACAGCAAACTGCTCTTGATCTCAAAGCAAACTTAGATTCACCAGCACTTACAGGAACACCAACTGCTCCTACGGCAACAGTAGCAACCAATACGACACAAATTGCAACTACTGCGTTTGTTCGAGCAGAAGTCGCCGCACTTGTCAATAGTGCTGGTTCAACACTTGATACACTTGGTGAAATTGCCACCGCACTTGGAAACGACGCGAACCTTTCTACGACACTAACAACTAGCATCGGTCTAAAAGCACCACTTGCAAGTCCTACATTTACGGGCACTGTAACTATTCCTGAAGGTGCTTCCATTTCTGGATTTGCGCCACTTGCAAATGCAACTTTTACTGGCACCGTTACACTACCTTCAGACACATCTATTGGTAATGTCAGTGCAACAGAAATTGGATATGTAGACGGTGTAACATCTGCAATTCAAACACAATTAAATACAAAAGCTTCAACAGGAAAAGCTATTGCAATGGCAATAGTATTCGGAGGATAAAATGGCAGCGCCAAATATAGTTAACGTTACAACAATCACTGGTAAGACAGCAGTTCTTGCTGTCACGACTACAGCTACGGCAATTGTCACTAACTCTGGTTCTTCTGGTAAGGTATTTAAAGTTAACGCCCTGTATGTTTCTAACGTGGATGGTACAAGTGCGGCTGATATTGATGTTGAGTTGCGCCGCAGTTCTACTTCGTACAGAATTGCTAGAACAGTGAGCATTCCTGCGGATGCGACACTTGATGTAATTAGCAAGTCTATTTATTTGGAAGAAGGCGACGAACTTCGTCTTATTGCTTCTGCGAACTCTGACCTTGAAGCTGTTTGTAGTTATGAGGAAATTTCGTAATATGGCTAAGAGAAACGCAGGTCTGATCGGAGGAAAGAAGGTTATAACACCTTATTCCCTTTCTGGCATATGGACTCTCCAAGACGCACAGCAAGAAAAAGGAGCGGCTAACTGGAATACTCCTGACGGATCTACTGAAATTTTAGCAGCAAGAAGCGCTTACTACCTAAAAACAGTAATAGGTCAAAATACAAATGGTTATTACTGGATAAAACCCACAGGTGCTTCTTATGCTAGACAAGTTTGGTGTGATATGACGACTAGCGGTGGTGGGTGGATGCTCATGTCATATTGTGGAGCAGCGCATACCAGTGGCACTCATGTCAAAGATGCATACACAGGTTCAGCCTTTAATGCCTCTTCTTCAACTCTGTCAGCTTCAAATGGTACATCAGGGACAGCAGCTAATTTAGGCCAAGAATTTATCAATTTTTGTGTTGTAGCAGGAAGAGGAAGAGGTGTAGCCTCTTTTAGAATGGCAGGCACAACAAATTATTATTTTACAGTAAACAGTACAGCCTCTTGGCTACCCTTGATAGATCGTAGCACGTCGCAACCAAGCGCAGGAGCAATAACATTTAATACCACAAACAGAGCAAGGGCAGGTAATGACTGGCTAAAGACTACTTACACAGGATACTCTGCAGATTCAGCAAACTATAACACAGGCACACTAAGTTCTCCCTCAGTCATGGGATTAGATGGATGGAATACACTTCCAGGTAACTTCAACGGTCTTGGAGCCAACTGGGGTTATTCTATAAGTCAGTACTACCAAACGGACGGCATTACAGAAGCAAACTATTCAACATGGCCTTCAAGCCATCACTCTGGATGGAGTTCATCAGGTTATTTTTGGTTAAAGATAGGTAGTGAATAAAAATATAACTTCTTATTATTAAAATAGACATTGAACTTGACAACTGATTGTATATAAACTAATATTTTTATATGCCTGTAGAAAATATTAAACTATAGTAAGTTATGGTTCATAATGAAAAAATAGTGTCGCATTTAACCATAAATGGTTTCACTATTAATCCAATAAAAGATATACATTGTTTTACTACTTTAATAAATTCACTATGCACCATTTATGACAAAGAGCATGAGTGTGACCACAAAATAGGTGTTATGCATGAAAATTATTTGGGCAAACAAGTTGGTGAACCATCCATTTCTTATATTGAAAATGAATCCTTTAAAGGATTAATCGGTTTTACAGTTTTAGAAAATGGTTATTTTGTAATAAAAATTTGGGATAATATTTATCCAGCAGAAATTCAATTTGATTTATATTTAGATGAAAAAATAAAAGATTGTGATTTAATAATAGATCATCTTTCTTGTCCAGCTCAACCCTATGATGGAATGGGTCTTTTTAATATAACATACTCTTTAAATAATTGTATAAAAAGTAAAACATTTATTTCTAAAAATAATAATCAAATACCACCATATTATGTTAACCAGCCTTTTAATATAGAAGAACTTAATGAAAAAAAAGAAAATTATTATGTCACATTAAATCAATTAAAGGAAATTGAATGTCACTTTTGCAACGAACAAGCAACTAATTTAATTTTTATAGGAATACCCAAAAAAATTGCCGCAGTGTGTAAAATGCATTTAAACATTGGCTCACCTAGAGAAGGTGGCGGCGATAATAATAATGATAATTCACCTTTAGATAAAAGACACATGCAGAATCGTAATTTGACTTGGACAAAAAAAAAGTATAGAATATAAACTATGCCTGTAGAAGAACAACCAATAAACATAACAATATCCAAAGAACAACTTGAGAACTGGCACGTTTTTTTTGCCCTTCCATGTTACGACTCTCATGTAACTGAACCTTTCATGATGAGCTTCCTGCAAACAGCTCTTTATTTTAAAGAGATTGGTTTAAAGTATTCAGTCTGCACAATTTCAGATTCTTTGATTAACCGCGCAAGAAATAACCTTGTTGCTAAGTTCATGGGAAATCCAGATTATACTCATATGATATTTATTGACGTAGATCTTCAGTTTGATAAAGAATCAGTTTTAAAACTTTTATGGCATGATAAAGACGTCATGACTGCATCATATCCAATTAAAGAAATAAGCTGGGATAAAGTAAAAGAAGCTGCACAAGCAGATCTTCCAGCTAGTGATTTAATGGAGTATTCCACTAGGTACGTGGTGCATATGACAAAGCCGGGAGAAAATCAATTAAATATTGATAATGGTGCAATCGAATGCTATGAAGCCGGAACTGGTTTTATGTTAATGAAGCGTCAAGTATTTGATAAGATGTTTAAAAAGTACAAAAAGCTTAAATACACCGATGATACTGGAGCCCTAACTGGATTAGAAAGAGAAAACTCTTATGCTCTTTTTAACTCGTATGTAGATGATGATGGCAGATTCTTGTCTGAGGATTATGGTTTTTGCAGATATTGGCAAAAAATGGGTGGAAAGATTTGGGTTGACCCAACTATTAATTTAACTCACTTTGGCCGCATAAAATACACTGGAAAAATGTTAGATTTTTTAAAGAGAATAACACAATAATTTTCTAATTACTTCATTACTATATTCTTAGTCGTTTAAAGTATCACACTAGGAGAAACATGGCCCGCTTAAGAATTGAAACCGCCCCTGAAATTACAGTTTTTGATGAAGCCTTTATAGTTAAAGCAGCTGCTAATGCTACAGCGCCTTTAATTCAATTTCAGAACGCATCAGGAAACGTAGGCAACATATCAGCAAGTGGAGTTTTAACGGTAGCTTCAGTCATTGCACAAAGTGCAGGAACAAGCTCTACAGACTTAGCCACAAGAGGTTATGTTGAATCATTAGCTGCTGGTATTAACTGGCATGAAGGAGTTGCTGCAGCTACAACAACCGCTTTGCCATCATGTGTTTATGGAAATGGAACAGCAGGAGTTGAGGCATATCTTGAGGCTTCGGTAAATGGTGCTTTCCCAACCATAGACGGTATAACCGTAGAAAGTCTTTGGCGTGTTTTAGTAAAAAATCAAGCAGATGCTAAGCAGAATGGTATTTATCAACTGTACACAGTAGGTGGTGCATCCACAAAATGGAAACTAGTACGTAGCGGTGATGCAAATAACAGCATAGCAGGACAGGTAGCACCTGGAGATTCTGTATACGTTTTATCCGGAACTACAAATGCTAATTCCGGTTTTGCTTTGACGTCTATCGGTACTGGAACCAATAGAGCAATAATCATTGGAACCGACAATATAACTTGGACACTTTTTGCTGGAGCTCAAACAGTTCTGGCAGGTAACGGAATAGTTAAAACAGATCAAACATATAGCGTAGTAGCTGAACCAAGTGCAGGAATCTCAGTCACTTCTAATGGAGTAGCTTTATCTACAGTAGCCGCAAACACTAGTTCTGGTGCAAATACTACTTCTTTCCTTAGTAATGTATCAGTAGATGCTTATGGAAGGGTTACAAATAAAGAGTTTTCAACCGTGTCATTTGCTGGATTTGCACCACTTGCAAATGCAACTTTTACTGGCACTATCACCCTACCTTCAACTACCGCCATTGGTAATGTTACTGCAACAGAAATCGGATACGTAGATGGTGTTACTAGCGCAATTCAAACTCAGATAGACCTTAAGGCGCCTCTTGCTAATCCTACGTTCACGGGAACTGTTGCGGGTATTACAAAATCAATGATCAGTCTTGGAAACGTCGATGATACCGCAGACAGCGCAAAGCCAGTTTCTACCGCACAACAAACAGCGTTAGATCTAAAAGCTAATATAGCTTCACCAGCCTTAACAGGAACCCCAACTGCACCAACAGCGAATGTTGCAACAAATACAACTCAGATTGCTACTACAGCATTTGTTCGAGCAGAAGTTGCAGCACTTGTTAATAGTGCTCCAGGGACACTTGATACTCTAGGCGAGATAGCAACTTCACTTGCTAACAATGCCTCTTTGTCAACTACGTTAACTGATGCAATTGCACTTAAGGCGCCGTTAGCTGGTCCAACGTTCACTGGAACTGTAACACTACCTGCTAATACGGTAACAAGTGCAATGATCGCAGAAGGAACAATCGTTAATGCCGATATATCAGCAACTGCTGCAATTGAGCAGAATAAGATTGCAGATACAATCTTAAATCAACAAGCAGCAAGCTATACACTTGTATTAGCTGATAAAAATAAAATGGTTGAAATAAGCAACGCTTCAGCCAATACCTTAACGGTTCCGCCTAACTCTTCAGTAGCCTTTCCTATAGGTTCAACTATTACAATTTTACAAACTGGAGCAGGTCAATGCACATTGACAGCTGGTGCTGGAGTAACGGTTAACGGAACTCCAGGACTTAAGTTGCGTACAACTTGGTCGTCTGCTACACTTATTAAGCGCGCAACTGATACATGGGTTGCCCTAGGAGATATGGTAGCATAACATGACAGTTAACAACAATGAAGGTCCAAAGTCTAAAAGAAAAAGAGCTAAGCCTACAATAGCTGCACGGAACCGCTAAGGCTACAGCCAATACTACAATCACTAATGCTGGCTTTGTTGTTGGTTCAGTAACTACAACACCAACGCAAACAGCAGGTTTAAACGATGTTGTAACTCCAGCTCTTACCGACGAGACAGTAACTCTTCTAGGAACAGCTATCAACTATACTGTTGGAGCTTTTTCTCCACCAACATTTTTTGGTCCTCCAGCGTTCTTTTCTCCTCCGGGATTCTTTGCTCCTCCGGGATTCTTTGGTCCTCCGGGATTCTTTTCTCCTCCGGGATTCTTTGGTCCTCCGGGATTCTTTGCTCCTCCAGCTTTTAAATAAAGCTAAAAAGATTTAACAGCGTAAAAAGCTGGAATAACCCATCTAGTTCCAGATAATACTGGAGTTACTCCGTGAATATAATTCACGTCTCCCGGATGAGAAACGGCCATACCAGCTACTGGTCTTAGCTTCTTTTTATGTTGAGTGTAGAATAGTTCTCCGCCAATGTAATCATCATTAATGTAAAATAATGAATTAATATCATAGTCAGGAAAAGCATTAGGTCTTCCATCCTGCAGCTGTTTGTCAGCATGTGCTATCTGAAAATCTCCTGGTCTCCAGCAAACAATTACGGGTGGTCTTTTCTCGACAAAACAATTGTAATTTTTATTTATTTTTTCAGTCATTTTATCTATATAAAAATCAATTAAGTCATAGATGTCTCTATCTAGTTTTTTTACTATATAGGAACTACAAGTTCTATTCAACCAAACATCAGCACCATATTTAATGGTACCATCCTCATGGTATTCACTTTCTTTTGAATTATCCCATTCATCTATTTTTTTTACAAAATTTTGTAGAGACAACAAATCTGTTTCATCAATAAAATTTTCTATAATTTTGATATTATCAGGAGAGTCTCCAAATGTTCCAGGTAAAACCTTCCAAGGTTTTTCTTCAGTTATCTGTTCATTGAACATGAGCACCTTCTTAAGCGTTGTGGTATACTGAGATATATAAAAGTATACCATACTAAGAAAGTAAAGGTAGTCCTGTGGATCTCAATGCCCAGTGTGTTTATGACCCTAGATTAGGTATAGTGTTATACAAAAATGCACTAGTTAATTCGCCAGCTATTATAGATAGGCTTGAAAACGGACTTCAACAAAGTTTTAATCCAAGATTTAAATGGTCTTTAGCTACAACAGGTGACGAGAATACTGATACTAGTTATAGAAATTGTAGTGATTTTAAGATTCATCCAGATAATACTAAATGGGAAATGTTTCCAGAAATAGAAGATATAAAAAATATAACATTTGAGATTAAAGACATTCTTATGTGCGCATTATATGATTATGAAGTAAGGTATCCTGCTGCTAATAAAATGGATTTTATGGAAAGTTTTAACTTTGTTAAATATGGTCCGGGAGAATACTTTAAGCCACACACAGACCATGGGTTTAGTTACAACGCTACAGTATCTTGCGTCTTGTATTTAAATGATGACTATGATGGTGGAGAATTAGCATTTAATAGTTTAGGTTTCAAAATTAAACCTAAGGCTGGGGATTTAATATTTTTTCCTTCAAATTATATATTTGTACACAGTTCAGAGCCAGTTACTTCGGGAATGAAATATTCAGTAGTAACAATGTTTGATTATAATGAAAGAACACATAAAAATTTTCAATATGGCTATAACCTAGACGGTTCTCTCGCTGATCCCAACGCAGGACGCGGACCAAGATTTACTGATAAAATAGTGCAACCGCTAAAACAACTTGATGCAGACTATAGATTAATTGGAGTATAAATGACAAAAGTAACATTATCAAGAACACATCATAATTCAGTTGAAATAAAACAATCTCGCCTCAAGAGAGATTGGATGGACAATACATATAATAAACACGCCTACCAGTGCACTCCTGTAACCACGGCAAATGTTAGCGGATGGGAAATGATTCTTCCAGAAGAATTGGTCGTGATTTGGGATGGAGGACCTAGTCCAGCAAGAATAATTAGCGGTGGTGTTCATAATGGTTTTCAATTTGCTCATTCAAACATACATGGGATGATATCAATTGCAACTGGTTGGGCAATAAACACAGAAGAAGGCTACAGTCTGTGGACAACTGGTTCACCAAATTATTACGTAGATGGTGCCTCACCAATGACCGCTAGCATTCCAAGTAGTTGGTGGCCAGATGAGGTGCAAACAAATTGGGTAATTCATAAAGTAAATGAACCAGTTACATTCCCTAAAGGAAGTCCATTTTTATTTTTTACCATTTATCCAACAGACTTACTGCCAAGCGTTGAGTTTGAAGTTATTAATAGATGGGATGATAAAGATTTGGAAGAATCAAGAAGAAAATATAACGATTTAAAAATGAAAAATTCACAAGAAAAACCATGGACATGGGTAAAAGGAATAAAAACTGGCGTAGACGCAGATGGTAAAAAAATTGGTCCAGTAACCAAGGGAATTCTAAAGTTAAATGAATTAGACAATGTAGTAGGAGAAAATAATTATGATGAACTTCAATGACGTTGAAGGAAAGCATTTGGGTGGTGGAGTTGTTCTGTTTGAGAACGCAGCATCCGTAGATTGGGATTGGATGTATAAATTCTGTGAAAGAAGTATAGAACAAGAAAAAGCAGAAATGTATTCACTTACTACTCATCCAAATACAGGTGAAGAAGTCTACGTTAATAATAGTGGTTATTATTTTCCTATTGAGACGATTGAAGAAATGCCATATAGAGCAACGAGAATACATAGAGACAAAGAACTTCAAGCGATGAAAACATTAGCTTTTATTGATGAAGTTAAATATAAGTGTTTATTAAAATATATAGAAATGTTTCCTTTAGTATATAAATGTGTTTGGTGGCAAAGTAGGGGTCACATAACACAATATAAATCAAATGTTTATATGGGCCCACATGCAGACATACAAACAGATTACATGTATGGTGTTCCACATCCGAGCCAACAATTAGCTATGAAAAATGTGGTTGGTACAATATTCTACATTAACGACAGTGTTAAATCAGAGAGTGAACTTAACGGAAAGAATTTTACGGGTGGTTCTCATTACTTTCCTTATTTGGATGTAGAGTATACTCCTAAAAGGGGAGATGTATTAATGTTTCCTAGTGATTATATGGCAGCCCATCAGGTAAAGCCAACTGGCGGCGGCGTAAGATACGCTTACCTAGGTTGGTATTGTCATGGTAGCCCAAATAAAGAATTAAATGAAAATGTTCTTGATCCATTAGAAGACCCAGCAAATTCTACAATGGCAGTAAATGTTTATCTTCCATTTCTTAGACAAGACTACTTAAAGCAGATTGAAGGAAAAGGATATAAAGAGGAATCAATGCAGTATCTTGTAGCTTTAAATATGGAGCAATATTAATGTCTAATATTTCAAAAGAAGAACTTGATTTAATCAAGGAAAAAACTTGTGTATATTTAACAAAATCTATTCACAAATTATGTTTTTTGCTTGGTAAAGATCCAGAAAAAGCAATGACATCAGAATCATTAAACGATCTCTTAGATACAGAAGATGTATCTAGAATGCAAATAGATGCAATTACCTCACTATATAACCAGGTAACTGCATTAAAAAAACTTAATTAATATGAAACCAAAAGAAATTAGCGAAGAACTCATTCATGAGTTTACAGAAAAAATGGATGATGTAGTGCCTTCATATTCTGAAGAAGATGAAAACATTGTAATGGAAAACGGTGGCACAACTAGAGAATATGTTTTAACAAACGACTTTGCTGAAATGAATAGATATATAATACTTCCTTTGTCTCCAGGTATAGAAGATCTAATATGACCTATAACGCAATTGATGATCTAGCATATATAGATAGGCAGATTATCTTTTATCTCTACTGCATTGGTTTTGACGGCGCTAAAATAGATTCTTATAATATAGATGAAATCATAGCTGCTACTAGATCTATAACCTTGGCTCCAATAGATGATGTTGAATCTGGTAAATTAAATTTAGGTCAAGATCTTTCTTATTTATATTTAAAAAATCAAAGAATCTCATTAATAGGAAACATAAGAAGATTATGGCACATGCGTCAGATAGCAATGGGGGCAATCAAATATGATGTATGAAAAAGATTATTTCGATAATTTAGTTAACTTAATTAAGTATGTAGATGTGGAATCTATTGATGAATCAATAAAAAAAAGTAAAAATGTTAAAAACTATTTAGATACTTTATCTTTAGATAAAAGAAAAATAGCTGCAGGGATGGATTTCTTAATTTGGTATTTTGATGTATTTAGTCAAGAAACTCATTTCTGGAACACCAATCAAGCATACTACTATGCGGCTAACACTCATGAGTTTGGGTTCCTAACTGCTAATCCTAAAACATCTTTAATGACCCTCCCAGCATTTAATACAGGACTAGTTAGATTAATGCAAAAAAGATCAAAGCTAACACTCCTTAATAATTATCAATTAAATCTATTTGAAAGAATAATAAAAAAAGATAATGAAGATTGGGATTATAATACCATTTCAATGCAAGATATAGAGTCAAGTAATGCCGGGACCTATGATTTTATCTGCATGAGCATACATGACGTTTTACATGATCCTGAATTAGTAGTTAAATTTTACAATATGCTAAACAAAAATGGGACCATAATGATGCTTTATACTGGAACTGATTCTCTATATAAAGATGAGTCTGTTTTTACAGATTTTTACGAAGTTCACGAGTATCTTAAAAATATAGAGAATTCCTGCGTTTACCATAATCCAACCGGGGCCGCTGTTACATATGCAGTAAAACTGTAGTACTATATATATTATGATTATTATAGACAAATACATAAAAGATCAGATTCTATTAGATGAAATTAAATATACCAAAGACTTTTTCCCGGAGTCAATGGGTGATGAAGATCGTATTGCAATTGTTTTAAATGGATATCATGATGAGTTATCCGATTGTTTTGCCCCTTATATGTTCTGGGATGGGTGGCATAAGTCTGAGGCAAATACACCAAGGAAAAGATTAATTAAAGCAATCTGGGAAAATAATCTTCCTTTTCCAATTGAGGAATTGTGCGGATTTGAATATTGGACTAGGACTTTCAAGCCAGGACAATTCTTAGATGTTCACGTAGATGAGGATACTTTTCTATACGCAGATACCAAAATCTTCAGAGGGCCAAAAATTGGATGTGTGTACTATCCGGAAACAAATGATGTTGTTGGTGGCTTCTTAGAGCTTCACCCTAAAGCTGTATCAGAAGACACTCCAAACGCCCTTGAGAGAGAAAATATGGATACACTAGTTGTTCCAATTGAACTCAGAGAAAGAATAGCCTGTCTGCCAAATAGGTTAATTATTTTCGATGCTGGTCACGTTATACACAATACAACCCCGCCAATTTCCGGGGTGAGAAGGGTTGTGGTTATCAACGTTTGGCACAGGGATAGTCCCCCAATAGCCTTAAAGGCTAACAAGTTTTATTACGAATAATAATTTAACTTTATATCATTACTATATAGTTAATACTTTTTAAAGGACATTTATGTTATATAATGACATTATTGACTATAACCAATCTGGTATTCAATATAATGGAACCGTTGTATTAATAATAGAGGGAATATCAAATCCTGTCATTTTAAATGATATAAAAGTTAACTTTGGTGGAAAAGAAGACTATTCGGTAGCTACCGCAATAGGCGTTGTAAGTATAGATCTAGCTCCAAACGGTATAATCACGATACAGGCCCTCCAGAAAGAAGGCGCTGCGCTTATTCAAGCTAGCGAAATAACTATACATTCTGGCTCTCTTATTACAATAGAAATTGCCGAAAAAGAAGGCGCTGGGATTATCCAGGCAAGTGAAACAAATATAAACTCTGGCACACTTGTTAGTGTTCAGAATCAGAGTGAATAACCTCACCAACACAATTTAAAGTACTACTATATAAATATCTACTTTTTAAAGAGGGAAAATGGCAAATATACTAGTCAATGATACTGTGCGTCTAAAGGTTAAGTTTATTGACGTAGATGCTAATGGTAATCAAGTAGAGGTTTCTCCCGTATCAGTTTCTATGGGTATAACAAATTCAAGTAATGTGTTAATAATATCAGTTACCCCTACGTCGCTTAGTGGTTCTGAATTCTACTACGACTACACTCCATTAACAGCTGGTACATATAAGGTTTCCTTTAATGGAATTCTAGCAAACAATACTACGATTAGCGTTAATCAACAGATATACGTAAGTACTCCAACAGAGGACTATAGGCCAACAGTCTTCTTGAGAGAGGATGAAATAATAGCTTTTGCAGCGGATATAGAGCCATTGTATCTTGATCCGGAGCAACTTCTCCCGTATTTCCCTGACGCTTCCCTTTTGGAAATAGGTGAATTTGTACATAACTATTCTATAGAAATAAAGAATATATTTAAATTATTAGAAACTGAAGATGGAACAAATATTCCATTTACAGCATTTGAATATGTAAGAGCAGCCACCTGTTGTGAGCTGACAAGAGTTTATGGAAATGGCGGAGATGATGAGCTTTCGGTAAGGCTTGGCGATCTTTCGATAACTAACAAAAATTTACCTAGAAACACTTTAAGTAGAGCTAACGCTACCACTTGGTGTCAAATTGCAGCAATGCTTAGAAAAGAAATGTTAACATCAAAAGTTGGAATGAAAGCAGTTCAACCAAAAGGTTTACCAAGTCTTCCAACAATTGGAGCCGGAAGAACTATGGATCCATATACTGGATTGTCAGTTTACTACACTCCAAGAGACCTATATGGACCAACTCATATCCAGTCGCCAGACCAGAATCCAATTCCAGAAAGAGGAATAAGGAAGTATGATTGATCCAAAACGCACATTAAGCAATATACTGCGTAGTTGGGGTCACAATGTATTAGTTCAAAAAGTATTAGATCAGAAAACTATGACCTATAGCAAAAAGATGCAAAGATACACCGTAAGAGCTGTGTATCCGGGGGCTCAACGGATTTGCTAATATATTAGAAGAAAACATACAAGGCTTAACCGTTAGTTCTGAGGTAATATACTATTTTCAAGATACGGCAAATATTAAATCTGGTGATAGAATATACGAAGACTATTCAAGTGGTCAGCAAATTTTTTTAGTAGACTTTTCTGCTCCGGTAAGAGGTAGAGGTGGAAAAGTAGTTTACTGGGTTGCAGGTGCGACTAGAGAAAGTAAAAATTAAATGTTAAGAGTACACAATGGTCAGTTGGTAAAGTTTAGATTTGCCTTTTTGGTAAACGGTGAGTTCTACGACCCTTTAGATCAAGCTACTCCTGTAGATATATATGCAACAGTTTCAAGAGGTGATGGCAATATAATTCATTCTTCTACTTCATTGATTAATACAAGTTATCGAATCATATCGATAACACCACCAAGTTCAATAGTGAGTGGTCACATTTCAGCAACATTTACATTTGATGTAGATCATAAGTTAGCCGCTGGAGATACCGTAATCATCTATGGTGTTGGCGGTGGATATAACGCAGAGTACACAATCACATCTGCACCAACTACAAAATCAGTAATAGCAAGGACAGCTGCTACTACTTTACCAAGCTTATCGAGTTATGACTCCGCAAAAGTGTATGCAAGAGCAGCTCTCAAAACAAATTCTTACTATGATAGACCATCAGGCTCTGAGTACGGCTTTTATTATAAAATTCCAGATACGCTTTTTGGCGGGACTTATACCGTCTCCATTCAATGTGCATACAACGATAGAACTCAGGTAATTGAACATCACTTTGAAGTATCTAGAAGTCAAATTGGTAGAGTCGGAAATATAGTATATAAAAAAATAGAAAATGGAGTGATAACTTTATCAACTGATATTGATCACAACTTATCATCTGGTGATCAAATTTCAATATCAGAAATAAGTGCAGCCTTTAACGGAAATCATTTTATCTCCTCAGTCCCAGCGAATAATAAATTTTCTATTAAAACAAATATTCCATTATCTAATGGAGAACAACTTACAACAGGAAAATATTCTGTCATCAATACAACTGGAGTATCTAAAGATTTAACAGGACCAACAACTGGTGCAAGTATTTCGAAGAGACCAATTTTTGATTCACTAGAAGAATATTATAATACCAATTCAATATTATTTATAGGTCATAGCGATGGAATCGAACTAAATCAAATTATAAAAATTAATTCAATTCAAGAAGCTACTAACCTATTGGGTGCAAATACTTCTTCTCCCCTTCTAAGAGGAATTCACGATGCGTTTAGTTGCGGAGCAAAGTCTATATTCATGATGGCTTCTGCGCCAATGTCAGAATATATTGATGATATTTCTCAAAGACTTATCGACATGCCAATACTTTTTTCAGCGGAAACAAATTCTAATGTAAACTTTTATGAAAAATATTATGAAAGACTAGCAGTAAGTTACGATATAGCAAAAGGGCTTGACTTCATTGACATAATAGTGCCACTCGAAACTTCGATGATAAATACTGGGTCTGTTGACTTTATAGCTCAACTAGCTGTTCATTGTTATTCTTTCAATAATGCTACTGGATATGTGCAAATGGGAATCATTGGTTCTAAAAATAATGGAACAAAAGACAGTGATGTTCAACTTCTAGAACAAAATACTAGACTTGTAAATAAATTTACCACTTACTCAATAAGTGGAGAAATAGAAAGTGATATAGGTAGATATATTATTCCCGTATACGGAGAATTAACTTTCAATCATATAGGTTTTGGAAGATCATATACGAGTTCAGCTGCAGCAGCATTTGCTGGAATGATGTCGTCAACTCCAGTCTATAATGGGATAATTAGAAAAAGAATACCAGGAGCATATTCTGTTTATGGTTCTAATTTATCTGGAGATTCATTAGCTAGGTTAGATAACCTCGGTGTCAATGTTGTGTACAGAACGCGCAAAGCACTAAGGGGTAACCCGTATGAAGTAAACATATCTAATGATTATACATTAGCTAATAAAAATAGCTCTTTTACAAAAGCTCCGCAAATGAGATTAGTAGCTATGGTTATAACTGAAATAAAAGCTATAGCAAATGATGGCATAGGAAAGAACGCAGAAGATAAAGTAATTTCACAAGTTAAAGCAATGCTAGACATGCTAGTATCTACTAGAACTATTAAGGATTATAAACTTCAATCATATGGATCTAAAACAGAAAGAGGAACTTTAATTTTTGAAATAAATTTAGTTTCTTCTCTTGGTTTAAAAAGTATTAATTTTTCCATAATTACAGGACCAGGAGCGTAGTATGCAGTCTTCATTCCCATTCCCAGGTAGCTTTAATGCTGACCAAGCACCAGGCAATAAGTGGGAGCAATATACGGAAAGTAGAGATAGGCTTCGAGAGCAAGATCCTAAGTATTATAATGATACTGATTCAAGGAGATTAAAAGCCGAAGGAAATTTAACCTATCTTGGATTTATCGAAGTTGTCAAAATGCTTTGGGAAAACTCGTATCCAGACATACCAATTGTGGCAACATTTGGAGGCAAGTTTGCATCTTACCCTTGTGTAGCCTATGGCCTTGAATTAAAGAGAGCTCATAATCAAGAACCCAAAATGCGATACAGGGATAAGGCTTTAGGTGAAGATGGTAAATATTACATTATAGAAGGTCAGCGTTTTCAGAACGTTGTTTCCTTTACTGTTATGGTTGAAGCCAATGCTGGTCAGTTGTCAGGCGACGAACAACGATATGCTGGCGCAGAAGTAGCCGATAGAATTATGGAAATATTTGAAGATTTTATGTTGGAATATACTCCAGTCTTTAAGAGACTGGGCGCATCAGAATTCGTATATGCTAGAAGGGTTTCGGATACCGAAACAAACATGGACCAAACTGATGTAGTTAAAAGAACGGTTACATATTTGTTAACAACTGAAAAGATACATGTATCAGCAGTTGATAAGATTGAGTCAATTGTGGCCGATATACGCCAATGGGTTTCCTATGAAAAGCAGCTAGTTGATCAAGCAGCTGCGACTCCTTCTTCATATTACAATCCAGATATGAACCTAGGTATTGTAGACTTATTCCAAAGTGCTACCCCGAACTCATAATATTTAGTAGGATACGTAAATCTAGTTAGTTTTTACAGGTACCCCATTACTATATCTTTCGAGTTAATCCAATAAATCGCTGACTCGGAGGTTAATAATAACATGGCTCTACCAGGTGTAAAAACAATAATTAAAGACCGCTTCTACAGCATCTCCCGTCAAGATAGTCCAGTCGGACCTAGAGTTGTGGTATTAGCAAAAAGATCAACAGCAGATGGAACAGGCAACGTCGCAGACCTTGACGTAGTTCAGTGCACAAATGAACAAGATGTCATAACTGCTTTTGGCGTTGATTCAGCTTGTCACAGAGCTTTTTTTGAGCTTGTTTCTGCAGGCGCAGAAAGAATCTATATGGTCCCACTGCCAAGTGATACTACATGGAACCACAGTACAGCTGCGGTAACAAGTAGTAATTTTGGTGGTAGCATTCTCGATGCAATGTTCATTGCAGCAGAAGCTGCTCAGCCAGACATCATACTTCCTTGGGGAAGTGGTGCAAGAGCAGGACTCTGGTCCGCAACTCCTTCTGAAGCTTTTTCCGCATCTGCCGATACAATTTACGGATTTCATGCAGACAACTCAGTAACAATTGGAAATAACTGGGCAGTAAAAATTGCTGATAAAGTTAAAGCAATCAATGAGAACAGTCATCCATGTTTCGCTGTTATGGGAACAAAGCCATATGTCGGCGCTAACGACGTAATGACTCCTGGACAAGTAGCAACACACCTCGGCTTAACAACTCTTTCAGACAGAGATTCAGCAACAACATATAACGGAGTTGCTGCTAAGGAACTTGGAAGACACGTTGCAGTAATTGGTGCAGAGTTAAAGCCTGCAGGTTATCCAGCGGAATGGGGTTATTCAAATGGTGCATCAGTGTTAACTGCTGCAGTTAGCAGAATGGCTTCATACACTTCAACTATAAACAAGACAGTTTACAACGTTGCAGCGCTAAGATACAATCCTAGCAAAACAACCTTGTTGGCAATGACCAATAAGGGTGTAAACTCAATCATGTTAAACTTCAATAGAGCTCCAATCTTCACAGATGGTGTAACATTTGCTGGTTCTAGTTCAGACTACACAAGACTGACAACACTGAGAATTGTTAACGAAGCAATGTTAGTTGTCCGTCAGAGCTGTCAGAAGTTCATTGGTCAACCTTCAACTATTCAAGTTAGAAACTCAATGGAAACCTCGATTACTTCATCCCTTAGAGGAATGCAGCAGTTGGGTGCCATCTTAGATAGCGATTTCAACATTAGATACATCGCTGAAGAAAACAAAGCACTTATTGACCTAGTTATAACACCTGCATTTGAACTTAGAAACATCGAAGTCCAAATGTCAGTTGAACTTGGTTAATATCATATAAAAACACTGCAAATTTATATACCGATTAGGAGGGTAATATGGCAGGCGAATACTACGACAGTCCAGTAAACAAGTATCTCAATACTTATACAACATTTTCTGGTGCTGATATTGTTGCCACTTTTGGTGGCGTTGAAATCGGAGCTCTTTCGGGAATCACTTTTTCGGTGACAAGAGAAAAGGCGCCAATTTATACAATGGGTTCACCAAACCCACGTTCATTTTCAAGAGGTAAAAGAGGTATTGCTGGTTCGTTAATATTCACAGTATTTGACCGCCCAGCTCTGTACCAGATGCTTGAGACACATCATAACTCTTCTTCGGAAATGAAGTTTTTCACAAGAGCTCATAATACACTTCCTGGCGATCCAAGCCACAAGAGAGGTATTGCTGAAGTAACAAATCAAACAAGAGACGTAGTTAGCAAGACACCATACTATGCAGACCAAATCCCACCATTCGATATTACAATCACATTTGTTAACGAATATGGCCAAGCTGCTGTTAGATCAATCTATGGTGTTGAACTGTTAAATGAAGGTTCAGGAGCTTCGATGGATGACATTGTTATCGAAGAGACAATGACATACGTTGCTCGTGAAATTGGTCCAATGTATAAGATTACAACGGATAATCTTAACAGATTCAACTCAGATGACCTAGGTTCATTAATCAGCAAAGATGCAGTATCATCTAGCGGATTAAACAGCGAGATAATTAGACCATAATTATAATCAAATAAGTATAGTAGTAATTAAATAGTGGAGGACTTGGTGTAGGACCAATCCTCCACTATTTTATTTTTAAGGAACAACATGGCATTTAACAAAGAAAATGTATCAGATATAGCAAATCTCACAACTATATCATCAAGAAAAAATAGACTCTCTACCTATGAAGAGGGTGTAAAAGAATTTAGGAAAAATAATAATCTTCCAGATCCATTTTCTGATATGTCATTTTCGGGTGCAGACATAACAGCTACAATCATTATTCCTAAAATTGGAGAAAATGGATTCATTTCCAATGAAGGCGATGTGCTAGAAATGGCAGAGCTTCAAACAATATCATATTCAATGCACAGAGAAAACTCTCCGGTAAGAACGCTTGGTCATGTCAACCCAAGAGGGTTTGTCAAAGGTGCCAGAACCATAGCTGGAAGCATGATATTTACTCAGTTTAACGAGTATGCATTTTATAGAATAGAAAGTTATAGAAAAATTCTTTCTGACAGCAAGGGCTACTTTGCCCCATTGGCAGACATGTTGCCACCATTTGATATTGTATTTACCTTCTTTAACGAATACGGCTTGGCAGCAAAAATGAAAATATTTGGTGTTACCCTTGTGGATGAGGGTGGTACTATGTCAATAGACGACTTAATTACTGAGCAAACTTATACGTATATGGCTAGAGGGCTACAGCCTCTGGTACAATTAGATACGGCTCGTGATGACCTTAGATACCCAGATGGATATCAAGCTCAACAAAACGAGAGATTAAGAATATCAACAAATGCTTTTGGAGATAGAGTCGAAGATTATAAGAATTTTATTGAAAGAATATATTCACCGCCTACAATCGTTTAAGGTTTAAGTATGACAAGTCCATATAGAACTGTTCCATATAGACCATTTAGTGGCTATATTCCATATCAGGATACCGTCTCAACTAATCCTGGTCTAGGAAACAAAAATGGAACATTTGATCCTCTTAGTGCAGAGTTAGATCTTTATTGGGCTGGTGGCAAAACTACTGGAGATCCTCGTTTTAGTAATTATTATGATTACTTTTTCTCCGGTGAAGATGTAAAAGTATATATCGATGGTTTGTTTGATCCAAAAGATGAACTAGATATAGCTGGATTTGGTTTTTTAATTAAACAAGAAAAGCAAGCAGTCTACGGATTCTGGTCATACAACTTTGATGCCATGATGAATGGATCTAGAATAATAACTGGTCAGTTTTCCTTGTACTCAAGGTACCCTAGAAGGATGACACACCTTCTAGAAGAGGCAGCAAGAGTTAGAAGCTTCTCTGCATCGGGTAAATCTGATAATTCTGGAGTTGTATCTGTTTTAAGATCACAAAACGAATCAAGAACAGATGAAGAAAACATACAGAAATATTGGGCCAATAGTCAGTTAGATAGAATAACTACTGATCCAGCAATAAGCACATCTTCAGCAGATGGCCAACATAACATCTTCAGTGCTCATCCTCCATTTAACTTCGTTATAGTCTATGGGGTAGAGGAATCCAGTTTGAGCCCCGTAGGAGTCACGGAGAACGCTTCTACGGCCTCTATGGAGCAGAGAGACAACTTGGACAGGATAATCTCTACTGATATAAATGAGCGAAAAGTTAAGATGGCTGACAATAAAACTCCAATGAAGATTGTTTTACAAAATGTACACCTAATGCAAATGAGCACAGAATACCAAAGTGGAGGATCTCCCCTGATAGAGACCTACAGCTTTGTGGCTAGAGACTTCTATCTTACAGAGGCAGAATCCGGCTTTAATCCATATACTGGTAAGACGTTTGTTACAACAGAGCCACAGGCTTCTAATGCTACAAAATCGGTGGTTGAGAGTCCATTGGTGAACAGGACCGAAAGTACTCTGCCGAGATAATAATTTTAATATAGATATGATATAATGTAACTTGAAACAATATAAGGAGAAACAATGTCTGAGAAGAGAAAAGTTGTAGTTAGACAAGATAAAAAAATGGCAGAAGAAATTTCTGCTGATTCAGTTGATATTTTTTTAGAAACCGATGAACCACAAGATGGCGATATCGTTGTATCAGATTATTCAGATGAGCAAATCCCTGTTGAGCAAGCTACAACAGTTGAGGAATTAGCAGATGATCAGGTTATTTTTGATAACGGTCCTACAGCTGGACAAATCAAAGCATGGAAGAAGCAGTACGGTGAAGTTTACGTAACTTCTATTTCATTTGATAAGCATATCATATGGCGCGTTCTTTCTAGAATCGAATATAAGCAGCTTGTTAAAAAGATGGAAACCTTAATGCAAGCTGGTCAGCTATCTAATGCAGAGGCAAATATGTGGAACGAAGAAGCAATTTCAGAACTTTGCATTTTGTTCCCATCTTATGACAAGCAAGCTCTTACTGGTGACATGGCAGGTCTTCCTTCTCTGATCTCACAAGAAGTCTTAGAAGCTTCTGGATTCGTTGCTTTAGAGGTTAGACAACTCTAAGATGTTAGATGCAGGAATTCTTTTTGAGCTAAAGAAAAAACATGGTTCAATATTTCAGACTGAAATAAAACGGATCTGAAATAGTATTTAAAGAATTAACTTTTTCTGAATTTGACAAAGTTGCGGCATATAAAAGTACCGAAGGTAATTCTTCCGCCGACGCAGAAGATGAAATTATTAGGGCATCCGTAGTTTATCCTGAAGATTTTGATTTAAATAAATTTCCACCTGGAGCCATAAGTTCTTTAGCTGAGCAGATAATTGAGTTCTCTGGCTTCGCATCAGCACGCACAGCTAAGCGAATTTTAGAAGAAAAAAGAGTAATAGCTAATCATGTTAGAGGCTTAATGAAAGCCTTTGTTCTAGCTACTATACATACAGATACTCCAGAATTTCTAGATTCGCTAACCTATTCAAAGCTAGCGGAAAGAGTTGCATTGGCAGAAAAAATAATTGAAGTTCAGCAAGCAATTGCTGGAATAGAATCCACTAATGTATCTCTATCCCTGATAGATCCTCAGGAAGAAAGAGAAAAAGAGAATCTATCAGCAGCTAGACACAATGCATCTAAGGTTGAAGGATCTGCAACATATAGTGACCCCATTGCTCAAAAACTATGGGGTATGAGCAGATAATACAAGAGGGGGGGGGTGAAGAATGCAGAGAGATAAAGGACCAATCCATAATATTGGATTTGGCGTAACTTCTAGGGAATTCACCACCGGAGACGATACTCAGAACGGTCCATCCCCAGATTCTGGATATGTCAACAGAGCCTTAGAAGGTAGACCACTAGTAAAGATGGCTACGGCCATGATCGCTACTGGCGTTGCAGCTACAGTTGCTGGAAAGTTCGTAAGAGGTGGTGGCTTAAAAATACGGAAAAGCCCTTACTGAAAGAGCAGCAACATCTGCCGAAGGTAGCTTTATATCTAGAGCTAACTATGGTTTACTAAAAGCAAGAAGTATACTCGATGAACTTGAGGGAGTAACTCGTTTAGAAGAGGGAAAAACAAAATTAGTTTTTGATTCCGCTGGAAAACTTCAAACAGGTTACGAAGGACATAAGAGCGTTGTTAATGCAGGTTATGCATTTAGAGCAGAAGGAAGAGGCGCTTCATCAACTGCAACATGGCATTATAGAGATGAGCTCCAACAGAGGCTAGTTCGTCAAGCTAGAAGACTACCATATGAAGTACCTGCTTTTTATGCTGCAGATAAGTATATAACTAAACCACTGTTCGGTACCGGTGAAGAAGATCTTGGACCAAAAAAGAAATGGTATGATCCATCTAGAGGTGTAGATATAGCTAAGGATTTAGCTAAAACAACACTATTCCAAATGGGTGGATTCATGCTACCAACAGCTGCAGCTGGTGCAGCAAAAGAAAGCTCATTAAATTTTTATAGAACAGCACAAGAAAGACTCATGGCGACAAACGCTACGGGTTTTTCAAACTTAAGCGCTGGTACAGCAAAACACGCTATTTATGAAAAGTCGTTAAACCTTAAAGGAATGCTTGAAGGTGTTGGTCACGATTTATTTAGCGTATTAGATAAATCAATTAAGTTCTCAGAAAGATCATCCGGAGCTTTAGCAAGTGCATTTGTTGCAATGACAGATGTTCACAAAAACCCAGTTGCAGCTCTGTATTCGCAAAGACATGGTTCTACTCCAGCACCTGGTCTATCAAAGCCTTCTAGGAAACAAGTAATACAAAATTTAGCTAAAGATATATACAAGGGTGATAAAGCAGCAATAAATAAGATCACAACAAGTAATAGAGTAGGTACTGTACAAGGAACAAAAATAGATTCAATGTTGGATCTAATTCCTGGTTACAAAGCTGTCAGACAAGGCGCTAAATCAGCACATGAAGAATACCAAAAACTTTCGTTTGCTCAGTCATTCCTAGATAAGCCTGGAACAAATTGGAATAAAATACAAGAAGGTTTTGGAAAAATTCTTGGAGCCGATAAGGCAACTACAGAAGGCGCCCAATTAATTAACACCTCACTTGGTGAATCAGTACTGAACATACAAAGAAAAAGATCATCAGATGTATTTAGTCTTTTAAGAGAATTTGAAACTAAAACTGGTGGAAAAGGAGCATCAACTGATTTCATAAAGATGCTAAGGCAAGGTGCCTATAAGAGTAGATTAGAGCAGCGATTAATAGACGATGGGCTAAGTGAATCAGTTGCCAAAAAATTTAGTCAAAATCTTTCTGTTAGTGATGATATCTATAGAAAAATTTCTACAGGTGATGATGGATTTGTAAAAGAAATAATCAGCCCAACTGAACGATTGAAAATGGGCAATGAAGATATTGTTGGAGAAGATTTTTTTGGTCAAATAATAGCTAGATTTAATTCTGGAAAATATGGAAAGAATAATCCAATACCAGATACTTTTGATGCAGACAAACTTAAAAGAGCAGTAAGTGCAGTAGATCAATCTCTATATAGAGAGTCTATGAGAAGTAATTTAAATGTTGGCATAAATGTATCTGCAGCTCATAGTTCAGCTAGAGAAATTTTTGAAAAAGAAGTTTTTTCTTCGGTATTAAAACCGCAAAAATTAAATAGATTAAACTTCCTTGATTCAGCTGGGGATTCAATTCAGGCATCTCAAGCTAGACTTGAAATGGCTAAAAGAGCTGGAAAAGTATTTGGATTAGATGAATCAACATTGGGAGATCCAAGTCAATTAGCTAAAGCATTAGGTGCTCGTGGAATAGATATGAGAAACGCCTCTCAACTTAGAGGCTACTTAATGAATAATAAGGAAATGGTTGCCGGTCCAACATCTGGATTAGCAGGAATTTTTGGATTAAAAGGTCTTACTGTAGACGATTTTCTAGAAAGAGAAAACCTATCTTATAAAACAATTACAGATCAAATAGCAGAAGGTCCACTCCAAAAATCGCTAACTAAAAATATACTAAGTGGGGACAGCAGTGCTGAGCTAGGTATATTAAATAGAATTAAAACATCTTCTACTCAAACTACATTGAGTAATGTTAAAGGATATTATCAGTCCAGTAGTGGAGATGTAGTAAACTTTAATCCAATTAGATCTGGACTTAGAAAAGTAACAGAAGCATTAGCTACTGAAACAAAGGTTCCAATTATTGGGATTAACCCAATGCAAATGTTGGGCTATAAAGACTTTGCTGGAATGGCAAAAGCTGGAAGATATCAAGTAACTTCAGGAGCAGCAAGCCAACCATTTGTTAAAGGATCTAAAGCAGATTTTTATACATGGCACAGTACAGGTGGATTCCTAGGAACAAAAGGAAGATTATACGAACACGCTGCTGGTGCAGCTACAGCTTTAGAAGGAACATATAGACCAATCCCAACATCAGTTTCGTCAATGTTTACGAGCACCGCAGAACTAGCTGCTGGAAAAAGAACGCAACAAACTCGCACAGCAACAAGTTTAATAGGAAAAGTTAAAGAACGTTTAGATTACGCAGATGATCAACCAAACTCTTTATTTAGATTTTTTGGAAGATTAGTTAACAGACAGGCCGATATAGAAAACGATGCCGTAATGGCTAAACTCATATCTGGTGAGATCGATGAAACATTTTCAGTTGGTGGGTTTGGAAGAAAAAAGAATTTACAATTACGCACTGAATTAGACGATGTTGGAGAAATTGCTAAATATAATTTACTTGATGTTGACTCAGGAGCACAAGTAGCATCACATTCTCAGTTAATGGAAGCATTTACTAGATTTGCAAACAGACAATTAAGCTATGGAACTAATAAATCAGTTCAAAGAAAAGTGCTTGGTTCGTTTGGGCCTGACGAACTTGGAGGTCTTGGCGTTGATGATATTACCGGAATATCAACTCCAGCTCAAGCAAGCAGGGTATCAGAAGCCTTAGCAAATCTCTTAGAATCTCAAAGAAAATCAATGGTTCCAGGAAATGAAAATGATTTAAAAAGATATCAGGATGTAAGTAAGGCTTTTGCTAGAATTAAATCTTTTGCAGACATAGATGATTTCTCGCAACAATCAAAGATGTTTGAAAAATCATCTAGCATTGTAACTAAAGGCGATGAAATGTCGTCAGAAGTATTCAGATTTCTTCTAGAAAGAAAAGCAATACTAACCGGCGATCCAATGACGGTAATGCAAAATGTTAGTTCTGCTATAGATGATTTAACTGCAAGAGGGATTATATCATCTGCACAAAAAGCAGAAGCCCAAGCTTCTGCATTATCTACAATATTTAACTTAACAGCATTCGAAACATATAAGTTCAATCCTGGAACCGGGTTGTCTGGAGTAGAAGAAAATTTAACAGGAGTCTTACAAAACCCTTTAAGAAGATTCCAAGAAACGCGAAAATTATTAAGCGATCAATCTCTAAAAGGCTTATTAGATCCACATATTGAAGGTAACATAGTTACAACTGGTCAATCTTCAATGGTTTCTCAAATGGGTATAAATAAACCATTTGCTGTGTTTAAGAAAAATTTGGGAATGGGAAGATATGTAGAGAAACCATCTGCAAGTCCTTTATCCGGACAATCCGGTCCAGAGACATACGCATTTGTTCCAACTTTTGGCACAGCTCTTAAGAGGAATCCAAAAGCAGCATTACTCAGCGCTGCTGGAATAAAAACATATGGAAATGAAGAAGGTTTTTCTTTAGCATCTGTTCCAATATCTCATGGTTTCAATAGATTAAATAGATACTTTGGAACTGTTGGTTCTAGTCTAGATCCAGATAATTTCCACGGTCCTCTTGATATGTATTTCAGGGGAATGAATGCAGAAAGAGTACTGCCAGCAGTTGCCATAGGTACAACTGCATTAGCTGTCGATAGAACCGTAGGCGGATATACCCAAGGAAAAGACGAAAGAGGAGAAAGAGTATATTCTCCATTTGCACTTGGTGCAGTAGCTAGAGTTGGAGTTGAAGCCCAAGCAGCAATATCTGGTGTTGTACCTGGCGGAATGGGTTACGGACAAAAAAGACAGCAGTTATTAACTGGCGAAGTGCCAATTAAAAAGGGAAGATACTGGCCTCTAGGTAATACAAAATTTAGTGGTGGAAAGATAGAATATTACAGACCATCTTGGTATAGAAGACTACAAGGTGGAGCGATGTTTACATCAGACACTTATGGCAGTCCAATGGAAAAGATGTTATATTACAATGACTTTTCTCCACTAAGACCATTAGACCCTTATAAGTTTGAAAAAAAACACTATCAAGATAGACCGTATCCTGTAACTGGAGAATACTTTTCTGGACCGTTTGGTGCAGCAGTACCAGTATTAAATGCAACTATAGGAAGAATCCTAAAGCCTCAAAAGGTAATGCATAAACAGGAACTAGACAGAGCATTATCTAGCTACGTTCCAGTTGGCGCCAGCGGTGCCTACATGCCTCAGGAGGCTCCTGGCAACGTTGGATACGTAGAGCAAAGGGATCCAGCTGTTAGCTACCCAGCAGCTCGTCCAGCCGCTTATGGCGGAAAACCGCTTAGGTTTATATCTCCACTGTCAGACTACGCTGGTGCAGCAGCCTCATCTCCAATTGGAGGTATAGCTGGATCTTATAATATTTCTCGTTCAAATCAAATGCTAGCTAACAGCAGCGGACCATTAAATACCGCAAGACAGTTGGTTCGTGGTCAGTCTGGAGCGCAAAACGACGCTTTAGCAGCAGCAGCATATCAAAGAGTTCCTGTTTCATCTCAGGTTCAACCAGTTCAATTTGGTCCACCAACAGGACCTGGAATTATGCCATCAAAAATTGTTGCAGCAGGCTTGCCAATAAGATCAGGTAGCAACGAATTCCAATCTGGAGAACTTGGTTACAGGTTGCAGGAAACATTTGGTATATATGGTTTTGCTGGTGGCAATATAAGATCTGCTCTTGGCTTTGGTTCCTATGACTTTGAACCAGACAAATCAGTTTTACAATCAGCATCAAAAGCATATGGCACTACTAGAGCTTTTTGGGATTTAAACTTAGGTGGATTAGGAGACGTACCTCTTCAATCTGATGGTGCTCTTGGAAATATTGAAGCTTCTGAAATAGTCAGAAGATTTATTCCAAAGGAAAGAACTAATGTTAATTTCATTAACCCTATTAAGAATACAATGGGTAAGCAGTATCCATTCCTTCCTAACAGTAGTAACTTTATTGACTTTACTACAGGTGATCCATTCACTAAGGTAAAAGAAGGTGAATTAAGATTGCCAGGTGTGGGTTACGAAAGATTTAATAGAGTTTATTCTGATTCCAATGGAAGATACGGAGCAGTAAACCAACTTGACATTCTTGCTGACGTAGCTCCATACTCTAAAGAGTTTAGAGCTTTAAATTCAAGAATAGATAAAATGGGATTAGGTGAAGATGAAAGAATTAAAGTTGGACAAATAAGAGCTCAGCAAAATGCTATAGCACAAAGTAAAACTGATTTTACTCCTTATACGGATTATTCTACAGTTGAAAAAATAACTAACCCAATACGAACAATAAAAGAATCTGTACTACACACAGACAACTTTATTAACAACAAATTTACTGGAAAGAAAACAGCAACTGAAGATTGGGAAAGAAGAAATGTTTATGGTTCAACATTTCCTGAATGGCAAAATCCAGTTGAAAGCTTTATTAAACCAATCTATTATAAAGGAACTCAAAGAAACCCTCTCTTAGCGGCGGGAATAGGAGCAGTTGCATTTGGTTCTTTTGGTAAAACTAAAAGAATGCAAACAGCTCTTGCAACTGTAGGAGCTGTAACAGTTGGTGGTTATTCAGCTCTTCAGAAAATGAAAGAGACTAGATATATTCCAATAAATAGAAAAAAAGAATTAGCACTTGAAGAATATGTTGATATATTAAGTTATGTAAAAAATAGAACAGCTGCAGCCAGAGCAGAAAAAGTTGGAGATATAGAATCAGCTAAACAATTTATGTTAGCTAGTAAAAAAACAATGTATGGCGCAGATCTTAATACGAAATCGATAGACCAACTTGCAGCAGCAATACCAAAAAGAAAAAGAGAACACTTTAGAGCAATGCTTGAGGCACCTAAGGGTGAGAGAAGTAAGATATTATCTACTGCTGGAAGATTAGAAAGAAGAATATACGAAGCTGCTTGGGGAATGCCAGTAGAGAGAAAACCGGATTTAGTAAATTATTTTACTAGACATGAACTACCTGCTGCTGGTTCTGAAGTATGGCATCCAAATACAAATATGGAACATGTAAAAATAAAAATGGGTCAATCAATGGGTCTTGAAATGTCACAAATGGGTTACTTCCCACAGCAAGTAAAAGAAGCAAACTTAGTTAACCCTAGTTATCCCATGTTTGGGCAGGGGGGTTCTTCTCCAGAAGATGTTAGGTCTAAATTACAAAGACTTATGTTTGACATGGGAATAAATGGAAACATATCTCCAGTAATGAACAATTCAAATCCAGGTTCAGTAAATATTATGGCTGGAATAAGAGGATAATAAAATGGCAGACATAAACCCTTCAACGTTAGCTCCAGGTCTTGGTCGAGAAATAAGCAAAATACCTAGATCTGTTATAGAAAAACAGGACATCTATGCAAGAGGTTTAGTAAGATTTGATGAAGCTACTAATGACCTAATTAACACCGCAACTTCAACGCGTTATAAGACTTTACAGGAAGCAATAAATGATACAGCTAGACTTGGTATTTCTGAAGTAAACGTATTTACTGGAACAAGAGGAGTTTTATCTCCAGACCCTTCTGGCTTTGGACCCCTTTCTGATTTAACATATAACATTAATGAATATTTAAGATTAGATAATCCAGAAGCAAAAGCATTTAAGTCAAGACACGCAGTGTTAAGTAGTCTTGAAGGAAAAAATATTGAATTAGTAAGAATTGGATATTCAGACACTACAGGCGAAACAGTAAGTCAAATGTCTCAACTGTATGACGATCTAGTAAGTTTTCCAGATTTAGATATTATGGCTGGTGGTGGTGTAGAGAAACGATTAGCAAAAGGAGACATTTTACCACCAGGATACTTGGCATCGAGAGATGGTTCTTCTATTCTTTTAAGGTTAAGATATCAAACAGATGAAGGATATAAGTACTTAAGTGGTGAAGAAACAGTTTCTTTATTCAATACATTAGATGTTCAAGATTTTAATATAGATAGATTAGCAAAACTTATAGACCCATTAGATGCTGATGGATCTATGAATCTTGGAAAAAACTCGGAACAAATATTAGGTAATCAACTTGGCAAATCTGGTAAAAGGAAATGGCAAAGTTTAGTAGAAAGAAATATGGTTATCGATCAAGAAGGAGTTGGTGATATTGTTAGTCATTTATCTAAAAGAGTAGATAGTCAGTTTAGAAGTGTAGCTCCAAAAACTCTTGAAGATTCATATTTATTTTTTGATCCAGCTTTAGAAACAACATTAAAAGCTTTTGGCTTAGAAGAAAGCTACACCAATACATTGTTGGGAGACGCTTCACTTACTAAACAGGGAAGATTAGGTATTCTCAGGGAAAGACTTGGAACCGGCATTGCCATGGAGGGAGAAACAGCGCAATCAGCTCAGCAGTATTTTCGTTCAGCTTTAGAACTACAAGGTTTAGCTGGAGAAGATGAGTTTAATCAATTTGCAGGTGTTATACAATCACAGTTTAGAGAAAGTATTGCAGATAAAAAAAATCAAAAAATTTCTTTAGATGACATTATATCAAGAATAGAAAAAGCGGCTGATGGAGAAGGCGTCCCTGCTGAACTTAAAGGAAAGTATCAAAGATACGTAAACGCTCTAGGTGAAATGAAAAAGATAGATGACGGTTCTGGATTTATTACCGGTGTACCCATGAAGCAACATGCAAATAGTCTAAGGTCTTCCATAAAAGAAGCTGAAGCAATACTTAGTGCTAATACTTATGCGGAAGGTAGCGATGAAGCGATTCATCTTACTGGAAAAATTCAAACTTTTAGATCTGAACTAGACAGAATCGTAACTGATTCTGATAGTTTTTTAAAAGGAGGAAAATTAGCTTTAAGAGAGTTTAAACACGATACAGCTAGAATGTTCATAGGAAGGGGTCAGGGTAAATCTGTTTTTGACTTAATACAAGGAGAGATGGAAGATCGTTTAGCTAACCTTGGCTACATGGGCGCTGGCTCAACTGAGCTTCTTAAGAAAGAAATTAGTTTTGCCAGATTAGCAGCGCCTGGCAGTGGGGAATTGGGCCCACATGTTGGCCAGCAAATCACTATGCAAATAAATAAAGGGCATGGCAGGGACATGGTTTATAGTGAACCACAAGCTATGTTATTCCACAGGGAGCAATATGGTGAAGACTTTGCTAGGCAAGTTGGTGAAAGCGCTCAAATTCTCGAAGGAGAAATAAAAAACATTTCTGATGGAATTGTAAGTGAAAGATTAAGAAGGTCAATACTAAACGACGCAACTCTTGATGTAGAGGGTATGGATACAGAAACGCTAGTTGAAAGATTTGGTAGTAGAGAAAACGCAGTTAGAATTAGAACAAATGCAAAAAATCTACAACAAGTTTTGTCATCTGGGCAAGTAAGAGTAAACGAAATACCAGAGATAGCTAATCAGTTATTAAATCAAGCTCAAAGAGAAGCATTTAGAGATGGAAAAACATATAAGAGATTTGTTGGCGGAAAAGTTCAAGACATGCCAATATTTAATTACGCAATGCCTTACGCGCAAAGACAAGCTATAGATACCGAAGGAAGAATATCAAGAGGTGTTGGCAGTAAAGTTCTTGGAGTTACAGATGACACCACGTTTAGTAGATTTACAACTAAATTTGGAGATGAATCATATAATTTATCTTTATTTAAATTTAGACACGTTGGACATAAGATGTTAGTTCCAGATATCGCCTCTTCGAGTTTAGGTTTATATGAAGCTGGTGGTGGATTCGACTTAGACGATAAATGGATAACTAATTTACAATCAATTAAAAATAGTGAAGGTGTAAGAAAACTTGCATCATTTGCTTGGCGTCAACCAACTGGTCCTCAAGAATTTGCGCTTATGGCACCTCATCTAGATGAAGACACTATAATGAGAATGTTTGGCGATGAAACTCAAATGGGAGAAAAGTTTAGAAGAGTTTCAAATTCGGTATCTGACATGATAAATAATAGAACTGGATTTGTTCTTGATCTTTCTTCCGATTTAAGTGGTCAACCGTCAGCTTTAGGTATGGAGCAATTAAGTAAAGAAGAAAAAATATTTAAATATCTTAACTCACTAGCTCATGGCTCAAAAGAAGTAGCTCAAAAATTTAAACAATCCGCTGGAGATATAACTCAAGAAGATTTAGAAAGAGCTATATTTAAGTTGGTTGACTTGAATGGAGAGCAAGGAGCTTCAGTCGAGCTATTTACGGGTCAAGCAAGTGTTAATGTAGATGATTTCGCAAGGGAATATATGGGTGCTGGTGAAGGTGGAGTTAAATCAGTAAAGAGTAAGTACTTTAATATTGGAGCAACATCAGATGCAATAATCAAAAAAGCCGCTATGACAGACAAAGGAGTAATGTTAGCATTAAATGCAGATGAAATATTAGAATCCGGAAATGCTGGACTCATAGCAAGTTATAGACAAAGTAGTTTAACTCAAATTTTAAAGTCTTCAGCTTCCCCTGTTGAAGATAAAATTTTTATCAATTCAATTGAAAAAATGTACAATTCGCAAATGGGAGCAGGTTCCTACAAGGAAGCTTTTGATTATGTGTCTAGTAGATCAGCTGATACGGTAATGACCCCTATGGATTTTGCTGTTAGAGTATCAGGAAGATTGTATAAAAACTCAGTGCAAGATGGGTTAGAAGAAGTAACAATGCGGAGTTAAAACTGCCTTAGATTCAATGTTTCAAAGAGCTAACGTTGCTTCAATGTCTGCTTCTCGTGGAGAGTTGGGCAAATATGTCAATAGACTTGGTTGGGCAGTTTCCTCAGAAGAACAAAGACTCGCAGCGCTAGGTAGACTAAAGGATTATGCACAAGGACCAAATGGAAACATAGAATTAGAAAAATTAATTACAAATATTGAAGCTATGACATCTCTTGTTCAAAATCCAGAAGGCGCAATTGACTCAGCTGTAGGCGCAAGTATGAAAATAAATTTGGCCGCAACAAATAAAGATATGCTCATGGCATATAATCTCACTAGAGACGCTGGCTTCTCTGATGAAGTTGCTCAAGGAGCATTATCAAACGCATTGTATTCCCTTATGTCGGAAGACAACGCTACTGACTTACATGCAATAGCAGGAAGAGCCGGATTGGATATTGCAGATTTTACTGACAACTCTAAGCTTGTAAACGCAATACTTTCAAGAAATGATAAATTTAGCGAAGAATTAATTGGTCTTATAAACGTAGCAACAGAAAATACAGGAACAGCACTTGTTTCTAATACTGCAAAACAAATGGGTATGATAAGAGCTTTACAAGAGTTGTATCCCGAAGCAGATTTTAGCGGAATAGGAATGGTTGGATTTGACGACTTTGCAACACACTTAAAATTATCTGGTATTACAGATCTTGCAGGCAAAGGTGATGTTAATACGGTAATAGATTCAATCGTCAAAGGAGCAAACGAAGTAGCAGGAGCTCTTGGGGTAGATTTACCAAAAGGTAGTATCATACAAAAGATAGATGATATTACTAGGGCTGTGAATGCATCAAAGGGTGTTAAAAAAGTAACTGGAGAAGAAGTTAAGCTAAAACTTCTTGAGCTTTTTGGCCTACAGGGCGAAGCTAAAGAAAATTTTGGAACAGCTAACATAGATGACATCATGACAAGCGTCAATGCTAAACTCTTAAGAGCTCAAGAGAGGCTTGGTAGCATAAAGTACAATCAGTATGCGCCATTTAAAACCCTCGCTGATGCCTTTAATACGGAACAATTAAATGAGGCGATGAATGAATTAAGTGGAGTTCTTACAACTCGTTTGGGAGATCCCGAAGGACTCGTTGGAAAAACAATGCAAGACATAATGATTGAAGATAGTCTTTTAAGGGATATTGAAGACATGAAATTTAATGGCTACACACTTCGCAGTAGAAAAGATGTAGCAGCAAAATTAATTGAGAGAAATTTAATGACCGAAGATGAATTATTTGATTTATTAGAGAGTAAATCACCTCGTCTTTTTGAACAAAAAAGAACAACGATTATAAATACACTAAGAGCATCAGATAGTTTTGCGCAACAAGAAGCTAAAACCACTCTTCAAGAATTTTTTACTGCTCATATCCAAAGATTTCAAACTGATGAAACTAAATTTAATACCGTAGAAGATGTTATGGATAAATTATTGTTTCAGATAGAAGAAATGAAAAACGCAACACGCATTTCAAATCCTAGTATCATTGAAGAAACTAGTAGAAGAATGGGATTTGCATTTGAAAATGCACTAGCCTCAGCTGAGGCAATTGAAATTGCAGTACCGGGAATGAAGCCATTTACCCTTCAAGAATTATCTGCTTTTGTTAGAACTAATAATGAATTAAGGTTAACTAACTTTTCTGCAAAAAATCAAACTGATGATATGGTTAATTTAATAGAATCACTTGCAAGCAAAAATGCTGATTTAGATTTAACAGTTCCATCTAACTTAATGGATAAAGACTTTTTATCTAAACTATTTAAAGTAGATAGAATCTCAGCAACAAATGCTGAGATTAATATGCTGGAAAGAGTTCCTAAATTAGTTAACCCAGAAGAAGTTCAGCAAGTTTTAGATGGCATGATTAAATCTTCAATAGATTTAGAATTCTTAGAAGATTTTCTTGCTTTTAATGGAGAAGACTTAGATCCAACAGGTGGCATTATTGGTCAAAGAATAAGAAACGCTGCTGTTGGTAAATCAGAAGAAGAAATTGCACAAGAGATTTCAAATAGAGTAAGATTAATAGGTTCAATTAAAAGGAGATATTCTGCTGTGCTGGAAACGCAGCGTCCCGCATATGCTCAATTTAATGCCATGCTAGAGGGTGGTGAAGAAATAGCAGAAGGAATAATTACTCCTGGTTTAAGGGGTGAAGCAACCGAAAGATCGCTGGGAACAATTGATGAAGCAATAGAAAACATGATGAAGAAATTTATGCGTGAAGCCGATGATAAAGCAGCTAGCGCACTCCGTGCGTCACTTGCTAGTAGTTATGGTGATGCGGGAGCTACTGCTTCTGGAAAATATACAAGAATACAAGACTTTATGAAGTCACCACAGATGAGAGAATTATATGAAGGCGCATTAAAAAATAAAGGAAAGATAGCTGGTGTAGCAGCGATAGCCACTGGTCTTGCAATTTTTGGATCTATTAATAAAAAAGAACATACTCAAGAAGCAATGTCTGGTCCACCATTATTGCCGGGTGGTAATCCATACGAGAGAATTCCAAGTTCACCAATGGGATTTTCAGACGCGCCAATTTCACAAAATGGTCAAGGAATGTCTTATAATATATCAGTAGATGGAGATCAGGACAACATGGAGCAATTTATGAATAGAGCTCGGATTAGTAACAAATGGGAATGTCCAAGGTACTATGCATGATAGCCTCCCTTCTTTAGGACGTAATCCTTACGACGATATAGCGGGTTCTTTCTAATTTTAAATTAAAGGATAAATTATTTTATGGCTGATAACCTTCCTACTGGATCTGGTGGGGTAGCTAAAACTAACGCCAATTTAGTGGCAGCTGCTTCAGGGCCAAAAGCTAACAGTGGCACCCCTAGCCCAGCTGGTGCAGCAATTACTTCACGGGCTAGCTAAAAGAACAAACGATTCAAGGTCAGCAAGCATACATGGATTCTCTCCAGAAGCTGAAGCCCCATCTGATCCGCTAAAGGGATCATATGAAGGATACATGAATTCATCTCCAGCTTACATCCAAGCTAATGGAGCTGGTTATGATAATAAAGCAAATCAACAAGCAAGATATAATAAAAAAAGCTTTTCCCTTACTGGCGATTCTTTAGCATTAAAAAATAATTCAAATAATATAAAAAATTCTGCTATAATAGATAACTATTCAAGTTCTTTAAAAAGAAATTCTTCTGGAGACAGACTGTTGCAAATGCGTAAAATAGAAGGAATGTTTTAGGTAGTATCTATGACTATAAATCAAGAAGCATTCTATTACATAAAAGAACAGTTTACCACTAAGCAGCAAGTAGACGATTACGTTCTTGAAATCCAACAGGTAACATTAAACGCAAATTCAAACATACAACCTGGGCCAGCATTAGCTAAATTACAAACAGTTTTACCTGGTTTTGCCGGCACGATAGGTGTGTGGGCTGGTGTTGAGAGATTGCCATGGGGTATTAAAATTGCTCCACCTGATTTTAATGATATTGCTTGGCGTAATGCGGCAATTGCAGCCATTAAAATACAAGATACAAAAATGAATGCTGAAAACGATATCACTTATATAGTTGGCATTCTAAAGAAGTTTGATAAAAAAATACCAACTAAAAATGTTGATTTAACAGACGTAGCTTACGCAAAAGCATTTGAAGCATGGTATAGCGCAGCTTATTCTAAGGTTGATTCGTGCTGGCACTATATAGAGTCAGCTTCAGCAATGGCTAGCTTTATTGCAGAAAGAGTAAAAAACTTTAATATAGATAGTGATAATCCGGAAGATGTTCAAGAACCTCCAGCCGTTGATGAGAATTCACTTGGTACAACAATAGAAAGGGCAGCGGCTTTAGAGGAATTCATAAGACGTGGAGCAGCTATAATTGGTTTTGATCATTCCGATAACTCTTATTCTTCAATTTCTCAGTATTATGAAAGCTTAGTAAGAAAAAACAATGCGAGTTTTGTTTATGATAAAGCTTTTCAGGATAACTATGTTAATCAATTCATAGCAGTTGCATCTCCAAGTACGGATATATATAAGTTAAATGACACTTACCAAAAATCTTTGTTTGATAAAATTGAAGCATCGGGTCTTTTTGATCTATTAAGCTACATCGATGCAATGCAGGCATTTGGTAGAGCTAGACTGTCTACCCTTGAAAGAGTTACGGGTAGTGCCGGTGCAGCAAACGTATTAGATGGAGTAAGAGACACTGGTTGGCTTCAGCAGCTTACTGTTGTCCTACAAAGACTCTCTAGAGATCCCGTAACATTAGCTACAATCTATAGATATTTCCCAGAGCTAGTTAATTTCTTTTTTGCCGCACTAGCAGCAACGGCTGACTATTCAAACGGTGGAAAAGGTGGCGGCTCAGAAGATAAACTTAATGATGGTCAAGCAGTATTAAATGATTTGATGGCTGCTCTTGGTCAAGTTAATGGTGAAAATATTTTTACTGGTGCGTGGGATCTAATTAACACTGGTCAAAGAATAGAAAAAGCTATTGCAGAGTTTCCGTTTAGACAAAATATTCCACCGTCTTCTCCTGATATATTTCATCTTAGATTAGGTGCAGCTAATTTCTATGTGCCACCAATTGGTATTGATGTTCAAACTCAATTCAAAACAAGTAGCTTAGGAGAGGGCGCGCTAAGACAAAAAAATAGTCCAAAGTTTAATTCTGGATACAAGCATACAACTGTCAGTATGCAATTGTTCTTTCCAAACTATGAGGAGATATGGGGTATTTCAATCGAAGACGCTTCAAAAATTACCCTTAAGGATAACTTCACAATAGACTTTAGTGGCAATGGTGACAATGAAGAAAAGATAGATAAGTTCCTTTCATCGCTAAGAGGTTTAGTTGCCGCGTTTAAGTATGCGCCATTTCTTCCTATTAGAAATCATTATCTAAATTCTGTATACGGAATAACTGGTGTTGCCCTTCAGGGGATGTCGATCTCGACAATACCAAGCTACCCATTTGCATTAGTGGTTACATTAAATCTATACAACTTTAACCATAAGCCTTTCCTACCGATGCTTAATGACTTTAATCAAGCAATACATTGGGGTAAGTTTAGGCAGTATATGGGCAAGGCAGCTGGAGCTCTTCATAATTATATAAATGAAGAATTCTTAATGTTTGGCAAAGAGGGTCTCCTTAATGCAACAAAAGACGCAATGGTTTCAGTTGCCGAAGCAATGCTTGACACCGATAGAGACGGAGATGTCACTCAGGATGACTTAAGAGGCATTCAGGCGGCTTCTGATAGGCTCTCGGCCCAAGCTGGGATATCTCCTTCTAAGATCGTTAACGACGCTCTCCTTGGCTATAAGAACGAAGTGTTTACTACTAACGTAGTTAGAGAATGGACAAACGGTAGCAACCTATCATTTTACATGCCAGCTGAAACTCAAACTAAAATATTTACTCCAGACGTATCTGGATTTCAATCCGCTGAAGAAAAAGGCTTGACTGATACAGGTAGAAGTTTTTGGAATCAAATGTTGGCTAACTTTGGTATAGATATAAATGAATCAGCTGGATATCATAGAGATTTAGATTCAGTTATAACAACTTCAACAGGAAATATCGTTGAGTATACTGTTAATCAAAAAATCGTACAAAGTATTGACATATTAACTGCGGGAAGAAATACAACAGACTTTCAAAAAAAAGCTTATGATTTTATCATAACAAGTTTTATATTTCAGAATCCACAGCTTGATTCCGATAGGAAAGCCTACTTAAGAGATTTTGATAGAACAGAAAACGCATATGAAGATACAGAAAGATATGTTTTTGGAGCAATTGTTTTCCAGGATGAAACACTATCTCAGATAAAATCTTTCTTTAAATCTAAAGCATTGAGCACAACCTCTTATCTTGATTTTTTGGTTGATGAGTATTTGCAAAAAAGAGCAATAAATGCAGGAAAAACTAAAGATGATGAATGGAAAGAGAACGAAAGATCAATAATTAAGAAGCAGTTTGCTGCTGGTTATAGTTCTATGGTGTATGAAAGATTCTTTAAGGCTGGACCAATCAGAGATTTGATGGAGGCAGCTAGAGAAAGAAACGGGAGTTTCCACATAAGAGAGTGGGAAGTGCCAATGATAAGAGTTGATATAGATCCAGCTAACGCAATCGTTACCGATGTCTCTATCTCAATGAGTAATAACATAATTCCTCTGCAGGTACAAATGCAAGATGAGCCAACCTATCAACACATTGGTGGTGGAGATAGTTATATAAATATTTCCATGAAAGTATTTGGTGAAAAAGAATTAATAAAATTAAGAAAAATATTTGATCATATTAACGGATTAGCCAGACTCGAACATGCTGCTGGTGTTATGGGCTTTTTGGGTATCAAAAATATAATAACAGCTTTAGCTGGGGTTAAGTATGTTCTTCCTCTTTCGTTCAATGTTTCAACTATCCCAAATTTTCCACATGTCTATGATGTTTCTTTAAGATTAGTAGACTTTGATATATTTCAACAAAAGCGTGAACAGTTATCTTCTGATCAACAAAGAAAGATGATTGAAGAATTCGGAACAAAGAAAAATCCATTCCTAAGAATGAAGCAGCTGTGGGGCTCGTTTAATTCATATCCAGACTTTCCATTGGAGATTAGAAATAAGGATAGCGAAGTTGTAGGATGTCTTGATCCAGATTTCTATTTTAGAAGTTTTGAGATGTTCGATAGAGACGTTATACGTAGCGTTACCGAAAATAAAGGTAAGCTCTCTAGGCTTAATACATTTAATGTTGACCCATCTAAGGAAATAACAGTAGTAACACCCTATGGATCAATGACCCATAAGGGTTCTGCGGTCGTTGCTAAGTTTAGAGAATATATATTAAATGATCAATTAGATGAATTAAAAGCTTACTCTAGGGGAACATTAGGATTAAAGGCTTCAGAAACAGCTTCTTATATAATGGAAGCCTTGTTAGACGTTGATCAACCTCATGATAAATTTTTATTAAACTATGTAGACTCTTTAGACGAAGGTGAATTTGATACTAAGGATTTAGCTGACTCTAGTTGGAGACTATCTTCTGGTCAATTAAAAGCTGGAGACCTATCAAGCTCCAATGAAGAAGCAAGATCAAAGCTACAAGCTTCATTAGGTGGAACCGCAGATGGTTTTGCGGAAGACGGATACATAAGCTTTAGCCCAGATGAACTAGACGCACATGCTATTATAAATACTTTTCCATCAGCAGAACTTGGTGACCCAAAAATTCCATCAATGATACATACTGCAGACGGATATCAATTTGGATATATCGATAAAAAAAATGGAAGATTTTATTTAACCGTAGATGACGTTGCTGTTAAAAAAGATAGTTCAGTTGAATACGTGGGAATAACCGACACTCAGACACCAGATGTTGGAACAACAAAATCTTTAACCGGAGTTCCTGGAGCAAAAGCGCTATCTGAATATCAGTACTCATACTCGTCAGGGGATGAAGGTAAACCAGAGACCATGAAGTCAAATGGTAATTCAAAAAGTGTTACTGATCACTGGGAAAAAATGATGGTAGATACTCAGTATAGAGATATATCAGGAAGAATGGTCAGAGCTTTCCCTACATATATGCTCTGGTTAATAGACGAAAAGAATTTTGCTGGCACAAAACTATTTGACAATTTCTACGGACTGCAGTCTATAATAGATTTCTCTGTAGTATCCTCTGAGGATATCTTAGGTGATACGTTGGTATTTAGAGCTTCCAATATGTACGCAAAGCTTTCTACAAAAGAAGCTACAACAATATTTAGTGGAAGTGGTGAAACAGAAGATAAGCCTGGTGTAGATAAATTATCACTAACTTCTGGTCTTGAACAGGTAATTGATAGAACTTTAAATTTTGCAAGAAATCAATTAGGTCATATGGAAAGTCAGTACATTGTTGACATAGAAAACATAAGACTTAAGCCAGGCGTAAGAGTTCATCTAAGAGTTGGTTATGGCGCAAATCCAAACTCACTTCATACCGTATTCAATGGTGTAATAACTGAAGTTGAATTGGGAGAAATAGTTACTGTCACATGTCAATCTGACGCTATTGAACTTAGTCCAGTTGTAAACTCTGTTGACAAAAAAGGATCTAGCGGTCACATAGATGGCGGTCTTAATACTGGATTGTACTTATCTGAACCAAGAGATTTAATGGTTAGACTTCTTTCGATGGGCACATCTAGAACAAGAGAAGCTTTTGCGCATGCAACAAGGGGAACTGTATTTTCTGAAAATAAATTTGGAATTAAACACTTCGGCATGATGCTGTACGAGCCTTTAACAGATGCAGAACGAAATAAGAACGCCGGTATCAGAAATGCAGCGTCAGATGCATATCTGGCAGTTGGTCAGGGTAGTGGCATAACCGGTGGAGCTGGTACAGTAGCCGGTGTTTTAAACCCATTTGGTGATAACTCAAATGGAACTGGAATTGGTGGATCACCATTTGGTATCGACGTAAGACTACCAATGGTTGGAATCATGAGAACAATGTGGTCAAACTTTGCAGCACAACCAGATCTAGAGTTGTTTAAGAGAAATATTTATCCAGGAAACGGAACTGGTGTAGCTCAATTTCTTGGTGGTGACCTAGGAGACGGTTGGTCAAATGCGGCATCCTTGACACCCGAAGACATGCCAAATCCAAGGTTAGATTATCAAAATAGACTTACAGATTCTTCGTGGAATAATCTACTTCAAAGATATGATGGAGGATCCAAAAACGCCTCAGCTGCAATAGACAATCTAACGTTGGGAATGGAAGCAAGAGCTAGTGGCGGAACTGCAGCTGCAGTGCTTGGTGGAGGACTGCTGGCAGCAGGAACTGCATTAGCCATTGGTACGGGTGGTATTGCACTTCCATTCATAGGTGGAGCTATGGCAGTTGGCGGAGGAGCATCACTGCTTGGAGGATTAAGTGGTAGAGGTGGTGTAAACATTTGGAAAACGTTTGGATTAATTAGTGACCTTGACGACGACATGGCAGGCTTTGATGAGGTTTCATTTAGAGCGCAAACATACATGAAATCTGTTTGGGATCTTTTTCAAATGTGCGCAAGACTACTTCCAAACTACATTGTTGCCGTAAGACCATTTGAAGATAGGTCAACTGTATTCTATGGTAAGCCACACTGGTTGTATACGTCAGCAGTAGTTCCAATTACTACTGGTTTTCCTTCTGAAGACAAAGCAGTGCGCCTCGGCCTTAAAAGGCCATCTTATAGAAGTCCCGATTCAGAATTAATGGATCTTTTAACAAAAGTTAATAAGCAATCAAATTCTACTGCTGATTATGAAGCATTTAAACAAGGACAAAATCCATCAATATCTATTTCTGAAATAGTTAAACAACAATCATCTTACTCAGATATATATGCGCCAGCTGGAATCCTAAGAGGAAAAGTTATTAACTTCTTAGATCCTTGGAGAACTGCATATTACGGTAATAGTAAAACAACAAAAGAACAATTGACGAATGATATTTTATCTGAAATACCAAAAAACAAAGGTTATGTAACAGTTGGTTTCCACTTACCTATAGATTCTACTGGACAGAATGCTTCCGAAGTAGACATAGAAAAGATGAAAAGCTTACACGTAGAAATACCTCAAATGCCACTTAGGTTTTCTTTCCCATTTTTCACAGACAGAGTTGCTGGAGCAGTTTTATTAGATTACGCATTTTACGCACTAAGTAATAATAGATCAGGAGAAGGTGATGATAGGCTTAAAACTGGAACCATACATGATGGTGATAAAGATTTTGAAAAATTAGGTCACGATACTCTATATACAAGTTTATTAGACACGGAAGCATCCCTCATTGCTAGTTCACTAACGGATCAACGTGAAGGAGGAACAGAAGATGAGTTCGTCATAAACTTAGCAGCTGTTTCATTTACTGCGGCAGTTAATCCAATTAATTCATTTGGTAATGATAAATTTATATTTGATTTAAGTACAAGTGGAGTAACTGGGAGTAAGTCACTGATAAGAATGCCACTACCTTCACTACTGGAACAAGTTAGGGGAATAGAAAAACTTGAAGGCTCTTGGGAGTATGAGTACATTAATCAAAGAACGATTACTTCTGGAAGTCCATTTAGTTATAGAGATTGGGGATCTCCAGCAAGTGCTCTTGATGAGCAATTCTACATAGCTATGAGATGGCCATATGAAATAACTGAAGATAAAGATGATGAAATATTCAAAAAGTTTAAAGATGAGTATTTTCCAGATAGAGATGTAAATCAATTTTATGGTAAGCCAAAAGATTACAAGAATAGAAAAGTTTTAGTATACAGTCCAACAACTAGAACAGCTGTTGTTTGTAAGCCAGCATACTTCTTATGGGGAACGGATAAAGCTGACTTAATTAACGGCTCTTTAGCTGCAAATGATAATACAGATAGTGAAAATAGAACTGATGATAATTTTATAAATTTTAAGAGTGATTCTTTTAAGGAAGTAGATTTAGCAGCAGTCGTTTCTCCAGATGCTGCGTACTACCTAGGTGTAATGCACCTTACGGAAAATGAAAAAGAGTACTTTGGTTCAGAGAATGATAAAATAGGTAATGATAATAATCACGCAAATGCGTCAGCCCAGGCATTAGCAAAAGCCGGACTTGCTCCAACTCCAATGCCAAGAGATTGCTACTTCACTTTCGTAGATGATAGTGTTCCACTCGGTGTTGTAACAACAATATATAACCCAGCTAATGAGTTCAAGTATAATGGCGAAACTCATGTTGATATGGATTACTTTATTGGCTTTGGCGCTTTTGCGTCAGAAGGTGATGGAAAACTTATAGCAGAAAAGGCAACTAAAGCAGGCATGCAGAAGCTGGGGCTATCTGGTACGGCTGATTCAATTGAAAGACAACTAGAGTTATTAAATGAAAGACCAACAGCTTTTACAAATACTCAATGGCAAGAGTATATTCCAGTTACTGGAATAACACTTCTTGATCAAGGCCATTTTGCTGAAGCAGCCGCTAGGGGTGGAAACATCCTTGCTGGCAAAGAACAAGAAAATAGTTATTTTGATTACATTATAAACGAAGAGTACAGCGCCCTTGAGCGAGAAGCACTATACACTGTATTGGATGCCGAGCTTAGAAGTACTGGAGATGAAGATACTGGAACAGGAAGAGAACGTTTTGCTCCTGTATATGATCCAGCTGCACCAGAATCTATAAAAGCTAGAGAGTTTTTTGATGAAGGTTTTAGCGCTTCCACTCATGTAATAGCTGGAAATGGAAGAACTCTTAGTCAAGCAAATGATGTATGGGATCAATTTAGATTTAATTACCATAACGAAATAGCAATAAAGAAAATATTTTTTGATGCTTTTGGTATGGATCCCGATGATATAACTCCGCTTCCAGATTTCTTAATAACTATACTGCGAAATCCAAAAGCAAATCCAGATATATTTAAACTGTTTAGTGCCAATGGTCCAGATAGCACAGCGGTAGATGAATTTAGTTTATTACTTGGAAGTGACTTTATAGCAAATCCAAATCAAAGAACTGGAATACCATACGGTACAGCTGATTCAATGGAGAGGCAGATTGAATCAGGGTCTGGATCATTAGTTAGTTCAGATACAGTTAAGCAAGCTATCGAATTTGCCAGAAAAAACTTAGTCGATGCACCACTCGACGAGGGTGGATTAGTTAGATATTTCGATGCTTTAGTAAAAACAAAATATAAAAAATTAGGATTATTTTTACAATCACAATCTAATTTATCCTTAATACTTGGCGCTGATGTTGGTGGCGGACAGCCAAAAGTAGATGACATAATTAAAGATAACTTTACGCCAAAACAAGTATTCTTATTGATAGTTGGAATGTTTAGACAGGCAATGTGGCAAGATGCATATGCAAGAGCTTGGTTAGTATTAAAACCAAATAGACAATACGCCAGTGATGATATGTGGGACTTTAGTCCTGTTCACAAAATCTTTGCTGCATTTATCGATCCTAATCAAGACTATGCATCAAATAAAAGAAAGTTCTTGAAACTTTTAGCAGACAATAAAGGCGAAGGAAATAGTGCAGGTAACGTAGTTGGTGTGCTAACTCATAATATCGATAGCTTTTGGGATCAAAATATTGGACCATTATTTACAGCACTGAGTGATGGCTTATCAGGTCTAATGAATATGTTTAGAATGTCGATGCTTCAAATGGGATATGGTTTATCTAACATAGATAACTTCTCTCAGCAAGCAAACATTATGAATAAAGTATTAAATGACTCTATCTATTATTCATTAGGAAGACCTGGATCACTATTAAGAGCCATTGACAACCCATTCACTAGAGAGTATGGAGAACCAGTAGTCGAAGTACGTGAACCATTTCAGAAAATACACTACATAAGTTCATTCTCAACTATTATAGCTAATAATATACAAGAGACTATAACCAATGTAGCAACTCAGGTAACCGCTGTATCTGAAGGAAAGTATCCAGTAACAGTAGCTTTAGATAAAAGTATTCCAGCAGAAAGACAGGTTGAGAAAACTGTAGAGACTGGTTTATTCTTTGATAACATAGCTGGCGAAGGTCTATTCGGAATTGCTCAACCGTTATTCCATCCAATAGAATTTGCAAGAGGAGCAATAAAACTATCTCAAGGTGCGCCAGATGAACTAATGGCAAGAAGAGTTGGTCTAGCTCATCTTAAGGAATCTCTAAAAGATATTTATTCTGGAGAGTTAATTGTAATAGGAAGCGCAGATATAAGACCTCATGACTTAGTTTACCTCGCTGATGTTTATGAAAGAATGTATGGAATTTTTGAAGTCGAACAGGTTGTTCATCATTTTACTCCAAATATGGGATTCATAACGTCTATCACACCTAATGCTCTTGTGACTATAAATGATCCAGCAAGATGGTTTATGTCTAGTTGGATTCATTCTTGGATGTCAATTCAGAATATAAGAAATGATACAAGAAGTTTGATTAATTCAGTTCAAGCTGGAAGCACTGGAATCTTGTCTGGTGGAGACATTTCTGTTGACGGTATGTCAGAAGCGCTAAGATCACAGATGATGGGTGGTGTGCAATTTACTCATGGATCAAGTGCACTTATGTCCGACATAATGGCGAACTTTGCAGCCGAAGGATTAACAGATGCCCAATCTCAAATAGAGAATCAGATGAAGCAAAACTCTGAAAATGGAATTAGCTTAACCGGAATTGCAGCAACATACTTAACTACAGTTGGCCTAACTGCAGCAACAGCAGCAATCCCCGGTGGCGCAATTGCTGCCGGAATTGCTGGTGCAGTAGCATCTGATTTATTTTGGAAAGGCTGGAAGTGGGTCAGGGACAACGTTTTGGATCAACACGGCTGCTATATATCTTATCTAAATAAGAATGGTCAACCAATGGACGCAAGTCTTGCTATAAATCAAGGAATGGTTGTTGGCAGATACCATACAAAGAGACTTCTTCCTGGAATTTTAGGAGTAAAGAGTAAGGTTAGAACCGTTGACGGCAATGCATTTATTAGAAATGATGATTTACTTAAGAGTCTTGGCTGGAAAGAAAAAGAAATAACTGACTTAGTAAGATACGTGAGTTATGAAAATGCATTAGTTAATGCTGAAGTATTAAAGTACTCTGGAACTGGCCCAGATAAAACTGGCTTAAACCAATACTTTAAAGTGATATGTAAATTACATAATGTTATAGATGGTGATGAAATAGAAGTAGTAGACTTAATGAATCCAACTGGTCAACCTTTTAAGGTTAGACTAGAGGGAATAATAGCTTCAAGTCTTGGTACTTTCCAAGCGTACACAAATACTTCTATACAAGCTGGGTATAAGCCAGATGATCCAACAACTGCAATAAATGTTAATTCACCAGGTGGAAGAGCAGCAATCTTCGTAAGTGAAAGACTCAGAGATAAGCCTTTTGTTATTAGAGTTTCTCCCAATGATCAATCTTCAACTTCTATTTATACAGAAGATGATTTATCCCCTGGATCAAGAATCAATAATACAAATAGTTACTTCAAGGGTGTTAACTACGGAGATCAAGAAAGAGAAAAATCTTTAGGAACAGTATTCTATAGAATGCTTGATGAAGATAAAGAAACAAATATTTCCATAATAAGATCTTTCTTTGTTCAAAATCTTGGCTTAAGCATCATACAGAAAAAAGAAAAATTCAAAAAAAATCTTTATGGAGAATCAGTATTTGGTCAAAAGTTTGATGAAATATATAATTCAATATACACTTCTAATATGGAGAATCATTTTGAGATTACTGGAGAAACAGATCCGCTATTAACTATAACCAATGACGAAAGAAAATTGTTTAATGATTTAGTTAACTTTAAAATATTAGAAGTTCTTTATTCAAAAGCTTCAGAATGGCCATATATTTCTTGGGATGAGTACTATAATGACGGAGCGCCAGCGACTCTTAATTGGGAGCTAGTAACAAATAACTTAGCCCAAGTGTATACTGTAGATCTACTAAGAGAAAGAGCATCTACTGGCGGCTTAGATAGATCTATACCAACGCCAAGCTATGTTCAACAAAAGAGTGGATTATAATAATGTCTGATTTTAATTTTAGCTTAAATGACCTTAATGACTCAACTGCTTTTATATCAAAATTGTCAGAAGGCTACAACCCTAATGGAACGGCCAGCTTAGTCACTTCAGCCTCAAAAGAAGATTATGCAAATCAGACGTTAACGTCTAGAAATTTAACAGATATAATGGCTGGACGGAGCATTAACTAGAAACCCAGCAGCGCTAGCAGACGCATCAACAAAATTCGTTAGGTCGTCTCTTCATTCCATATTAGCAACAGGCATTCAATCAGGAGATGCTTTCCAAGTAGCTAATCCAGATTATCAGGGGCCTGGAGATTTAGAAGTGCTAAAGGGTGACCAGGCATACTTAAAGGTAGTTTCTCAGTCTTTAGTTGGAACTGGTTTTGCACCAACGTCAGTTATGAATCCTTTGTTAGAATCAACAAATGGAAAATGGCCAGGAAACGATAAGTCTAAAGTTGGAGATTCTACTGGAGCACTATTTACCCACAATAGCACCGCCTACACAATAGATGTCCAGGCTCCAGGTTTAGGAGAAAGAGCTATAGCTACAGATGAAGAATTAAGCGAAGAAGAAAAACAAATATATATAGATAGAGGAACACTTCTTAAACAATCCATCAATGAACCAGCTTTAACTCTTGGGTTTCAATTTGACATACCAAACGTACTATCTTCTTATTCTTTTGTGCAAACAAATTCATACTACACAGATGAATCTAATCCAACTGAGAATTCTGTTGAATCATCATTAATAAGCGCTCCTCAAAAAAAGGCATACATTAGTGCTTCTTTGATTGAATGCTTATTGATGATGACAGATGTAAATAAAGGTGTTAAATTAAATGGCACGTTTGCCCTTAATAGGGCAGTGTTGTCAGAAAGTGACAAAACAAGCAGGCATTCAAATCCAGAAAGTGGAATTGATAAAAATAATAAAAATTCTATATCTGATCATGTTTTTGGAAGAGCGTTTGACATTAGATCAGTTGGCGACTATGGAGTAATAAGAGGCAAAGAGAGATATGCAATTGCCTTAGATATTGTTTTACAAAAGTTAAACACAATGCCACAACCCCTAATGCCAGATCTTATAGTCATTGACCCAGACGTTGCAAAGGATAAAGGAATTGGAGAAGGTTTTGAGTCAGTTGATACTGCAATCAAAACACAATATCCAAATCTAAAATATGTTAACTTTGAATTTGGTCCAGAGCATACGGAAAATATTCATATTAGCTTTAGCCCACAAAGAGGTGGTAAGTACATTGGTTCTGGTGGCTGGAAAACCTCTGATGCTTCAGCTCAACAATTAGATGAAAATGGAAACCCAATAGATAATTCAGCAAGTCTGACATCAGCAAAAGAAAAAGCCTATAAAAATTATAAAAATGGTGGTCCAGCAATAACACTATATGAATTATTTATAATGCTTTCTCAAGAAGGTCCATTTTCTGACGAGGCAGCAGCAATTTTTTGCGCTGTAGCAGGAAGAGAGAGTGGAGCCAGTCCAGCAGGTTATAACGGCAAATGTTTCGATAACAAGACAAGTTGGGGTGGTGACGTTTCAATTGGAATGTTTCAGTATAATTTGATTTCCTTAATCAAGAGGTCGACCAACGCATCAAACGACGTGCCAATTTACTATGATGGTTCTGCTGCAACAAAGCAATTAGTTAAAGCTCACAGGTTAATGTACTCTGCTACTGAAGCTTCTTCCTGGGATCCCAACGCTGTAGCAAAAAAATTAGTAGAAATTTATAACACTAATAGCAATAAAGAAGAATCAAAGTCTACTACCGATGACAGGTTGTGGTTCCCAATTAATCAAGTTTGGATGCTGATGGATAAGTGGGGCAGAAAAGATTTTAAAAACGTAAATAAGATAGATGCATCTAATGGTTTTTTCCATTGGGGAGATTATGATAACTCAGATAAAACACCAAGATCTGATTGTGGATTTATATTCGGAACAAAATTTCAAAATGCTGTTAACGTATATTTAACAACAGGAAAACCTATAGAAACACTAGAAGATTGGGTTAGAGTAAATTTTAAAAAGAATAATAAAAGAACAATAAACTATATAGAACAGTGGATGGATGGAACTGTTTTCTATGATCACGCTAAAGATGGTTCATTGATAAACGAAGGCGCTAGTGGAATAATTACATATGAGGTAGATGTAGTTAGTTCGCAAAGTGCCGGAGGAGATGGATCTCCTGCATCTTTTACTAAGAACCAAATTGAAGAAGCTGCAGACTGGATTAGCACTAATAAGATTCCTCAATGGCTTTCTAAATATCGTTCAGATCTTGACGGCAACTTTGGTTGCGATAGATTTGCCAGAGTTCTTTCAGCTGCTTTGGGATTATTTGGCCCAGCACAAACTGCACTATTTGCAGATGAGTGGACAGCTGCAGGTAACGAAGGCTCATATACAGTCTCTACGCCTAGTCTTAGTCAATTCCTAACAGCGGGAGAACACTTGTCTAATCTAAAATCGAGTGCTTCATTCTATGGACCAGAGACTGAAAACGGAAAGAACCCACCAGCTGGTTATTTGGTATTTTGGCAGGGTGGGACTGATGACTATGGCCACGTAGGAGTTTCAATAGGAAATGGTCAGTACGTTGACCAGCATGATGAAAGTGAAGGGTCTGATAGACCAAGACCAAGAAATATAAATTCAACAACTTTCCCAGGAAGCAAGTACACCTACGCTGGAGCATCGTCTATATGGAGCGCATAAGGAGATAAGTAATGAAACAGTATCCAAAATTTGATGAAAAATTAAATTCACACATTAGCAATAATCAGCTTCAGCAATCTAAGACAAGATCTGGAACTATTATGTCATACAATAAAATGACTAATACAGCTGTAATTATCTTAGATGATAGGATGACAAATCAAGTTGGTAATATAATAAGAGGAGTTCCATGTCCATCCACCCTCGGTGTGCAAAGTGTTGCGCCAACAGCCGGCACAAGATGTATAGTTGGCTTTGCTGACGCCAATGAAAGGTTTCCACATATAGTATCATATATGGACGATACAAATAGCGTAGGAAGATATATGCCCAACTACAGTGTAGACACTGGTGTGCCAAAGTTTATGGTTTAAAATGTCAGAAAAAATTCACGCACAAAAGTCTTTTGAATCAGTAGCTGGCAAGACCGCTTCTGAGATAGATGAATTAAGCAGAAGGAAAAACTTTTCCCAAAGAGAAGTAGGGTTAACTCATCCAGATAATCCATCTTTTATAAGACTAACAGATTCTGGTGATATAGAAATATTTTCAGCGCCTGGAGTAGGTATAGTTATAAATGGATCAACAAAAACCATTTCTCTTTTTGCGGATAATATTAAGTTTTTTACAAAAGAAGATGGTTTAAAATGGAACTCTATGGAATTCAATCATTCGGCAACTGTGTTTTCGGAGCCAGCATTTGTCAGCGCAAATGATAAATCTTATAATCCAGCTTTTTTAAATATGGATCATTACATAAAGAATCTAGATTTAATAGACCAAGAAGATTCACAACAGGCAGTTACTATTAACGGCACGTACGCTTATAGAGAAACAACTAACACTGATGTTGTCTCGGTGGATGTATTGGAAAATTCTTCATTAGATAATGATTTTACAAAAGAAGATATTATTAAATTAGATTCTTTTTGGGATAGGAACTCTTCTGCGCTGTTTAATGCAGAGAGTATGTCAAAGGCTAATTTGATAAATAGCATAAGAAATCTAATGTCTAATGGGCGCTCGATAAACCAGGCGTTAGATATTGTTAAAGAAAGCATAGGAGATAATAATGTCTGATTTTTACATCAGCCTTAGTGGTGATTTAGTAGTAAATGGATCTGGAGATTTGGGCTTAGTTCAATCTATGTCAGAAAAAGATATACAGCATGTATATATGAGGTTGATGACTGAGCCAGGTGACTTCTTTATTTACCCTCAGCTAGGGACTCAACTGTCGATGCTATACGGAATGCCTCAAAACCCTCAAACCGGTGACTTCGGCAAAAGATTAATTCGTGCAGCCCTAGAAAGAGAAGGGGTTTTTAAAAATAGACAAATTACTATTGAAGCAGTACCGGTTTCCGCAGACTCCATTAGATTTGATGTTTATTTAATGGGTGATTTAAATGAACCTACGATATTGTCAATAACACAAGACTTAGGAGCCTAGAGTGGTATCAGTTAACATAAAGAGTAAAGAGCAAATGCTCGTAGCTACTCTCAACGCCCTGCAAAAAAACGCAGGAATTAGCGCTATTTCTCCTGGATCAATAGCCAGAGCTTTTGCGGAAGCAATTCATTCTGAAATTAGCGATCTTTACAACTCCTTAAAGGTGAGCATAGAGCAGTCTAATCTCTCAACAGCTTCAGGAATCAATCTAGATATGATAGGCACCCTGTATAACGTACAGCGTAGAACTATATCATCTGAGCTGGTCCCAGAAAGAGTTACTGGAAATATAGAATTTTATTTAAATACAACTCATAGTTCGACAGTAACCATTCCAAAAGGAACGCTTGTATACAACGATGCCACAGCGTTTTCTTCAACTCAGTATCAATATGAACTAAATTCAGATATCGTTATAGCAACCGGTAACACAAGGGCCTATGGATCAGTTAAAGCAAAATTTGCAGATAATAATGTGACCGCAGCTAGAAACACCTTGGTGAGACATAATTTCATATCACCTCCGGGTATCGTAGTGTACTGTAATAATCCAAAGGAAGTTTACAGTAGCCTTAACTCAGAATCTGATGATAACTATAGAAGAAGAATAGTTTCAGCAATTAGAGGCTCTGCATCAGGTACCGCAGAATCTGTTAGGTTTGCAGCCTTATCAGTTAAGGGTGTCAGGGATGTAAAAATAAGAGAAGCTTCTCTTGGTGTTGGCACATGCGATATAGTGGTTATACCAGAAACACAAGCTGGGATAAGTATAATGAGCCAGTTGGTTTACGAGAAGATTAAAGCCGTTAAACCGGTTGGTATCAATATGAACCTGAGAGTGGCTACTAAAAAATTAGTAGATGTTTCAGCCACCTTAACATTAAGAGAAGGAACAACAGGAGCAATTGCTAGGAGTGTGGAAAATCAGTCAAAGATTTTCTTAAATAGATATTTAAACAGTCTTACAATTGGTGACTCAGTTTCAATATCGGAAATAGAAAGACAGATGAAGCTTTCTTCAGAGCTAATTATGTCTGTCACTGTTGGTAATATTAAAGTAGACAATAGAAATATACCTAATAAAGATTATAGACTATCTGATGATAAAAGTTACATGGCTGCTGGTACGCTTAGCCTATTCTCTGTTATAATGGGAGCGTAAACTAGTAGAAAAGGTGTAAATTAATGTCTGAACAAACTTACTCTGTTATAAGAAAACAGATAGTAAAAGCAAAAAACATGACCCATGCAAGAATGGTATCAGAAGGGTATGACAACTTTCCTGGCGAAGTACTACATGATGATTGTGAAATTATTGAAACTGGAATAACAGAAGTGTGGAATGAAGAAGAGCAGGACGCTCAAATCTTCTTAGATAGTCATGAAGCTACGGCAGCTGATCAATCTATCTTTTTAAGATCTGAAAATAGACGTTTGGCTAAAATAGCTGAAAAAAATAAGAACGTAAAAGATGAAACAGTTTATGCAGTCTATCAAGCTGCATTCGATGCTTTTTCATCTATAGAAACTGCTCCCATTAAGGGCCCAACACTTAAGGTGTTACCAGGTGTTCCTGAAACAGCAGTAGCAGTATTTGCGGATTGGCAGTTAGGTAAGATAACTCCCGATTATAACTCTGAAGTTTTAGCAGAAAGAATAGAAGTTTATACTCAGAAACTGCTAGAAATAACAGAAATACAAAGGAAGCATCACCCTGTTAAGAATCTTCACGTATGGCTATTAGGCGATATCGTAGAGGGTGAAGAGATATTTCCAGGACAAGCTCACCTAATAGATTCTGGACTCTATAGGCAAGTAGGCGTTAACGGTCCAGCAATTCTAAGTAAGTTCTTTGACACCGTACTGCAGCACTTTGAGCACGTGCATGTTACTGGTGTGATAGGAAATCACGGTGCAGTAGGCGGACGCGGCAGGAAGATGCATGACCCAGAAACAAACATGGATAGACTCCTTTACAAGTCAATGGAATTCTTTTACAAAGAAGGAAGACAGGAGCCAAGAATAACCTTTAATATTCCAGATGGAAAAGGCGAAAGACATTGGTACGCTGTAGACACCATAGGTAACTATAGTTCCTTGCTAATTCATGGTGACCAAATGCCTGCACCAGGACAATATCATGGCTACTATAAGAGAGCAATGGGGTGGAAAGATGGCGCAATCCCAGAGCACTTCGAAGATATATTTATGGGCCACTATCATCAGCAATTTAAAATGACCATAGGTAGCTCAATGCTCAGGGTCTCAGGTTCACCAGAAAGCTATAACACTTATGCTCAAGAGTATTTTTCCTCAATGAGCAGACCGTGTCAGCATTTGATGTTCGTTCACCCCGAGAATGGAGTTACTTGCGAATACAGTATTTGGCTAGATGCGGTTTAGGAGTTTAATAAATGAAAACCTATTTGTTAAGCTTTAACACTGGAGACTTCACTAAAAGTAATAATTTGTGGACCTCCAGTGTAATTGACCTTTACTCAAATAGATTTTATAAAAACTTTTCATACACTAGATCAGCTACTGGTTTAAATTCACTAGGTGATTACATTTACACTGGAACTAATGTAATACAGGGCGCTACTCCAACTATAGAAGGAGCCTATGCAGTTACTGATACTGGTGAATTATATCAGGATCCTGGCGTAAGCCCCCATTTATACTTTAATTCAAATTCAGTTAGCGGTGACAATTTTGTATTTGATCCAGACAATAATTCAACACCAATTTTTACAGCTGACTTAGTAGAAGATTACCTCTACAGGTTTATAGATACAACATCTCGTATTGATATAAGAACTTTTAAAGGAGCTTTTTCTAGTTCTTTAAATAGTATTGAATCAATTACTTTTGATTTAAATATATACGAATCAGATAGTCAAAATCGGACCATGGCTGTTAGCGGTAACTACAACTTCTAACGCTCTAGGATCAATACTTCTATCAAAAGATGTAAAGCGCTATGCAAAATTTGAGGTAGTGGTAAATACAGAGCTAGAAGTATTAACTTCTTTAAGCTTTCTTCTTATAATAGAAGTAGCCATATCGGAACCTTCTAATCCAGTACTCTCACGTTCAACAAAAAATGTATTAGGGAGATTCCCTTCGTGGATGCATTTATATGAAGACTCAGTAGAGCAGGCTACCCCCAGTTTATATGTACCAAAATCAACGGCTGGCAAATTTTTAAATGCAGTTGTTGGTGAAGACCTAGATGATTTTGACAGAGAAATAGATATATTTAGAATTAACTCTTTTATAGAAAGAGCTGACGTTAATCAGTTAGCTTGGTTGTATTCTTCCACAAACGTAACAAACGTATTCAGTAAGGTATTATCTAATCAACTTTTGGAACTTGCAAGAGTTGATAACCTTGTTGATTTCTATAAGTCAAAAACATCTGATGATGTTTTTTTTCATAACCCTTTAAACAGAGAAATTCTAACAATAAAAGAATATGGAGATCTCTCAGTAAAGAGTGAAAACACTGGAATTTCAACTCCTTTAACTCAAAAACCAGTATTGAGATACAATTGGTTTGACGAAATGGGTGCAAGAGTTGGTCTGTTTAGAATGCATCTTGAATCGAACGCTTCCTATAAGGAAAGAATTTTAGACGTATTTAAGAATCCAAATGGCGCAGATATAGAATCATTTAAAAAAGTTCTTAGAAGAGAGTTGAATCTTTGGAAAGCTTTTGGTGCCACTCCATCTTCTAGTTACCCAGGCGCTACACCTGAAATTTTAGAAATATCAGATATAGAATATTCAACTCCATATTTTACCGCAGATGGTAATCCAACTGATTTATTTAAAAAACTAGTAGATGATTTAAATGTAAGATATCCTACCAATTGGGGATATTTTAGATTTGGAGATAGCATTTGGGATTACGCTGGAGAGAATAATGAAGGCGTTAATAGAATTCGCTCTAGATACTATGATGAAGAAATTGCAATACCATATTATCAACCAGGAGTTGGAGACTTAAATGACGCTGAATTATTTGTCACTAACTACGATGCAACTCCTCAGTTTTTTGAAACTTCAATAGTTGCCAAGGGCAAGAAAAATGTTAGCACTTCTTTAAAGTATGAACCAGTAAAACTTCAGTATGAGTATTATGGTTCCTATGAAATTACCGAATACAATAATCCAGCAGCTACCGTAAATCTAACTCTTGAATTCAGTGCTACCCCGCACGGGTCATATGCAACGCCAATAACATTTTTTGCACCGCTCACATTCTATCCAAAGAATAATTTTGGTCCAACTCACTCAGCTTACCCGGAATATAATTCTATAGAAATATTTGATACAGAAGGATATGTTTCATCAAAATATTCACTAAAAGAAAAACAAACATTATCTGGATATAAAGATACAAAAAGTTCAATTAACACATCTAGATTAGAAGTATCTGAAATAGAAAACATAGTTATTAAAAATGGATTATGGAATGGCTCAACTTATGCAACGCCAAACTCTAATAACTTTGAAGCAAAGTTTTCTCATAGAACTGCAAATCTAATAAGCAGTACGACGTTATTATCAGCAACACCAAACTTTGCCCAAAGTACGCAACTGCAACTTCTTTCAAAACTATACAATCCAGTTCAAGTAACCAAATATACAACTCCTCAAGAGTCTGAAATAGTTATCAACAACGTTGCCACGCCACCGAGTGGTTATTCGATTGATCATGATAGGATTGTATCTAATATAATAATGCCAGTGGGAGCAACACCAAGGCAGATATTTATTAATAACCTAAAACCAACAAGCGTAGATCTAGATTACCTTGATGACAATTCAGCTTTTTCTGGCTATGGTGGTGTTTCTTATTATTTAGAAACTGACAGAGAAGTATTCATTCCATCTTCACCTAACTTAAGCATAAGATTTAACAGTTCAAATCTTGCAACACCTAGTTCAAACGCTAAAATTGGAACAACTACAGTAAACGGATCTGCCGCAACTGCATCATATTACTTTACTCAACTTAGCTATCCATATACCAGTACTCCGAATTCACTTACGGTATCAACTCAAGATAGCTCAATCTATCCATTTGAGATAGTTAATTGGGATCCTTTTGAGTTAACACATGCTTCTCCTATCTCTGGATACGTTGATGAATATGGGGTAATCAGTTATAACTCCTTAAATGGTGAATATGTTCCAGGAAAAAATAGTAATTATATTTCATTACCAGAATTAACAAGAGAAGGTTTTGGCCTGTCTGGTTCTGAAAAGTTTAAATACTTCTTTGAAACAATTGAAGTTTTAGATCCTGAATCTGTAAATGTATCAGTTTGGTCAGAACAAAAAATCGTTAATCCATTTTTAAATAGAACGTATGTTCTTGAGTCGAACGGTATATCTAACATCTATCAAGATGCTAATTACACTACGAAGAGTTTAAGATATCCAGATAATTCTATTTCTGAGTCATATGACCTAGAAAGAAATACTACGGTATTTAACAACTTTATAGTTAGAGGAAAATTATACGACGCAAAATTAGATGCCAGAATTAATACTGGTTGGATTCACCTAGACAATAATGAATATTACGTCTACGCTAAGCCGGTAACTGAGGTTAAAACTGGAATACTAAAAGAGGTAACATTAGCCAATGCACCTAGGCAAGGTGCTCCGGTTATGGTAAATGTTTCTTTAGTTGGTTCAGCAACTCCTGAAATTTATACTGAGGTGGGATTTCCTCATGAGTCTTCTCCAAGGCATTTTGGATTTGAAAATACAGAAACGTTACAGCCTAAGTTTGATAATAGCTTTCATCTTGGTTATAAAAATGTTTATAATCTTTCTATTACAGATGGTTACACTGGAGAGCTTCTATTCAGCAATCTTTCAACAAATAATTCATTTATTAAGTTAGATAAATCTACATATGAATTTAAAAAAGATAGAGACTATTACATAAAATATAAGGTTGTTAATTCATATTATGTAGATAATATCCTTGATGGTTCTTCATATTATTCAAAGATAGTTTTTGATGCTACTCCTAACGCCACAATGAACTATGAGATCACATATGAATCTTCAATATATCAAGACTCAACACCTCTTGATTTAAATTTTGGACAAACAAGTTCACTCCTAGACAAAGGTTACGTAATTGCATCAAGTGCAACTTATGACTTTGATAGAATAAAGGTAGTTGTTTCGCCAGGTTATATTTTGGATGATGGAAATGATTATATAACCGTAAGCATAATTTCTTTAGATACTGAAGGAAATCCAAAGCCTTATCAAAGCTTTGTCCTTTATTCTATATATCATAATTTAACTTTTGATAGCCCTATCATAACCACAGATGATGAAGGATTTGCTTCCGTAAACGCAGTTTACGATTTTGGTTACATAACCCACAAGAACAAGGCTATGATTGTAATCGTTGGCGCAGAAAACCCAAGCAATCCATTAGCTCATCCTGATAGTGATACTGATGGATTTAGTTATGGTGAATGGATTTCTATATATTCTTCTAGGGTTGAAGATTCAACACTATTAGCATCTGCAAATCCAGACATAATAAGTGCTGACGGAGTATCGTCTACAACGATATCTGGAATACTAACAATCAACAATGCTCCAAGTGAAAACGCTGTAATTTATTGGAGAAAATCTAGAGACTTATACTCAACTTTAAACAGTGTATCATACAGTAATTCAGTTTCTACTCCAGACAAAAATAGTGTTTCAGGTATCGTTTACGCAGACAGTAATGGAAAATTTGAAATAGGTCCAATACCTTCTCAGGATAGAGCTACACCGGGATATTGGTTTATGGCTATCGATTCTGAGTTAGCCTCAACTCCATCTTCAACCCCAAATACATCAGTTGGCGATGTTCTATTCTGGTACGAATCTTACGATAATGTAGACATCAATTTTGTGCCTGGATTAAAGATACCTGATATAATTAATCATGATATTAGTAAATCATTGGATATATATTCTACTCCAACGTTTAGAATTAGTTACTATAATGAAAACATAGTAGACAATACTGGATCAACGCCTAGATGGACGCCGCCACAATGGCTGCCAATTCCGAGATACGACCAGTACCAAGCTGGATATTTTGGTGCAACCCCATATGTTATTTCAGATTACTCTAACTTAATAAAGGATTATGAGGATTAATTGTGGATAAGTTTAATTTAAATATTGACAACAGTAGTCAAAAAAAGATAAGAAAAGTAAATAATTTACCACTAGATAATTCCTCAACCGCTTTAGCTTGGTTCAATTCAAAGCCAGTAACTCCAGCAAATAACATTTCAGTAACAGATTTGTCCAATTTTATACCAGAGAATTCGTACTCCTCAAACATCAATGCTTCAAATAGATCTGCAAAAAATAAAATAGTTTTTGCCAATGAACTAGGCATACTAGAAGATTCAGATGGCTATACCGTATTTGATTCAGACGACATCAGCGTAAGTGATATATTTTTAAATGAACCTGGATTAGATAAGAAATACTACACTGGAGATATAGAAAAAAATGGATTTGTTCATTCTTTTTATGTTTCTAGATACTACACGCTCCTACCAAGGAGCTCTTACGGGTATGATGGACTTGATGATTTCTTACTAGAATCTAGTGTTCCAAAATCAATTAAGGTCATTGATAAAAATGGTTTTGAGTATGTAGATCAATCTACTGGCTTAAAAAAATATAGAATATTAATTGAGGAATTAGATTTACCAATCTATTCAAATAGATCCAACTTACCTTCTAAGATAATAGTTTTATTTGATAGCCCATCTCCAGTGGATTTATCATTGGTTTATGACAAGGTTGTACTATCTTCAACTGAGTCAATATCTTCAACAGTTCCTCAATATAAAGAAAATATTAACACTGTTAGTATTTTTGATAGAGTTGCAGAGGAATCAATTGTTGTAGATAATTCTTCTAGATCAAAAAAAATATATAGCAAAAAATCTATTACAGCAAAAAATAATTTAATCAATAGCACCAATGCTAGAGCAGAAGGCTTTGAGATCTTTGTCCCTAAAAAAGCCTTATCAGACAATAGAACTTATGAGTCTTTTAACTGGAGATTAATAACTAAGGTTAAAAGATCCGTCGATGTTTCCTCTGTAAATAATGGTGAAGAAATAGATTCAGAAAGTTCTATAAAACAAAAAGTAATTAACTGCGCAGTACTATCAACAACAGCACAGATAGCTGGCATGCAACAGTCTAATGACTTTGGCGCAGCAAACCCGTATGCCTTTCTAAGGTTAGGGCAGTCCCCATTTAACGCATCTAAGTACACATATACGAACCCACTATCGGCATCTAGCGATGTCTATGGTAAGAATCAAGCAATGTATTGGCTGTTAAACGTAGACACTGTTACCGATGATCAGCTGTCTTTATACGATATAGTAACTTGGACTCCTAGTTCCCCAATAACAGCAGAACAGGGTCTAAAGGTAAAGAAGTACCTAGAGCAGACTCAGGGAACACTGGTATTAGATTTATCAAAGCTTTCCGTTGTAACAACACAGGCAATTGATTATACTGGCGCACAATCAATAGATCCATCCTTATCGGTCAGTGCCCAGGAATATCCGCTAGATACATGGACTTATAATCAGGAAAATATTTTTCTTAATGAAAATAAAACTAATGCCTGGCCAATTAACCCAGGTATTTTTGAAAGATTAACTGTAGACAATGTTAACTACGATGTATATTCAATATTTGGAAGAAGCAATCTTTCTAATCTTACAACTAAAAAAACAGTAAAAGAATTTACTGGAAATATTGCAGCCAATAATGTTGTATTAAGCAATTCTAGAAGCAAGCCAGTATTCGTTAGTTTAGAATTTATCCCATCCACTGATTCGCTGTCTAAAGGCGCACTATTGGCTACAACCACACCGATGCTTAAGTATTGCAATGACATATACCAACCATCTTCTATCTTTGATATAGCAACAAGTAACAATGGTCCAACTAGCATAGCTCAAGCTACGTTTACTACTGTAGCAGCAATAGAAGGTCCAATGAAAATGCTATACAATGCATGTTCGGTTGCATTGTTAAATAGAATATTTTCAACTAAGGTTAAAGATCTAAGATCGTCAATGTACTATCAGGTTTCAAATTGGCAATCTTCATATGTATTAAATGGAAACGTTTTATTGGAAGACGAGAAAAAAGAAGTATATTCTCTTATTAAGGTAGACAATCAAAATGCTGTTGGAACCTCAAAGTATGCAAGGAATTTAATCCCAAGTAATTCTTCAGTGTTAGAATTTTACAAAAAATCTATTTATGACTTTTTAGCTGATCAACACAGTATCTCTTTGCAAGAAATTGATTCTAGTAATTTAGAATTTTTTATAGAGATAACAAATAATGACGTAGAAATCGCAAACGCTACTCCGATAAAAGGTGGAGATCGTATTTACGCAGCCGTTGTACAAAGTGGTACAGAGATACCAACTTCTTATAATCTATTTAAGATAAACAACGATAGCATTACTGGGGCAGTTTATGCGTATACTAATTCTCCATCAGCTCAATTCACTGTGCCCGGTGGCTTTGGTCCTTACGTTATAAGAGAAAGACTATATAGATCATCGACTAAAGAAATAAATGATGGACTTTCTAGTTCGATATCTTCATCTAATAGTTATAAAAATTATACGTTTAATTTTTCTATCTTTAATTCTTATAATCAGTCAAGTGAATCAACGCTAAGCTTTAGTGCAAATTGGTCAGCAGTTATGACCGCAGAATATACAGCAACACTATCAAGACAAGCAAGATATGAAGATGTTTTTCCACCTGGTTCCAAAAGGGAAGTAGATGATGTTGCCATTACTACTACTTTTGAGACTGGAGCAGCATTCTCTGGAGCAGATAGAATTGATGCTTATAGGCAGGGAATAAATAGTAACGATCCAGTTAATAACTTCTTATACACCGGAGATATACAACAAGGTAATATCATCGGAGCATATGGAGAAAATAAACCCAATATGCTTCCAGATTATATTAAATATATACAGATAAGTATGAGGGAAGCCGGGATATTGGTTGCTGGAAAACTTCCAGAATTAAGTGGACAGTTTAAAGCAAACACACGAAATGCAGTTTTGGCTTTTCAGGCATCAGTCAATGCAAGATATGAAAACGGAACGGTTGATAGCGAAACTAAGTCATTAATCGCAATTCATATTTGGAAATCTATAAAGAATTCTGATCCAACCCGATATAGTGCAATAATAGCTAGGTTACAAGTAAATAATCCAACAGTTGTTAAGTATGTTGTAGCAGCCGCAGATGCGATAGAGTTACATGATCTTCCTAATAGAGATTGGAATTATAGAAAAATAACATATACTGGTCAATCTGGTCCTAAAAAATTAGTAGATTCAATATTTTTTGCAGTTCCATTTGATCAAATTTCAATTGATGGAATAGTACAACAGGATTTAAAAAATCAAGTTCTTAAATCTGTAACCATATGGCCTGGAGCATTTGCGGGTGCACCAGACTATAAGGGAATAGCTCTCAAGCAGGCAGTAGTCTATTCTGGGATAGACATGGCTGGCAAAAATATAATTAAAGGCGCTGCAAAATATACAACTGAGAAATTTACAATTGAAGTTAATAGGCCAATGGCAGAGTGTATGTTCTTCGCTTTCCAATTCAATGGTGGTCCGCTGGGAGGAAAATATGGTTCATTTGCTGAAGGGTATTCTTTAAATAAGGTTGTGTTTGAAATTGGTTACACGCTAGATACGTTTAATGCTCAAACAATAGTCGAAAGTGGTTATAGATTAGATACGACTACAGCTCCAGTAGAAATAAAGTTTAATATAGCTGGATCAGTTACTGGTATATCTCCAAACAAAGCTGAGATTATAGATCTAAATGGTGTTAAGTCCACCAAGTATGCAACAACTCCAGTATCTATAACATATCCTACATGGTCTGGGGAAAAAACTTTAAACCTATCAAATACCACGATTAACTTTAGCAGCACTTCATACAGTCCGCCATTTACACCTTACTCTGATTCTAATTTAGAGCCTCAGTACAAAGATGAATCTATATCAATAAACTTAACACAGACAAAAACAGTTTCAATAAACTCAAATACTTTTGCTGTTGCTAATGTTGTTTCAGCGACTGGAAACCCAGTAAATAGTTCAGATTTAAGTTTAAGTATTTCTTCAAATAAATTAGTTTTCGAGACTTCATCTCTTATATATGAAAATTCAAACGTAATCAAAAGCGCTGAGAAGCTTTTAGATAATTACTGGTTAATGAAAACAGATGGTTCAATAATAAAGTCAGCTAAAAAAGCAATTTCTGTTTTAGATGGTTTAGTTCTTTTAACTCAACCAAGTTTAGACCCAGATAAAGTTGGCAAACCATATGGCATAGAACTTCAATCTTTTGTAAATACTCTTTCTACTGATCGAGAATTTAATACAGATTATGGATCTTTTATATTAACAAATAACGCTAGAGATGATGGTGGTTTCCTTTATGGATTCTATGATAATAAGAAAAAAGAATTTTTAGGAACGAATCTTTATTATGTAGACTATATTTCAAGAGGTCCACAAAATGTATACATTGCTGCACTAGCAGTAGATGCAGATGGAAATCTTGGAAATGGATTAGACTTCTTTGGACCAAAGACTTCTGGTAAAATAATACCTTCTTCCATACCCGTAAAAATGGCATGTCCTATATACAATGTTGAATATGTTCCATCATCAAGAATAGGCATATCATCGATCCCGCCAAATCTTTCAAAGCTTCAGCAGTGGCCACTGTATATAACATCTGGATCTTTCACAAAAGACATATACATAAACCCAGCTTATGGTTGGACTTCTTGGGCTGAGAAGTACACAGGCAAAGTGCTAAGAGCTACGTATTCAACTTTAAATATGAGTAACGTAATCTGGTCTCAGATCGCCGGCAAACCATATATTACTATAATTAATGAAACACCAATAGTTTTATCATCTAAGAGATATCAGTTAATGCAAGTCCCTATAGCCACCTTTGTGGAACCTTCGCAGATGGAATGTGGATCAGTAGTTAACTGGGTTGATTTTGAAACAAGAGAATCAGTTGACTCACCATGGACGGCAGTAGATTCAAGCCTCATAAGAAATATTAATTCTCAGACTGGAATAGTTGATTTCATTACACCCATAACGAGTGACCCAGATCTAATAAGGGTAAGCTACACTGCTAAATCAAATGGTATTCCACTCAAGCAAATTAACGGCAGAGTTATTCCATTAAATCCATTTCTTAATAAAAATACAGTAGAAGCAGAAAAGCCTCTACACATATATATTAAACCCGTAAGGATAGAAGTTAGAAGCTCCAGTCAGGATGGGTATGTATGGGATTACGTTAGCGATTACTCATATGATTCTCCAATAGATTTTACTTATAATACTTCTATTTTTGATCCATATAATAGCGTTAACTATGATCCATTTTCTCTTCAAATAGGGTTAGTCCATGTGTTAAATTCTGTAGATATTAAAGATTTAGCTATTGAAGATTTAAGATTAAAAGGTGGAGGATTAAAGGCTACTATGGGTAAGACTATAGACGTACAGTCTTATGGATCGCTCGACATAAACAAGGTCTTTAAAGAGGTTAAAGAAGCATCGTCATTCTGGGACGTTTATCCACCAGATCAGCAAGCATACTCTAAGGGCGGATTCATTATAATCAAACTGCCAAAAGAAGTATTAAATAATTTTACTAGTGAAGCAGAGTTGTACGGTATAATAAGTAAGAACATAACCGCTGGTGTAGCATATAAGATTCAAGATATGGAAGGAAATGATTGGGGTGTATTATAATGATTAACTTTCTTCCTAGTATAATTAAAACATTTTCTGATAATTCCCAGCAAAGTGTTGGCTATTTAATTAAAAGTATTAAAGCCGATAAAGCACAGGTATCAGAATTAGTAAAAAGTCTTTCCAATTTTTCTGTTGGAGCAGATTTTGCACCAACTTTAATGAGGTCTAGGGCAATTATAGAATCTGAATTTTTTGTTGATATTTTTAGAGATGTACAGATAAGATTCGACAGATACTTTTCGGCATCTAATTCAATCAGCGTATCTCTAAACTCGATGATAGAAGTCATGTCATCTCAAGTCGCAAAAATAGAAAAGAATATTTCTCTTTTAGAAAATTATATAGATAACTATGATTTCATCTCAGGAAAAGATGATCTTTATAATAACTCTTATATAGAAAATTTTAATGATTTATTAAAATCAAATACATATGACACTTCTCCAGTCCCTTTTGTGGATAGAGGCGGGGTTGCTTTTGATGAAAATGGAAATGGCTTTGTTGATCCAATTGTTTCAAAATTTAAAATTGGCAATGGTATTGACTTTATTAATGCTATAGGTTTCATAAAATCAGTAGACTATGAAACAAACTATAATCAATATATTTCTTCTATAACTGATTATGAATCTTTATTTAACGAGAAGCAGTCGAATGTGTGGAACGTCTCAATTCAATCGCCGGCAATATTAACTTCTATTCCACCATCATTTTCTGAGAATATAGATTATGACTATTCTTACATAGTTGGTGCTAAGACGGTAATGACAATAAACTTTATAAAAGAAATTGAAATGGATTTAATTAGAATAAATCCTAATGAATATGATGGGCTACAGCTGATGCAAGTGGTTATAGAATCAGCAAATATAGCAGAAAGAATCTACTCAAGTAATTCCAACGTCCCTAGTTCTGGTTATGAAAAAAAGAAAATTCTTTTATCTCCAGTAAAGATAAACTCTGTATTAGATATTAGCTTTCCATTAGACAAAGTAAAAAGCATAACATTAATATTTAATCAAAGCACGTATAAGAAAAATACTATTTCACCGACTTCAGATGAAGTATCTTCAAGATTAATCCACGAATTACTAAGTGGTATAAGAAAAAGTAAGAAAAATAATCACAGCAAACTTCAAGACATAGTCCTAGAGTATTTTAGAAAATTTAATTCAATAGACGAAGCAAAAAGAAATTCGTATGCGTACACTGATTATTACACATATAAGTATCCAGTCGGTAAAGTTGGATCGCAACCATTTTTAAATGAAAAAAATAATTCAACATCTTTAGATCAAGAAGATCGCTTGTCGTCTAGTAATCATCTTTCTATAATGGTAAAAAATATAGTGTCACAGACATTAGGTGACAGATTTAAATTGTTTGATGATTCATTATTCGTAGATAATAGATTCAATAGTAGAGGTGGATTTCTTAGCAAGGTTGGAAATTCTCCAAATATTTTAAGTAAGAATTCAAATTCATTAGATAAAAATCTAGTAAGCTTTTCGGACACTGCTATCATGTCGGGGTCAAACTTTCACTCTACAAATATATTAAGAAACAAAAATCAAAATGTAGAAAATTATATGTATTCTTTCTCGTTAAAGGGAATACAGTTTGGCAAGACGAGACAAATTGCGAATGCAACAAACTCACTTTCGACTAACAAAGCATGTTTTATTAGTTCTAGAATTCCAATAGATGGAAATCCTCTAGCTGTTAAGGCTAAGTTAAATCTAGAGAAGGTTGATGAGAGTAAGGCGCTTCCAGATTTTGATCTTAAGGAAGCAAACTCATATGAATTGTCAATTTCAATAAAAGAAAATCCATCTTCAGAAAATGATTGGATACCAATCATCTCCTATGATAGTAGTGATATTAACTCTGAGGTTTTATTTTTTGACTCAATAAGCAAAACAGCATTTTTAAGATTTTTTCCAATTGATACATCTATAAAAATATACTCAAATCAAAAATTAATTCCAGAAACTCAATATACTATAAACAAGTTTAATAAATCAATTTATATAAACTCTTTTGATCCAAAAAATAATTACGTTGCTAGTTACACAGCAGACAACATTAACTTTACTCAAAATTATATAGATATATCTACACTTTTGGTTGGTAATCAAACTCTTTCCGCTTATTCTAATGACAAAAATGGTGAGTTCTTTGAAAGAACCGCATCAAACAATGGTATAAAATTAGTCAATCAACCATATGTAAACTACGATAAGTTAAAAAAGGCTTCTTACAGTCAAAGAGGCGGTACTATTAACACGGTAGAGTACATCGGCTATGCTCCAGTACTTATAAAGTTTTCCGATGGTTCGTATGCCACTAATCTCACTAACTATAAACTAGGTAGTTTTGAAAAGGGTGAATTTTATGATACTCAGGAAGTTTTATTCTTCCATAATGGAAAGAATATTATCTTCAATAAAGCTATTACTCAACCCTTTAACGTCATATATGAATACTTGAATAGTCAAGTAAGATTTAGACTAATTGTAAGAAATAATTTTAATAACTATTTTTCATCCGGGTCAGTAGATAATGTTATACTTAAATTTAAGACAAAAAATTCTGACCACATGGCAAATAATCTTTTAAGATTGGGATAAAAATGGCTCAACTATCTACAAATACAGTATTCTATGATCAGCTCATTAAGAAGGTGCAAACCTTTTTAAGAAAGTATTCTCAAAATACAGTTAGCTCATATGAAGACATGTCAGAAGAGTTTCATATACTTATAACTGAGATAAATAAATACTCTACTGATCCAATAGCAAAATATAGTCAAGTCATAAAGGGTGAACCGCCATCTTCCGAAAAGTTTAATCGATTCATTTCCGGAGTAGCAGATGATTTAAACATAGTGGCTAAGCAGCTTGACTACCAGAGTGCACAGTTGGTATCTTTATATAATCTATTTAATTCTGAAATAGAAAAAGAAAATCAATTTGCTAATAGAATTAAATCAAAAGTAAGAATACTACAAGCTTATTCAGAAGCACCTAGTGAAGATCTATATTACTTTGGCGACTCATTTGAGAATATGGACTTCATAGATGTAGAAAAAATACCCAAGAACCTTATCGCATCGATCAGAAATGGAAATGCATCGCTTCCAGTCGTTGATACAAATTCATGGAGTGTTAGATCAATTTCTATTGATGAGACAGAATCTAATGGATTTATTGGAAATAACCATACTGTTTATGCAAAGGGGAACATAGATTCAAACTATCGTTATATGTTTCAAGACAACAACTCTGTTGGACTCCTACAGAACGTAACCGACTCTAATCCCTTAACATATTTTGAATACGAAGGGATATACATAGATCCAATACTCAAAAATAAAAATGGAGCAAAAGATTTTGAATTTACATATTCATCTAAAGTTTCAACAGATGGAAAAACAGATACCGTTTATAAGAATTGGTCAGAAAAAAATCTTAAAGAACCCCTTAAGTTAACATTAAAGTTAAGAACAGATTCTTCAAGAAAAACAAATTCTATATCTATAGTTCCTTACTTCGGGCAAAGTCGGAGCGCCATATTCTGAATTAAAAGTCTCTTCCATAACTGCAGTTTCTAAACTAACAAATCAAACTGTTGAACTTTTAGACTCCCCAGTTTATATAGGTTCTAATTTTATTCCTCAAAATATCGAATCTAAAAAAAATTACTACTATAATAAAGCTGTAGTTTATTTTAACGAAATAGCTACATCAGAAATAACAGTCCATTTAGAGCAGTCAGATTACTCTGACATAACAATGCAGCATATGTATTGGAAACCATTTTCAAATACAGGGTCTCTAGCTCCATTGAATACTAATAGTAGATTTGATCCAGCTGGACTTAGCGCTATTGGTTTTCAGGATGTTCAATTTAATTATCTAGATTTAGTTCCAAACATCCTACGTCCTAATGTTTCGAAGGATCAATCTAGCCTTGCAACAAAGAAGATTAATATTACTTACAAGGAAGCCATGAAGGTAGAGAGACATGTTATAACTTTTAAGAGGTTAAATTCTTCTGCAGCTCCATCTTTACAAAAATACTACTATGTAAACCCCGCAATTGCTTATCAGACTTTGGCTAAGCAGCAGGAATTGGCAGCTGTATCTGATATCGGTTTAGCTTTTCAGTACGAAAGTTTGATTGCCGCTGAAACGGCAAAAACATATATACAAGCAAAAATATCAAGCGCAGAATGGTCTGGTTCTAACTTTCAAGATTTAGCAGTAGAAACAATTAAGTCAGATTTATCACCTAAGTATTCGACATCATCGATCTTGCTTCAAAGAAATTTCGAAATCTATCCAGCTAAAAGATTCACGATAGGACTTAGGTCTATAGACGTCAGCTATAGTGTATACGCACAAAGAGCTCAGCTAATATCTAAGCCGTTTGTTTTTGGCTACAATGTAAAAAATCTAACCATATCTTCCGATACGGTATTTAGTCTTCAGGGTGGCAACTCAAATGTAAGCTACGTTAAGTATTATATATCAATAGATGATGGAAAAAAATGGATACAGATTTCTCCAATAGAAGACCCATTTAATGGCATTCCTGAAATATTATCATTTAATGAAAATGTGGAAAGCTTTGGTCAAGTAAAAGGAGTTTCATATTTTAACTCTCCAGACATACCATCTGATACAAAGTCAATCAGAATAAAAATTGACATAGAAAAACCAAGATATGAAAACACTACACCTGTTATTTACTCATATCAAATAGCCGGAAGAGTTGAGCAATTATGACGATAAGTAATATACAGAAGGAAAAATTCTTAAGCACCCTGTACAAGAGTCTCTATGCTGGTGGAAACAAGCCTAATGAGCAGGAGATATTAGAGTTCTTTTCTAGGTACTTTTCTAAGTATCAGCCAGGTGAACCACTAAATATAAACGCTCAGTTGTTTAGACAGATGGCATTTGGTCAGGTGGAAGTCTTTAATCAAAAAATGCTACACACTCTTTTTAATATAGAAGTTTTATATGATTCTATATTTGAGAACTCTGATGACCTAATGACCGTAGCAACAGCCTTAAATAAAAGATTAAATAACTTAAAGTCTAAAAGAATGATTTTGGAAAATAAAGTAGACGACTTAATTTTCGCTAATCAAAACTCAGAAGGATACTATGCAGCGTACTCGGATAACTTTGCTTCAATAAATGGATCTGATCTGAACTACACTTCAGCTTTTGTAGATACGGTTAATGGTAAGGTTTCGCTGCCAACCCTAAAGTCTTCAGTCTTTGATTTGCTTTCAACTAGTTCAATTGTAGCAAGCGCACCAACCTATTCTTTGAGCTTTAACAAAACGCAAATAGATTTAAATAAGAAGTTTTCTGACGATTCTTTTTTTGGATCCGTTTTTGATGGTTTGGAAAATACTGAGTGGCAAAACATATTTTACTTTGACACCATAGGTTTAGTTAGTTTTTCAATCAACTTGCCTATAGCTAGAAATGTTATCTTATCAAAGATAGAGGGAAGACTGAATACTATTTCACCAACTGATATCTACGTTAAGGTAAATTACACTGATGCCAACAAGGTGTCAGAGGTCTTGAATAAAAAATCTACTAAAGATTATGATAGATTTTCTTTTAGTTTTGATCCAGGCAACGTTGGGTCAATAGATATATTCTTTGTTAAAACAGAACCAGACGTCATAGAAGACAATAGAGTTAACAGATATGGTTACAGGTATGGCATTAGAGACATAGCTATCAGTGGACAATACTATGATAAGTCGGCTTCGTTTGTATCTGCTCCGATATCATTAAACTCAAATGACAATAGCAACCTAGTGATCGATGCTGTATCGATAGACGTTGGGGAAAGTTCACAAGATGGTTCTGTTAATTACTTTGTAGCAGAAGATAACGAGTCCGCTCAATCGATATCTGATTTTTCTTGGATTCCAATTTCCCCAGAACAAAGTACTCAAAACTCTTTTTCTACAACAGTTAATTTTTCTGGCTCTTCCCTAAAATCAAAAAAGATATTAGATGGCGTAGAAAACTCTACAAACTCTTTAAAGAAAATACCATTAGTTTCAAAAAATACTTCTAAGAATTTAAATGAACAAAATCCAACAGTTGATTTATATCCAAATCAAACAATATATAGAATAGCAAAGCTTGATCAGCTAGATAACCCGATTAGTTCTTATCTTTTAGACGGTATAAATTCAGTCTCTGGTAATTACATAAATTATCAAAATAGTATTTATAACGAAAATGATTCGTTGGCTACTTGGGGAAATATTTTATCTGGAAAATCAAGTGTTAGACAAATATTTTCTATACCATCTTATGAAATATCTAATAATTCTATATTTTTCTCTGGTCCAAACTTAAAATCAATTAGCGTTTTATTAGAGACTAAAATATTCTGTGCCAATGACATTACCATCAGGCACTTGCTAGTTAAGAACGATAGCGTTTCAAAGAGTTGGGATGTTGCAGTCTACCTAAATGGAAGGCCATCAAGTGTTCCTTCTGGGGTAACCTCAGAACTAATCGAATGGAATTTTAAAGCAGGAATCAATACCATTAAGGTGGCTATAGATATAAAGGATAGCGCAAACGGTTCAATTAGCTTAATGGATTCTAAATCATTATTAGATTATGGCTTAGTCTATAGTCAGTATTATGGCTATGTAGATCCAATAGAGTTTAAGGTCAATAGATCATCATATGACAAGGTGTTCACTATTGAAAATTTTTTCGGTAATAAAGAAATCCTGTGCAGGGATAACATTAGTAATAATTCAAGACTGTTTTTTTACTCAAACAACCCAAACCCAGTAACTGCCCTGAGATTTAGGGCCGACATTTCTAGAGGTAGAAATCCACTGTCTTCTCCAACTATTGATTATTTTAAATTAAAGTTTAAGAATTCCGAAAATTATTCTGATATATCAGCAAATGAATTATCCGATAATAATTCAACAACAAGTGAATATTAAAGTTTACTATATCCAAAGTAGGAGACACGCATGCCGATAAGCTATCTAGATCCAAATAGTAAAAAAATAATTAGAGAACCATTAGTCAAGAGGTTTAGATCATTTTATAGATCTCCAAGAAAGAGTGGCCAGGAAAATCTCTTTAATCAAAAAGTTTACATGGATATGAATAGGTTATATCTAGAATTAGAACTTCTTGATACTCTCATATTTGATAAAATAAAGATTTTTTTAGGAGCGGAAAAAGATGAAACCCATGAAATTAGAACTATTTCAGATCAGATAACTGGTGAAGAATACTATGGTAGAGTCTACGATCTATCTACTGATTCAGTTTCACTGTATGACTACAGCGCAGGTGATACAATAGATTACCTAGAGACTACGGATACAATTGGCGGAAGTTTGTCAAGATTATTTTATAAAATTAATAAATTAGAAAAACAGACTGGATAATTAATCAAAATGTCAGATTACCTAAACACGGAAAATAAAACAATACAGTACAATGGTCCTGTAGACAGCGCTGACTTTAATATAAGAGCAGAACAGAACTATCAAGACTTAGTTCACCTGTATAACAGATCTGGTATATTGGATCAGAAGTTGAGTCAGGCTTTTGAAAGAGTATTAAAAGATCATTTATTTATCTCTAGAGCTATAGCAGATCTAGAAGATAGAGTAAAAGCAATTGAATATAATACTGATTCAGCCTATAAGAAGCTTTCGATATATAGCTATTCTCAGCTAGACGTAGCTAGCTTTGTTAGTGATGCACAGTTTGCACTTTCAAGTTCTGAGGCACTTAGTTTTGACCATGTCTATAATTTAATAACACTACCTAAGGTCGATGGTTCTTCTTATTCTAAGCTTAAGTTTTTTAGTGGCTTAGGGGAACAAACAATTCCAGATTTTCTAGAAACAAAAATAAAGAATGACTTTGTCAGTGTCGACACACCCGGTGCACTAGTGGATACTAGTCCAATGTTTCATGCACTATTAGACAGTTCTGATAAATTCTGGAAACGAAATATCATAGCTGACTCAGCTTTAGGATCCGGCGCTCAAATGTTTGCCTATTACAAGATCCCCAATGCCTATTCCGGGTCTGACACATCGAACTATCTGTCCTTAGCTCCATATCCATTATTTGGAGTAGATATTCTTTCTATTGAATACACTACAAAAGTGGAGCCATCTTTAGAAGAATCTGATGGATGGACTCCTTTGAATTTTAATAGATTATATGATAGCGAATCTGATGCGATAGGTAGAGTTGCTCCAGGTGGATGGTCTATAGCCGGCTCAGACATTGTGCTTAATTCCGGGCCGATGGCATTCTATTTCCCTCCAATAAAAATTACTGCAATTAGAATAAACATGAGACAGAGAAATTATATTTTAGAAAATGGTAAATACGTATATACATATGGCTTATCTGATTTAGATGTAAGATCGCAAAGGTTCTTGGAAACTGGAAGAACAATAATCAAGTTCACCGCCCCAGAAGGAACATTGATTTATTCAGTGGATGAGGTCATACCAAAGATGTATAATGTCCCTGAGGAGTTAATATCTACGGCTTTCAGCTATAGGGTAATCTATAAGGATAGCGGAGTTTATACACTTGATGAGGTTTCCGGTTCGTCTTCAGTCTGGATAGAAGTAACCCTAAATCAGCTTGGGGATGGAACAGCTCCAGTCCTATCTGATCTAATAGTTAATTATAGCTAATTTTAATAGTTAATAAGTGGCTATTTGATTTTACTATAAATACCACAATATTCTTTTAAGGAGACTATACAATGGCAACTTACTACGTTGGCCCAAGGCCAGTACTCAAGGGTCGTTCAACCGCTGACATGGTGAACCCTTTTAAGGGTACAGCTGGAACCTACTCTTTCTACCCTCTTTTTGCACCAGGTCTTTTAACTGGAGCTCCAGATAATAATCATGTTCCTGGAACCGGCTACCATCCAGGCAATGTTCTGCTATCACAGTTGTTCAATGGCTCCACCCTCTATGCAGGGACCACTCCATTAGCTGGAGAATTTGCAGATGGAACTACAACATTTGGTGGAATGAGATTCCGTCCAAGTGAATACAAGGGTCTTACAACAGCTAAGGCGCTAGATGGCGGTCATGCAAAGCGCACAACCGACTATAGTCTCTACAGTAACTACATCTTTGACGGTGTGACCTCAGCAGAAGCATTTGCTAACCTAGGTCACGCAGAGCGCACAACAGCTTACAGCCTCTATAACAACTACATCTTCGACGGTGTAGCATCAGCGGAAGTAATGCCAGCTGGTTATGGACAAGCTAATACTGCTAGTGAATACGGTCGCAATAAAGTTGGTGAGTACAAAGGTGTACCATCAGCAGTCGCCCTTTAACAATAGGAGAAAACAATGCCAGATCAAAAATTAATTAAAGATGTACTTGAAAGAGCTCTTTGGACTGCAGCACAAACATTCATTGCTGTTTATACAGTTGGTGGAGTTGACCAAGCTAAAGCAGCAGCGACAGCTGCAGCAGCAGCAGGGCTTAGCGTTATCAAGGGATTTGCAGCAACAAAAATTGGAGACAAAGAGTCTGCTGCAACTTTGAAATAATTAGTTAAACACAACATAAGAAAATCCTAGCTGATATACTTGTCAGTACGGAAACCGACGCATCTACTTAGCGTAAGATAGTTATCCCGCCCCAATCAGGGCGGGATAACTGTTTTAAAGGGTCTCTTATATAAGTTTTTGTAGTTTTGTCTAGAGTTAATGAGGATTATAAATGTTTTTAGATCAGTTAAATACGGTAATCAGAGACAAAGCCCTTCCATTAGATGTTGCTGAAAAGTATCTCAACCTATATATAGGTGAAGCGGATTGGAAAACACACATTTCAAAACTATGGATGAATCTTGAAAACAAGAATAAGAATTCTGACATAAGCAAAGAAGATATAAAGAGGGCAATATCTTGCACGATGTTATTGCCAACAATGGAGAAAACAAATATCCCTGATCCAGTTCACCTCATTTTATTTTGGTGCCCTACCTGGAATCAGTACAAGGAAAGAGATTGGTTTTCTTTATTTTTAGATATAGTTAAGAAAGATTTGTATATACAAACCAATCAAAAGGAGTTACTATCGATTGGCATCATAGATCCAATTGATTATTCTCCATTAACTAGACAAAGCTTTAATTGGTTATATACTCAGGCGGAACAAAACGGTGATTTAAATGACAAGAATAAAGATATCGTAACTAAGAAAATGCAAAACCTAGTTAGAATATATGGTGGTGCAGTTATATCAAATGTATTTCAAAATCACAAGAATGTAATAGACAAAGTTTTTAACTGGAGAAGTGGATATTTTTTCGAAAGAGAAATATATAACGTGTATAATTATGACCAGATAAAAAAGATCAAGAAAACAGAAATAGAAAAATTAAACCCTAAGTACGTAAAAACTTTAGCATTAGCAAAATAAGGAGATAGCATGTCAGAAGAAATCGAAAACGGAAACCCAGATCTAACACCGATTGCCACTAAGCAATCTTCTATGTTCTTATTTAAGTTAACTGATGATTTCATAGAATCATATAGGTCTAAGTCTGCACCATTTGGATACAGGGATGCAGCTGGGAACTCCGTTGGAGAGATAACATTTCTTCGAACTTACTCTAGATTAAAAGAAGATGGAACAAAAGAGACATGGTCTGACGTATGTGAAAGAGTTATCAACGGAATGTACTCCTTGCAGAAAGATCACTGCAAAAAGAATCGCCTACCATGGAACGATGCTAGAGCACAAGCTAGTGCTAAAGAAGCCTTTGATAGATTATTTAATCTTAAGTGGACTCCTCCTGGTCGTGGTCTTTGGGCTATGGGAACAAACATTGTAAATATACAAAAGAATTCCGCTGCATTACAGAACTGCGCGTTTGTTTCTACTGGTGAAATGAATAAGTTTAACCCAGCAAAACCGTTTGCATTTCTTATGGAAGCATCAATGCTCGGTGTTGGTGTGGGTTTTGACGACAAAGGTGCAGATAAAGATTTTATTATCTATGAACCAAAAGAATCAACAACATACATAATACCTGATACTAGAGAGGGTTGGGTTGAGTCTATGGCATTGCTACTTAACTCATACCTCAAAGAGAATCAGCCTACGTATAACTTTGATTATTCTTTAATTCGCCCAAACGGTACTCCAATTAAAACATTTGGTGGTGTAGCTGCTGGTCATGAGCCGTTAGAGAGGCTTCATGATCATATAAGAAAAATGTTTACTGGACGCAAAGGTGACAAGTTAACACGCATAGACATAGCAGACATTGGAAATGTTATTGGAGTATGTGTAGTATCCGGAAACGTTCGTCGTTCAGCTGAGTTGTTAATTGGCCGTTTAGATGATCAAGATTTCTTAAACTTAAAAAATTCAGAACGCTTTCCTGAACGCAACTCATATGATTCATCTGCTCCAGGTTGGGGTTGGATGTCTAACAACTCTGTAGAAACAGTAGTTGGCGCAGACTTATCTTCTATAGTAGAAGGCATCTCTCTCAACGGAGAGCCTGGTGTTCTTTGGATGGACATGTCCCGTAAGTATGGACGTCTAGCTGATCCACCAAACAACAAGGATCACAGAGTTGCAGGCTATAACCCATGCGCTGAGCAGTCACTGGAATCATATGAGTGTTGCACCTTGGTGGAGACATACCTCAATCGTCACGACAGCCTAGAAGACTATAAGCGTACTCTAAAGTTTGCATACCTCTATGCCAAGACTGTTACGCTCCTTCCTACTCACTGGGAAGAGACTAACGCAATCATGCAACGCAATCGTCGCATAGGCGCATCAATGTCTGGTGTTGCAAACTTTGCTGATCGCGTTGGAGTTCCGGCACTTCGTGAATGGATGGATCAGGGATATAAGACTATTCAGCGATATGACAATGTTTATTCTGAGTGGTTGGGTATTCGTGAATCGATTAAGATGACGACTGTCAAGCCTTCTGGAACCGTATCTATTCTTGCTGGTGAATCACCTGGCGTACACTGGACACCAGGTGGCAAATACTTTAATAGAACTATCAGATTCTCCAACGAGGATCCGATGCTACCACTATTTAGAATGGCCAACTATAGAGTCGAGCCAGCTTCTGAATCACCAAATACAACTTCTGTTGTGTATTTCCCAATTAAATCCGATGCTGAAAGAGCTGAAAAAGATGTTACAATCTTTGAAAAAATGTCTTTAGCCGCAACCGCACAACGCTATTGGTCAGACAACTCTGTATCTGTAACGATATCTTTTAACAAGGATACCGAGGCAGAACATGTTGGAACTGTATTACATATGTACGATGGGCAATTGAAGACAGTATCCTTTTTGCCAAGCGGTAACGATACGTATCCCCAAATGCCATATACTCAAATAACAGAAGAAGAATATACGGAAGCTTCGACATCGTTGTTCCCGATAGATTTAACTGGAGTGTATGCCGGTATGGCTGCTGATGCAATTGGTGAACGTTACTGCACAACTGATTCTTGTGAAATTAAATTTATCAAGGACAACATAAAAGTATAGGTTGGTCTACTGTGTCAGATGACAAAAATTTTGATAAGATATTTTCAGAAATAACTTCTCCACAAAATATAGGCTCTATGCCGGGCATAGTTGGTGCTCTCTCGTTAAATAACGCAAGAGATTATTCTTTGTTTTTGTCTGAATTAATTACAGCTATACAGGAAATAAATTTAATTATAGTTAATCTTACTGAAGACTCTGATGAGCCATTTGAAATACCACTTGAAGTAGTACAAATCTTAGAAATGCTATATGCAAAGACGAAAGATTTCAACAACTATATGGTAAACTTGGATCAAGATGATATAGGATACTATATCTACATAGACGAAGAAGAAGATTATGACGATGAATCAGAAGACGGAAAATGAAGATTACGATAATAACGCAATACCTGTTTTAGATAAGGGTTATGTTAGATTAGTTGATGTTATGGGTAGTGACCTATCCGTAGTCAACGCTGCAAGAGCATCTTTTGCCAAAGAATCAAATGAGCTTTCTGTACAAGACGCAAGACTAATAGATTTTTTAGCAAGAGAAAATCATATGTCACCGTTCCGTCACGCATTTCTAACATTTGAATTTAAAGCTCCACTTATGGTTGCTAGGCAACATTGGAAATATGTAGTTGGATCAGATCATACAATGGATTCCTGGAATGAATCTTCGAGAAGGTACATAACTATGGATCCAGAATTCTATATACCTGGACCAGAACAATGGAGACTTGCTGCAGAGAATAAAAAACAAGGTTCTTCTGGGTTAGCTGGTCCATGGACTGGTTCTATATTAAATACGGAACTAAAACAATTGGTTGATAAGTGTGAATCTATCTATAACATGGCGCTTGAGCAAGGCATTGCTCCAGAGCAAGCTAGATTATTCCTGCCAGCATATGGCATGTACGTTACATATAGATGGTCATGCAGTCTTCAGTCCGTTGCCTTATTCCTAAATCAAAGATTAGGGGAAGAATCTCAAGTGGAGATTCAAGAGTATGCAAAAGCTGTATTCAATCTAACAAAAGAAAAGTTTCCAGTATCAATAGATAGACTGGTTTCGATACATGTATAAAAACATGCTATTGTTTATAGTATTTTCTTTTTTGATTAATTGGACTATAAGTTTGCAGATGTTAAATCAATCTTCTAAACAGAAAAGTATTAAATTTACAGCAATCGCACTGGCTTTGACTACGGGAACCATTGCAGGGTTTATAATTTCTCTTATATTATGACTGTAATATCTAAAAAAGATAGACAGTTCATGAAGATGTGTATCGATAGCTCAAAAACATTTTCTACTTGTGGTAAAAAACAATACGCAGCTATGCTGGTAGATGAATATAATCACATAGTTGGGTTTGGTTATAACGGTGGACCAAGAGGTTTCCTACACTGTAATGAAGGTGGCTGTAGACGCTTTCTTGAAAACTCAAAAAGTGGATCAGCTTACGACAATTGTATAGCAATCCATGCAGAAGCAAACGCTTTACTCCATTCTGACTATAGTTCAAGGCCAAAAAAAATATATGTAAATGGTCCTCCTTGTTTTAGTTGCGCTAAGTTGATAGCCAACAGCACCTTAGATACTGTATACTATCTGTATGATTCTGACTATAAGAATTGGGAAGATGTAGAATCTTTTTTATTAAAAGCAAATGTACAGACTATAAGGATAGATAATGGCAGCCTCTAAATTAAATTATATTGTAGTATACAAAAACCACAGTCAGGTCTATGGTTGTTCTTCAAAAAAAATAGCTGTAGAATCACCTCCACCGGAGGGTTACACAAATGATGATAAGAGAATACTTTTTGCAACATTTGAACCAGACACAAGTTCTTTGTGTGTTTACCCTGTATCATTAGACGATATAGAAATTGAAGAAGTAAAAGTTAAGAAAGCTAAAAAGAAAAATGACTAAGAAAAAAGTAGAAAAAAAGAAAGTAAATATCAAACTTGAATCTGGGCAAACATATTTAATTACTTCTATAGATGAGATGTTGCAAATAGCAAATTCTTTGATACACTTAGCCTCTTCAATCAAGGATGAAAAAGACAAATTGTCTGTACTTAATTTAAGTGAAGAAGCAATAAAGGCAATGACCGAAAACAAATTTATAGGAGGATCTTCAGATGAAGATGAAGATTGGAATTAGTATTATAGTGGTGGCAGCATGTTCTTATTTGGTATATAATCAAAAAAGAAAAGTTAAATTTGATTACTTTAATAATGTTTCAGAAGAATACTTTAAGGAATACGCAAAAGAATATAATCCACAAAGTAGTTTTATAGAATTCTTTGATAAGGAAAACATAAAAGAAGCCTTTAGTAGATATGATAAATATTTAGATCTTGGCTTGAATAAAGAAGACGCATTTAAGTCTGTAGTAGAAGATAAGAGAAATAAATGATAGATTTATGTGTTGTAAACTACAACACTAGGCCACTCCTACAAAGGTTATTGGATAATTTGCATGAGGGTGCGAGTGTGGATAATAAGTTTTGGAATCTATATATAGCTGATAACGACTCCAGTGATGATACAGTCGACTGGCTAAAAGAAAATGACGATAGATATCAAATAGATAGAATAGATTTAAATAAGAATATTGGGTATTCAGCAGCTATCAATAAGCTTGCAGCAAGAGGTTCCAACAACGTCATTGGCATTTTAAATGCAGACGTATGGTTTACCAACGAAGACATTAAAAAGATATGTCAAATTTTTAACCAAGAACCAGATGTCCATATCCTTGGCCCAAAACAAAGAGACGAATACGGCAATATCAAACATGCCGGTATAGTAGGTACCAATACGGAACCAAGACATAGAGGTTGGAACGAAGTTGACCGCGAAGATAATCTATATAAAGATAGGGTTAATTGCGTAACAGTTTCCGGGTCTGCATACTTCATTAGAAGATCAGTTTGGAATGCCCTAACAAACGATGAAGAGTATAGAAAGATGTACCCTGATGCAATAGGGGCCTTCCTGCCAACGCCTCATTACTACGAGGAGACTTGGTGCTCCTACTTCGCACGTCATCGTGGCTACAATGTAGTGTATGATGGTAGCGTATCAATTGGTCACAGTTGGCATGCATCATCACCAAAACCGGGTGAAGGCTACAGTCATGCCGACGCTCAATTTAAAGTAAGTCAATCAATATTTCGCAAAGCCTGCGATTTCATAGGAATAGAAAGAGATTAAAATGTCAGATCAATTTAATGTTTATTTATATAATGCAGAAGTAGTTAAGATAGTTGACGGAGATACATTTAAGATCAAGATAGATCTTGGTTTTGAAGTTCATATTGGCCCAAAGAGTGTCAGACTATATGGCGTTAACACACCAGAAAGCCGTACAACAAACTTGGAAGAAAAGAAAATGGGCCTTGCTGCAAAAGAGTTTACTGATCAATGGATCAAGAAAGCTAATAATAAAGTAAAGATCGAAACTATTCTAGATAAGAATGAAAAGTATGGTAGAATTCTTGCTAGAGTATGGAACGAAGCTGGCGAATGCCTTAATACAGAAATTGTTAAGGCTGGATTAGCTAGAGAATACTTTGGCGTAGGCGACAAAACTTTTGAGGAATTCAAGAAGGCATAATGCAAACATTTTTACCATACGCAAATTTGCAAGAGTCAGTTCGGGTATTAGATTATCGTAGACTTGGAAAGCAACGAGTAGAAACTTTCCAAGTCTTAAACATCTTACTTGATCGCACTCCAACAAAAGGTTGGCGCAATCATCCGGTTACTGTTATGTGGACCGGCTATGAATCAGCTCTACAGCTTTATCAGAATTACACCATTCAAGAGTGGATTAGCAGAGGTTACAAAAACACCATGCTATTAGAAGAGATAGATATAGATTCAGTAGCTATGCCACCATGGTTTGGCTTAGAAGAATTTCATCGTTCACACAGATCAAATCTTTTGCGTAAAGATTACGAATATTATTCCCAATATTTTGACGAAGATCCTAATCTTCCATACTATTGGCCAGCTAAAGAGGTAGCTAATGCAAACTAGAGTGTTTTTATCAGGCGCTATAGAAGATGTCCAATCTGACTTTAAGCATAGTTGGAGAGATGAAGCTACTGCGCTTCTAGATCATAGAGGTTTTAAGGCAGTCAATCCAATGGACTACGCTCTTGAGGAAGAAGACTGTGAACCAAAAGAAATAGTAGATAAAAATCTCTTCTTGCAAAAAAGCTGTGACATTATTTTAGTAGAATACACATTACTCTATAGGGCGTACATTGGAACAGACTTTGAAATGACCTGGGCGCATCTAAATAATCAACCAGTAATTGTTTGGGCGCACCAAGATTTGCAGCATAGAAAATATCTTAAATTTCTTGCTACAAAACTTGCAGATACTCTTGAAGAGGCTGTAGAATATATATCTAATACATATCCATCAACTAAATAAAGGAAATAATATGGCAGAAAATAAGTTCAACTATTTTGAAGTAACCACTTCTTATGTTGTTAAGGCCAAGAATAAGTCAGAGGCTGAAAAGGTAGTCCTTGGACGTCGTGGCGTTAAGGGCGAAATTATTACCAGTAAGACTAACGTAGATCGAATCTCGGCTGTAGAAGTCCGAGAAATGTTGGAGATCTAAGAATCCTATTAACTAGAGGGTAGCACTATTTACTTAGTGTTACCCTCTATAAACCTTAAGGAAAGTATATGATATACGCTCAAATGGTGGGCAGAAATGAAGAGGGAAGATTTCTAGAGGAAGTTCTAGAAAGGCTTTCACAGCAAGTAGATGGTATTGTTTTTACCGATGATTGCTCTACTGATAACACAGCTAAAATAGCAGAAAAATATTGTCACGTTTATTCAACTCCAGAGCAACTGTTCACAAAACATGAGGGTCAACTAAGAGCTTTTGCTTGGTCCAACATGTGCCAGCATGCAAAACTTGGTGACTGGATTGTGGCAATCGATTGTGACGAAATGCTGTATAATAAAAACGATATAGATAATCTTAATATCTCATCTGTTCTATCAAATTCGCCTTACGACGTTGCCAATGTTCGCTTTTACCACATGTGGAACGAGAATCAATGGCGCACAGATAAGCTATGGGCTCCAAATAATAGCAGTAGAATCTTCAGATTTAAAGAAAATGGTGGCTTCGCCAATAGGAAATTAGCCTGTGGTTCAGAACCTACATATGTAGTTGACTGGATTGCACAAAGAAACTTCTGGATTGACTCAGGTTTAGTCATGAAACATCTTGGATATGTAAGAGATGAAGATAAGATCTCTAAGCATCAAAGGTATTCGACTTTAGACGGTGGAGAATTTCACGCATTAAATCATATCAACTCAATAATAGACCCAAATCCAGTCTTGATTGACTGGGGAAATTTCTTAAGGTAGGAAAAATGAAAAAAGATATTAGAATTGCAACACACGCACAAACGATTCAATCGCTAACTTTAAAAATGCTATCCAAGGAACGTTTTGCTTACGTTAATTTTCCTCGATCAGCACTCATTGCTATGGGTAGTCCAGATATGAAGAAAGCTTCTAAGGACTTTGGTGATTCAATAAGTAAATCATTTAGCATTAATGATAAGAATTTTATGAAAGGAATACCTTTAGCTTTTGTAAATTCTAATGATTCAGATAATGAATTAGATTATTCAAAAGTGGATTCTAATCAGAGATACTATAACTCAACAACACTTGAAAACTACTTTAATAATAATGAAGTAGCTTTTACATCTTTTGTAGACTTTTATATAAGAAATACCCCATATGTTGTAGTTACATTTCATGATAGAAAAGTAATTACAAGGGTTCTAGGATCACCTGTGGACACAATTTATGTTCCATATAATGATTATTATGATAAGTTAGATTCTATAATTGAAACTTTGGCAACCTATACCGGTAAAGTTGATACAGTTATTTTGGATTGTCCGCTACTTTCTGCTGCTTTAGCTGGTAAGATATGGGACGAATTGAATTTTTCTATAATAGATTTTGGGAAGGTAATCGGTTTTGCTCGAGCAAGATTTAGCAATAGGATTTCCCAAAATGAAAAAACAGATTGAAGACAAAGAAGATGATCTATTTTTAATAGATCTTTTATTTGAATCAGATCTAACCATTTCAGCTATAGCCAAAGAACTTGGTTATTCATTTGCTCAGTTAAATAAAAAAATTAATTCACTTGGTCTTTCTTGGATTAAAGAGCAAAAGAAAAAAACATCAAGAGGTCAAGCTGCACTTACTCAGGCAATGCAAAAGCTTTTTCCTGGACAAAAGATCATAAACGAACATCACATAGGTGAGCGTTTAAGAATCGATGTATTCTGTCCAGAATATAGAATAGGTGCAGAGTTTCATGGTAGGCAACACTTCTATTATACTGAAAGATTTTTTGAATCAAAATATGATTTTATTCAAGCTCAAAAAAGAGATGAAAGAAAATTAGAACTTTGCAAGCAAGAAGGAATAACATTAGTTGTATTTAGATACAATGATGAGCTGAGTGAACAAGCTGTTTATGATAGACTATTACAGGCGATAAGATTAAGTCCTCATGTTCCAGAGAATATAAAAACGAATAAGAAGAGCATTACTCAAAATAAATTTTATCAGGATAGAAAAAAGCAATACAACGAAAGAAAGAAAGAGACATATAAAAAAATGAAAAAGAGAAGAGATAATCATGAGTGATATTGAATCTTCTCCCGTAACTCAACCAATTGAGTATCAGATATTTGCTCTTTCATTTAGAGAAAAGGGAGCAATATCTTACTTTAAAGATAATCTAGATCCACAGATTGTTGGGATTAACGATAATCAACACGGTGTTCATGAATTCTATAATGCTCTTTTGTCATATGTTTCTAGTACAGATCTAGATATAGTCGATCCAATAGTATTTAAGAATTGGATACAACTAGAAAGCCGTGTCTTTGAGGCGCTCAATGGAGACGAGGGAGTTAATGCTCTTATGAGCGTCCTCTCTGATATGCAGCTGGCTAGCCCTGAAGCTGTTGTTCAGGTTCTTAAACATAAAGATAATAAAATTAAACAGAAAAACTATTTAAAAGAGTTAGAAATAATTATAAGCCAAAAGGGTATAAAAACAGAAGAAGATCTTGCGAGAATGTCTGAGATTTCTAATCTCATTAATGATCTAGAGAACAGTGCTAGTTATGATCCGCTTGATGGAGTTGTAACGGCTAACCAAATAATAGAAAAGATTGACTCACTATTAGACACTCCGGACTTCTTGCCAACTCAATTTAAGTCTTTGAATAGAGCAATGGGCTACACCAATGAGGGAGGCTTCTTTAAGGGGGCGGTACATGCGATCATAGCAGCTTCTGGAAAGGGAAAGAGTACGTTTGCTAAGTGTCTAGTCAATAACTGGTTAGATTGTGGATATAAAGCTTTATACATAAACTTCGAAGAAGCTAGAAATCACTGGGAACGCATATTAATGACCCAGATAACTGGCAAGAACGTTTATTCAGAAGTGGATAAATGGTCTGAAGAAGAAAAAAATAAACATATTAAAACTTTTACAGATAAGTTAACCGAATGGGGTGATCGTCTGATGGTCAAGCATGATCCAGATACTCCATATTTTGAGGACCTAGAAAGCTGGCTAAGAGACATCCTAATCCAGGGTGAACACATGCCGGACGTCATAGTTATCGACACTATCCAATCAATGTTTACTAGATCTAAGGGTAAAGCTAGATGGGGTGAATTTGAAGAAATGATGGTTCGTCTTGAAAAAATAGCTAGAGACATGAACTGCGTATTGATAATCACTGCACAAGAAAACTCAAATAGAATGAAGGAAAAAAGAGAAATAGTCATGCAGTCAGACACTGGTGGTTCTCTAGCTATACAGCAAAAGTGTGCAGTAACTATATTTATCACAGAAAAAAAATTAGTTAGTGGTGATGATTCGGAAGATGAAAATGTAATGCAGTTACAGATACCAAAGAATAGAATTACTGGTTCAACATTTTCTTATGAGCCACCACTGGTTAGATATGTCGATTCCAAAAAGTCTTACGTAGAGTACGAAATGGTTACACCCGGATCTTATGATGCCTCATCAATTTTAGATGACTTATTAAACAATGGAGATTTTAACTAATGAAATTAATTACACCAGAATCCCTAAAGGACTTTCAAACCTGCTCATTACTTTACGAGTATAGATATAATCAAAAACTACCAGAGTCAATAGGCGGTAGGGATCTATTGTCTATTAGATTTGAAAATACTTTAAAAGAAATTATATATTACTTCTTTTATAAGAAACAAGGTGGCTACACACCGTCGTATGCATCGCTTTTGAATAGATGGGAAAAGCTTTGGTTTGCCGATAACGTTTCATCGTACGATATCATGACAGAGCAACACGAAAGTGCATATGGAAACAGCGCTAGCCTTACGACCAAAGCTGCTTCTGCTCTATTGTCTTTCTATGAAAACTTTTCAGACGAAGAATACATACCGATTGCAATAAATGAAGATTGCATTATGCCAGTCACCCCAAAGGTTAAGATAAAAGACAAATTTGATATAATCCTTTATAAGAATAATAAATATTATGTTATTAAGATAATGTTTAACTATAAGAATAGTCACCAATATATGTATCAAGTAAACTTTGCTACGATGTATAATGCGTTTGCGGTAAAGCATGGTGATAGAATTTCTAAAGCATCTTTTGGTTACATAGATTTATTAACGTCCAAAGTTTCTTTTGTTGATTTTGAAATAACAAAAGAAGATCTTGATTCTTTAAGATTTTGGGCTGATGAATTAGAGCAAGCAGAAAAATTTATTCCAAGAAGAGGGTTGACCTGGTATTGCAAGAAATGTCCGTTTGATAAACCTTGTTCTAAGTGGTCAAATTGGTCAAAAGATGCAGACGAATAGATTTGGTGTTATACTTGAAACCAAGGTATCTAAAAGTTTATTTACACTTGCAAAAGAAAATAAACAAACTCCTTATGAATATTTAAAATCTATAATAGATGAAAAGTATCAAATTTACTTAAAAGAAAAACTAAATTGGGATTCAGATTATGAGTAAAAAAAGTATATTAGATGAGTTATTAAATGAAGATGTTTCATTCAAGCCAAATGAAGAAGAAGATAAGTTATTAACTCCTCTTATGGAGGAAATTAATCTTATTGCTAGTCAACAAATTAGACTATTTGTTAGATCAGTTTTACTTCAGGCAAAAACATTTTGGAAAATACCATCTAGTTTTTCAGGTAAATATCATCCAGCTGATGAACATGGTGCTGGTGGTAACGTTCTTCATACAAAGAGGGTTGTCAAAGTCTCTAAGGTTATATGCGATTCCTATGGATTACTTCCGCACGAAAAAGACATAGTGTATGCAGCATGCTTATTGCATGATGTGACTAAGGGTATAGCTCATGATGATAGTAAAGAAGATTTCTTCTATGACCCAATGCATCCGTATACGGTTGGAGCTTTTGTTAAAAAGTGTCAAGACAATGATAAAAAGTATGGTTCAGAATCCGCATCATCTACTCTTTTTTTAGATGAAGAAACTGTTCAGTCAATACTTAGATTAGTAAGATGTCACCTTGGTCCATGGTCCCCTATTCCGGAAACAGTACCTAGTACCTACATGGATATGATAGTACACTTGTCGGACAACGTCGCCTCAAAACTGCATACAATTGTTGAAATTAGTGACAACAAATGACAGTAGAAAATCCAGACAAGATGCATGTTAGAGCGTATATAAATGAGTCTTTAGAATTCCTTATCAAAGAATCAATATACTACAGATCTAACAATGAAAATATTTTGGAACACAATCGACTAGTAGCTTGGCATATGGAAATGGATAGTGGTAAAATACATATACCATGAAACTTCCTTTAGATAAAGATAAATTTATTTCTCAATGGAAATATGTTGAGGTTGCTAGATATGTTCCCAACCTGGATAGGGTGATTAGGGATAAGAATGGTGATGATCCAGTCTTCTATGAAATGGAAAACATAGATCAATATAGACAAAAGCATAACAACCTTGGACTGTACACATCTGTTTGGCATTTTAATTCCGCTGATATAAACAAGGCTATCAGGTTAGGATCATTATACTTTGACTTAGATAGTGAAGATATGAATTTGTGTTACGAAGAAGCGCAAAGACTATATGGTTATTTGTCTATGTATATTCCGCAAGAATCACTGTTGGTTTATTTTACTGGAAAAAAGGGTTTTCATATAGAGTGTGAAGCAATTGGCTTAGGTATTAATCCATCAAACGAACTGCCAAAAGTTTTTAGGTATATAGCAAATAAGCTAAAAGAAGATCTATCTATTTCTTCAATGGATTTTAGTGTTTACGACATGAGAAGAATGTGGAGGCTGCCTGGATCTTTACATCAGGCAACAAAGCTATTCAAGACTCTCTTGCCAAAAGATATATTTTTATCTGGAATAGATAAGATTATTACTTACTCAAGTGAGCCACAATTGCTCGATGTAGTTGAACAGTCTTTTGATTTCAAGGCAAATGAATGGTATAGGCAGTTCACTTATCAGATGGAAGAAGATAAGAATAAACCAAAAGATATACTACAGCATTTTAATAAGTTTGGTTCTTCTAACTTAAAGTCTTTTGATCAGAATCAAAAAGTATTTGAGAAAGAAACACTTTGGATAAAGTGTCCATCAATAAAAAGATTACATGAACAGGCTGAGAATTCTCACTTTTTAGAACACGAAGCCAGATTATTTTTATGTTCTATATTAACATATAGTGAAGAATCGATTAACTATCTACATGAGATACTAGGTAACTGCGAAGATTATAACCCAAGTAAATCACAAGCTCATATAAATGACTGGGTGAGAAGAAGAGAATTAGGCATAGGTGGAAGGCCTTATACTTGCGAAAGAGCTAATGCAGTTGGCGTAGGGTGTGGCAGTTGTTCTCTTGAGAAGAAAAACAAGTGGGTTAAGGTTGGAGATAGATTTATAGAGACTCAAGAAAAATCTTCTCCATCACCAGTTCGATTTGCTTATAAATCTGCAACGAGAAAGGAGGAGTAATGCAAGATGACAATAATGATGTAATCGGATTATGTACCGACTGCGGAACGGAACAAACAGATAGGCACATGCATAACAGTTCTTTTGCTCAAGCTGGACTGCCAGCAGTATGTAGATACTGTAAGGGTGTAGTAACGGTTTGCTATAAACGTGATAGAGATGATGTATTAAATCAAATAAATATTAAAAGAGGACTTAAGTGAAAAACTGGACAAATCTTCACAACCATACCGTATTCTCCATGTTGGATGGCCATGGTAACGTAGAAGAATATTTATCAAGAGCTAAGTCTTTAGGCATGACAGGTTTAGCCACTACCGATCATGGCAATATACACTCATGGTTAGATTTTTATGATGCTGGTATGGCTTCTGGGGTAAAGCCTATTCTTGGCTCAGAAATGTATCAAGCAAGAAAGACTAGGTTTGATAGAGATGATGAAGAAAGATCCGGTCCCTCTAAAAATGAATGGGAACAAAGAGGACCATATCATATTACGATTTTAGCTAAAAACAATATTGGTTATCATAATATAATTAAAATATCATCTAGAGCTTTTACTGAAGGTTATTATGTTAAACCTAGGGTTGACCACGATTTAATTTCCCAACATTCTGAGGGGATCATAGTCCTCTCTGGGTGTCTAAATGGGGAAGTGTCACAAGCGCTGCTTAGAAACGATTACAGCACCGCATTAAGGCATGCTGCGGCAATGCAGGAGATAGTTGGCAAGGAAAATTATTTTATAGAGATAATGAATCATGGGATAGAAGAACAGATAAAAATAATTCCTGACCTTATTAAAATAGCCAATCAAATTGGAGCTAAAGTAGTGCCGTCTGGCGACTGCCATTATGTGCACCAAAGCGATGCTCACGCTCATGATGTAATGTTATGCGTAGCAACAAACTGCAACGTGCATACTCCTAACAGATTTTCTTTTTCTGAAGATAAATTTTATCTTCAATCTTATGACGAAATGTCTTCTGTATTTTCTGATGAATATTTAAAAAATACAATGCATGTAAATGACATGATAGATCTTAACTTAAAATTTGGCGAAATACATTTTCCAAACTTCCCTATACCAACTAAAGAATCTTCAACAGACTATTTTGAAAGACTAGCCTGGGAAGGTTTAAAGAATAGATATGGCAATCCGCTACCTGATCACATTATAGAAAGAGCTAACTATGAAATTAGAGTAGTGAAAGAGATGGGGTTTCCTGAATATTTCTTAGTCGTATCAGACTTAGTTCGTTGGGCTAAAGAAAATGACATTAGAGTTGGCTGGGGAAGAGGATCTGCTGCTGGAAGTATTCTCTCCTATGCATTTGATATTACAAATCTAGACCCAATTAAATTTGGTCTTATGTTTGAAAGATTCTTGGTCGAAGGAAGAAAGTCAATGCCAGATATCGACTTAGACTTTGATGATAGACACAGAGATAAGGTTATTGACTACGCTAGAACTAAATATGGTAACGATAAAGTTGCGCATATCTGTACGTTCAACAGAACTGGCGCTAGGCAGTCTGTCAGAGACGCAGCTAGAGCCCTAGGTCATGACTTTACAGTTGGAGACAAAGTAGCTAAGCTAATACCTCCTCCAGTATTAGGTGTTTCTAAATCGTTAAAAGAATGTATGCAGGTGCAGGAATTTGCAGGTCTTTATAATACTGATGTTTTATCAAAGGAAATAATAGATACAGCTTTTGGATTAGAAAATCTGGTGAGGCAGACTGGTATCCACGCAGCTGGTATTGTTATATCCAAAGAAGCTTTAATAAGCTATCTTCCCACGATGCAAAAGGGCGTAGATAAGCCTGTTGTAACTCAGTGGGATATGGGTCGAGTAGAGCAATGCGGCCTATTGAAGATTGACTTTCTTGGTTTAAGAAACCTAGGTGTGATAGATATTTGCATCAAGCTAGTTAAGCAGCATAGGCAGATTACATTAGACGTAAATGACATACCGATAGATGATAAAAAGACTTACGATTTATTATGTCAAGGTAAGGCAATGGGTGTTTTCCAGCTTGAGTCCGCTGGCATGCGTGAATTAATGGTGCAGATGCAGCCGCAAAACATCCAAGATATAATGGCTCTTATCTCACTATATCGTCCAGGTCCAATGGGTTCTGGTATGGATAAAGAATATATCGATAGAAAGCATGGGAGAAGCCATGTATCCTATGAGCATCCTAAACTAGAAAAAGTTCTTGGACCATCACTAGGCATCATGCTCTATCAGGAAGATGTTCTTGGTGTAGCCAGAGAGTTAGCCGGATTTACTTCTGCTGAAGCTGATGACCTTAGAAAAGTTATCGGTAAAAAACTTATGGATAAAATCGCAATGATTAGAACTAATTTCGTAAAAGGCTGCATAGAGCATTCCAATCTAGATGAAGATAAAGCAAATAAAATTTATTCAGATATTGAATACTTTGGTGGTTATGGTTTTAACAGAGCACACGCCGCAAGCTATGCGATGGTTTCATATATTACAGCATACCTAAAGGCTCACTATACAGCAGAATATATGGCTGCACTTATGTCTTCTGTGGTTGGCAATAAAGAGAAGTTAGCAGCTTACTTATCTGACTGTAGAAAATTAGATATTGAAGTACTGCCACCTTCTTTAAATAAATCTGGTAAAGACTTTAATGTACTTAGTGACTCTCAAGTAATCTTTGGTCTATCTGCAATAAATGGAATTGGTGAATCCATAGCTGAAGCAATCATTTTAGGTAGGGATGAAAAGAATCCTTACTCTAGTGTCTATGATTTCTTTAGAAGGTGTGACCCAGCTACGCTAAAGAAATCTACGCTAGAACATTTAGCCTACGCCGGTGCTCTTGATGAGTTGTTTGCGGTTTCTCATGACGGTGATTTAACAAGAAAAAAAGAGTTAGAATTATTAGAAAAAGAAAAAGCTGAACTAGGAATATACGTATCGAAGCATCCTATAGAGGGGATGTGGACAACAATAGCACCTAATGTCACTGGTGAAATAATAGATATTATAGAAATAAGCAACGGTGCAAATGTTAAGGTTGGCGGAATCTTAACAGCAGTAAAGAGAATGATAACTAAAAAGGGTCAAAAGATGTTTCGTCTTTTATTGGAAGATCTATCTGGTGAAATAGAAGTAATTATTTTTCCTAGAGAATCAAAAACTATAAGTGACGATTTTTTTAACGAGGGTGACGTAGTTATAATATCAGGAACGATAAATAGAGAGAACGAAGAAGAGTCAGCAATTGTAAAGATGTTCTATAATTCCAGCGAAAAGATAGATACAGCTAGAGCAATCGGTAGTAAGTCAATTATGTTAGAGACAAAAGAATCACCTAGCCTAGAGGTTGTACAGGGTATATATGATATAATTGAAAATGTTAATGGACCTTCTTACGTATATTTAACCTATACAGAAAGTAATAAGAGGGTAACTTTTAAGTTTAAAAAATCTACTTCATTAAAAATAGAAGAAAAACTACAAAAATATATAAACATACGGAGCTAAGAAATGACACTACCAGGAACATACCAGAATCCATCTACCAAACCATGCTGGACATTCTGCTCATCATGCAATAGATGCCAGGATAAGGGCAGATATACTAAATGTAATTCATGTAGCGGCAGGTATGATCCTATGGGTAAGACTGATCCGCACTCAGAGGATTTTTGCGATTGCAAGAATGGAGTATTAAGATGGAGAACAAAAGAGGGTAAGCTTATTATGACTCGCTTTAAGACGAACCCATTTAAGGGTCAAGTAAAATATGATAAGAAGTCAGAGGACGAAAGAGATTGGGACTCTTACGTGGCTGATATGCGAGAAAAAATGGATGATCCAAGCTGGAATCCTATAGGAATATACGAGGAGGATTAATATGATTAAGCACGAAGTAGGTAGAATGCTACTTAATAACATAGCATTAATAGAATACAATACAGATGAACCTAGTTATTTTATTCAGTCTGGAGTTGCCGGCTTTAACGCAACAGCTCAAGAGTTATCAGACTTACATGGATTGTTGAGTTACTATTTTAATATTGACTCAGTAAACAATACTGTTATTTCACTCACAGAAGGAGGAGATGATGTCTTGGCCATATAACGAAGATGATCAAATGGAATTAGGAACAAGCGGTTGGGCAACTCTTGGTGAGGGTAGATACAAAAATATCTACACTGGTAATACCCTTGATGAATTGGGTAATGAATACGATGCAAATGGAAATTTAATATTCGAAAACAAAGATCCTTTTGGGGATGGAATTGAAGACTAATGAAATTAGCTATTAGAAATTTAGAAGATGTAAGTGATTTTGAAAGATTATCTTTAACTGATTTTTCGTATTCAAGAATGGATACATATAAAATGTGTCCTTCAAAATATTTTTATACATACATACAAAAAGAACCACGTCTTTTTGGTGAAGCAGCTGTACTGGGAAACATTGTACACTCTGTATTAGAAGACAATGTAAGCGCAACAGATATGTTGGATTTTGCAAAGCTGCAAGAAGCATATACTAATGAGATAACAACTCAAGATCCAGATAATAAAATTAAACCCGAGTTAATTAACGCAGGGAAAGAAATACTAGATGAGTTCTTTGACCAGTATGCTGAAACTAAATTTGATGTCCTTCACAAGGAATATGGTTTTAAATTTGTGCTAGGTAGCTATTTAATATCTGGCTACATAGACAGAATAGATTCTTGGGGCGAAGACGGTGTTAAGATTATAGATTATAAAACTGGAAAATGGGAAGTATCACCAAAAGATATACCAACCAATTTGCAATTAGGTATATATGCAATGGCAGTTGATTATCTGTATCCGGATAAGAACATATACGCAGAGCTGTATTATCTTAGATCCCGGAAGGCGTAAAGGCCACCTCTTTACCAAGGATGATATAAATAATATTAAAATTAATTTAATATCTACTCTAGACTTAATCATAAACGATTCAGCATTCTTACCTACAAAGAATGAGCGCGTCTGCACGTTCTGCGATTTCGCTAAATCTGGCGCCTGTGGAACTGGTGTATTTAGAGCTAGAAAACTAGCAAAAGCTTAGTAATTAATTTAATCCTAGAAAGCAAAAAGCCAGGGCAAAAGCCCTGGCTAATTACTTTTTAGGTATTGACTATTAGAATGCTGATACTGGATTGAGTGCAGCGTCTTCGATAAGATCGAAATCGCTGAATTCACTGACTACCTTGGTGGCTTCAGTGCGTGAGTATCCGAGTCTACCGAGGTCTGAAATGATCTCTTCGTTAACCTCGATCAACATACTATCAATTACTGTGTTTAATGTATTCATGTTTTTGTACTCCGTTTTCTTGTATTTGGTAACCCTTACAGGTTTTTTGTTTTTTTACTTTTTATAATTTATAATGGAGTAGATTAGTTTAGATCTAAAGGATACCATGAAAGAGCTCAACATTGTCAAGCCGGAGGAATATTTTTTGGAAATTTCTCCATTAAAAAATCATCCAGATTTTAGTAAAATAAAAACCATTATACCAGACCACGATTCTATAGAGACTACGAGCGTTAAAAGAGGTAACGCTTACCAGCATACAAAAACTGGGTTTAGGGAAGACCTAGGTTTAACATTGAGATCTAATTGGGAAGCAAATTTTGCAAGAATTTTAACAGCGTATAAAATCAAGTTTGATTTTGAACCAACTGTTTTTGCGTTTCCAATTAAGAAACGGAACTAAGGGATACACTCCTGATTTCTTTATGCAGAAAGATTCTAGTTGGGTAGAACTCAAAGGCTATCTCGATGCAAAGAGTATGACAAAAATAAAAAGATTTAAAAGATATTACGAATCTGAATTTAACAAACTCACATTTATTATAAGCAAGTATTCAACTGACGGTAAAAATTTCGCAGCTGAACTAGAAATACCAAGAGTAATCTTCTATGAAGATATTAGAAGTTTTTACTCTGATAAAATATCAATTTGGGAAGGTAAGTAATCATGGCAGCATATAAGGAACAGTATTATAATTTAGAAGAGGAGGAAATGCAAGCGCTTATAGCCAAAGCTAAAGGCGGAGACGAAAGAGCTAAAAAAGAATTACTAAAAGTTTTTAATAATTTTCTTACAAAATATACAACACTATTGTATTATGGCAAATACAATCTGAACGACTATGACATAAGAAGGTTTACCTCTTTATTCGTAAAAGATTCTTATGTTAGATTTGCTCTTATGAAAAATAAGCTTAATCAAGCTGGATACAAGCACGTAAATGAAGTGTTACGACGGTATAGTATATATGGCAAAAAGATATGGGGAAGAAATAGATGTCAGACAAACCGTAGACATGACGTTCTTTCAGTGCATAAGTAGGTATCAAAGAAAAGATTCCGAAAAAGGACCAATACCATTTAGCCGGGTTCTTGTATAGTTATTTTTTTTATCTTCTTAAAAAGAATGTTGATACATTCTTAATAGATCAATTAGGGAGAAAAAGTTTTCCTCTTTTAAGTGATGACTCAAGTGACGATGGAGAAGATGGAGCAAAGCAAGTTGGTTTTAAAGCTCCACCAGAAGAGAGGGAGATGGAAGAATTTCTTTCTACAGAAGACATTAATGAGTTTTGGGTACTTGGCGAAACATGCGCAGAACCGTTTATATTTCTTTCGGTACAAGAAAGGCAACTACTCAAGTGGCGCTACATAGATGATCTAAGATCTAGTGAGATAAGTAAAAAAATATCAGAACACCCTAATACAGTAAGAGAACATTTAGGTAAAATAAGGGCAAAGGTAACCAATCTTGTGGTAGAATCTAAGATGCGAGATGAAATCAACTTCAGATAGGTAGACAATGAACCTTCAGTCTTTACAGAAAATGAACGAATTGTTAAAAGATTTTATAGGTCCTCAGATAGAGGAGATTATTTCAGCGTATACTACAGATAGCACCAATTCCCTATACTTCGTATCTATACCGGATGTAGATACGCTAGATTTAGGGATCCATGAAATGGCTTCATTGGTTGCGAGAACTTCAAATGTTTATGGAAGAGTTGCACGATTAGCTGGGATGGCTAGAGCTCAATATAAGTTGATAGAAGGAAGTTACAAGAAGGTTTATAAGGCAAATAGAGTTGGAAAGAATGAGGCTGAGCGTGAAGCAAACGCCCTGGAGGCTGCAGAAAGCGAATACACTGCTTTAATAACAGCAGAGGCCATCGTAAGCTTAGCTGAGTCCATGGAGCTTGCAGCTAGGATAGCATCCGAATCTTCTAGGAAATTAATTGACAAGATTCAATCTATGCAGGTAGCTTCTGTCAGAGAAGAAAAAGGATATTTTAATGATAAAGATTTTAACACCTACTAAAAGTTTAAGGAATCACTTTGTACATAGCTCATTATAAATCGGTTAATTCAGCCACTGAATTTTATTCAAAAGTTAGAGACACCTTAGATTACCCGACTCAAATTGAGCACGAAAAAGAAAGATATACACTTAATTCCACTTACATAATAAATGGTCAAACTCAATTGAAAAACTTTAAGGATAGAATAAAGAGTTTGGGTATTGAAATAGATGTAAACGTAGATGATAAGTAAGCTGATCTACCGTGATAATAGAAGTATTTTGCGATGGTGCATCAAGGGGTCAAGGTCAAAAAAAAATTGGAGAAGCAGCCTGCGCGGTATCTGTCTATAGGAATAGAAAAAAAATAGCACAGTTTGCTAGGGGGTTAGGTCCAAGAACTAATAATGAGGCAGAGTACGAGGCTGTAATATCCGGACTGCTTATATGTTCAATGGGTGAATTCTATGATCCAATTATATATACCGATTCAGCTGTCGTAGCTAATCACATTAGCGGTAAATGGAAATGCAAACACGACTCTCTAACACCTTTACTTATGACTATAGAAGATATAAGAGATGAATTTAATTTTAAAGTAGTTCAGGTTGAGAGAAGTTTTGTCTGGGAACCCGATGCGCTGTGTAACGAATTTTTGGATAAGTTAGAGGAAAGAAAAGCTAAATCAAAAAAACCTGTGATATAATTACACAATGCAGAAAAAATATTCAAAAAGTAATCCGATAATTTTAGGCTTAGCAGGACGCGCTGGTAGCGGTAAAACATCTGCAGCCGAAGCACTGTGCCCAAAGGGGTCAATGCAAACGACTTCTTCTGGAATTATATGGGAACACATATTTCATGCTCTTCCTCTTTATGAACTAGCTTCCATAAAGAAGAATATACAAGGCTTCAATGCTAGGTCTAGAAAATTGTATTCTATTCACGAAGTACTGTTCGAGATATACGGAAAAACAGCACTGGGTACAATACCTCCTTATGAGGAATTTGTAGAAAAAGTAAAAAATATTTATGATCTTCCAATAGAAGAAGAGGGTATTAAACCAAGAACTTTTTTGCAGACCGCAGGAGATATCTGCAGAGAAAATTATTCAGAATGCTTCTGTCACTGGGCAGTTATGAAGAGTATGGAATTGTATAGAAAAAATATTAATGAAATAAGAAAAGAAGATGGTGATGAAGATACACCTATTTGTGTTATCATTTCTGATGTACGCTTTATTAATGAGGCTCAATCAATCTTAAAGCAACCTAACGGTATGGTTATTACATATGAAGCTTCTGATGATATCCTAAGAGATAGAATCTTTAAGAGAGATGGTATATTCATGACTAATGAACAACTGAATCATAATTCTGAAAAAGAAATTGATTTAGTAAAAGAAGTATCTACGTTCATTATAAATACTGATAATCTATCGATAGAAGATCAAGCAAAAGTTACACTGCAATTAGTCAAAAATAAAATAGAAACACTAGGAGAGTAATGCCAAAAATAAATGAAAGTATTGTTGAACAATCTGTAAACCCAGTTATGGATGCAGTTATTTCTACCCATCAAAGGGTGGTTGTCACTACAGAACCAGTGCTGACAGTTGCCGTTGGTAGAAAAGTAAATATTGGTAACTTTGAAAACGTGGATATAATGGCATGTCTGACAGTGCCAATGAATGGGGTTGACCCTTCTAATAGTGAGGACTTTTCTAATGCCATTAAAGAAGCAGCAGCAGAAGCTTTTTCTCTAGTTTCCAGGGAAACGGGAGAGAGATATCAGCTGATTAAGGAGTCTCAACAGACGAGATAATTTGCATTTATGATACAGGTACTGTACTATATTAAAACAAACTAATTAAACTAATGAGGTAAAAAATGAGCAAGTTAATTGATAAAATTAAAGGTATCCTTTCTGGTAGTTCGGAAGTTGCTGCCGCTAAGGACGCTGTCGTTAAGGCAGCAAAGGTTGTAGCCGAGGAAGTCGTAGCAGAAGTGCAAAAGGCCCCTGCTAAGAAGGCTCCTGTAAAGAAAGCGCCTGCCAAAAAGGTTGGACCACGTCCAGAAGATGCTGCAAGAGCTAGTGAAACAAAAGTAAAGAAGACCAAGTAATTAGATTAAGACCCCCAGCTTGCTGGGGGTCTTTTTCAATATATCAGGAGGGTTATGTCTTTAGCAAAAGCTAGAAAAGTTTTTAAAAATGGTCAGACACCAAAGCCGCCAGAAGAGAAACAAAAATGATGACACTACTATGGAAAATCTGGTTAAAGGTTTATGACCTGCTAGAGGTTATTGATAAAAAAATAAAGTAAAAGCATGACACCGGCTTCGTCAAGTAATATCATTATTCATGATAGTTTTTATTCTCAAGAAGATTTAAAAAAAATGTTATCTTTTTGTGAGACTCAAAATACATGGTCTAGTAGTACTTTTTATAGAAATGGAAAAGTAGAAAATTATTCAGATCAAAAAACTAATTTTTATAACGCTAGTCCAGAAGTGTTAAATCTTTTTACCAATGCATTAGGCTTAGTTAAAAATCAAATAGAATGGTCATATGGATCTAGGGTAGTGCCAAAAAAATCTGAAGCAATAAGGAAATGGTCCCCAGGTGAGTACCAAGAAGTTCATGCAGACAACGAACATGCAAATGGTAGGTTCTTAAGTCTTCAATATGTCACTGATCAAAATCAAGAATTTGAAGAATTAGAAGACTCTCTTCCAAACGACTTTGTTGATTATTCTTCAGTGTTTTATATCAATGATAACTATACAGGCGGAGAACTATTTTTCCCAGAATATGATATAACAATTAAACCAAAGGCTGGAAATTTTATAACCTGGCCCAGCAACGCGAAATACATGCATGGTGTAACTAACGTTGTGGATGGATATAGATACACCATTCCAAGTATGTGGTACAGTGAAAAGGCCGTATTACTTAATTCAATTAAAAGCTTTAAATACGCTAGAAATATTGCTGAAGAAAACTATAGTAATAAATTCGTAAAAACATCTTTACTATAATACCTGAATTAGGAGATAGTTATGGCAATGAAAAGTTTCATATATGTTAGTGGTCCTAGAATGGGAACCAACAATAGAATGACTGGCATCGTAATGCCAGGAGAGAAACCAGTTAAGAAGACTTCTATTAAGAAAAAAAGTACAAGTAAAAAAAAGGGTAAGAAGTAATGGCTAAGTCAGCAGCATGGCAAAGAAAAGCAGGCAAGAATCCTGAAGGTGGTTTAAACGCCAAAGGACGTGCATCATATAAAGCTCAAACAGGTGGCACACTTAAGCCACCAGTTTCCGCTAAGCAAGCTAAGAAGTCACCCAAGTCTGCCGCACGACGTAAGTCATTTTGCGCACGAATGGGCGGCATGCCAGGTCCAATGAAAAAGCCTAATGGTAAACCAACACGCAAAGCACTTGCATTACGCAAGTGGGACTGCTAATATCTTTATATTATCAAAAGGGTAATATATTTTATAAAAAAACAAATAGGAGAAAACAATGGCAATGAAAAAGAAAGCACCAGCAGCAGCAAAGAAGGCTCCAGCAGCAAAAGGTGGCATGACTGCCGCTCAAAAGAAGCTTCCACCATTTATCCAGGCAGCTATAGCTAAAAAGAAGAAGAAGTAATATAATGGCTATGAAAAAGAAGAAGAAGTCGGGCGCAATGCAGACCGCATCCTTAGCCGGTAAGCCAATGATGCAGACTATTTTTCCATTGAAGAAAACAATGCCAAAAGGCAAGGAAGCTTCTTCGAAGTCAAGAAATAAAAAGTAGTCTTTAAAAAATTCCCATCTATTTTTTAGGTGGGGATTTTTTTTATACATGTTACTATATATTTTACCTACTCTATAGGAGATAATCATGAGCAAAGTTGCATGGGACTATATTGTTCCCGTTAAGTTACCCGCAGATCTAAAGGGAGTAACACCAGGAAAGTTACCTGCTAATCTCTTAGTGCCAATACCAGGTGGGGGAAAGCTACACAGACTTGCCGCCAATGCGTGGCTAGCTATGGTAGCGAAAGCTAAAGCTGAAGGCGTTGAACTAAAGCCGACTTCTTCACGGAGATACCTATAGAACTCTGGAGCAGCAACTTGCTGGTTTTATGCAACGCTATCAGTTGGCAGAAATCGCCGGCTCAAGCACAAGAACTTATGAAGGTAAAAAATGGTATCTAAAGAAGGGCAACGCTCCTTTGGCTGCTCCGGGCTCCAGTCAACATAACTTACGGAATTGCAGTTGATGTCAGTGATGCTGGTAATCCTAAGCGTCTTAATTGGTTGATAGCTAATGTTAAAGATTTTGGTTTTTCCTGGGAAGTAGTTCCAGAAGAGCCATGGCATTTACGTTATGTATCAGGTGATAATGTTCCAGCTGCAGTTGCAGCTTTTACGGGCGGCGCTGCACCAGTTGTCAACTTAAACACAACACCTCCTATCCACGACCACAAAGCCCTACAAGAGGCTCTGAAGGCCAAGGGATTCTATAAGGGTGAAATCAACGGTGTAAAAGATGCTGCGACAGATGCGGCAGTGAAGGCATTCAAAGTAGCTAATAAGCTAGCAGCTGACTCGGTTGTAGGTCCAAAAGTTAAAGAAATTCTTGGCCTTAAGTGATTTTTGCATCTGAAACTCTCATCACACCAGCAGCTGATATGACTAACTGGCAAAATATTATTGTAGCTTTAATTACAGCATGTAGTCTTATCGCAGTAGCATATTTACAATTTGTATATAAGGCTGGGAAAAAGCGCGGCGAAGAAGCCAAGGCTGAATGGGTACAGAACAAAGCAGACCATGCAACTGTTGTATCAATGATCCAACAGTTAGGAAAAAGTCTTGGCCGCTCAATTGACAAAACAAATGATTCTGTTGACAGAATAGAGGGTAAGCTTGATACTCACATCAGAGATCATGCAGTAGGTAAGTTTGATATAGATGATGTAAGGTTTAAAACAGGAGAAAAAGCTAAAGATGGCAAGTAAGAAATCAGATAAAAAGTGGATTCAAGGTGCGATTAAAAGACCGGGAGCTTTCACAGCTAAGGCTAAGAAGGCCGGCAAATCTGTAGCAGGTATGGCAGCTGCTGTATCGAAGAACCCAGGTAAGTACAGCCCACTTACTCGTAAGCAGGCTTCACTTGCTAAGACACTCAGAAAAATAAGCAAGAAGAAATAGGTTCAATATGATTAACAAATACTGTTGTGAAGACTGCCATGATTTGGACGGCGCATGCACATATTGTTTAGGTGTAAATAAGAAAAATTCTTTTAACAAAGATATTGCTATTCACCTTGGATATGTTTCCCTTCATTTGATTCAAATGATTTTAATTATAGGATTGGTAAAATAATGGCAAAACAAAATAAACCAACAAAGCCAGCGCTCTGGTCTTCCGCTAAGTCTCAGGCTAAATCCAAGTTTGACGTTTATCCTTCTGCGTACGCAAATGCTTGGGCTGCTAAAAAATATAAAGCTATGGGTGGTACATGGAAGACTGTTTCAACCACAAAAGCTAAGAAAAAGAAATAAATTTTATGGCATGCTGGAAGGGATATTCCGCTAAAGGAATGAAACTAAAAGGTGGAAAGCTAGTTCCCAACTGTACGCCAGTTAAAAAAAATAAAAAAACAAAGTCAGCGAAGAAGTAATGCCAGGTCCTAAGGGTGTTGGGCTAACCAAATGGTTTGACCAAAAGTGGGTTAATATTGGTGCTCCCAAAAAGAAGGGCAAGTATCAACCTTGTGGTACATCTGGAGCTGGTGGTTCAGGTTATGCAAAATGCGTACCAGTCGCTAAGGCAAGAGCTATGTCTAGTGCTCAGAAAAAAAGTGCAGTTCAGAGAAAAAGAACATCTGGAACTCCAGAAAAAGGAATCAAGGGCCAAGCTCCTAAGAATGTTAGTACTTTTAAAAAGAAAAAATAATATCTCAATATGCTATAATCTATAGCATGAGTGAAAACCAAAGCTACAGCGGCTATATGCCTATGGTAAAACAGGTTAATGTTTCTCAGGTTATGGAAATGATTAACACTGAAGGTGAATTAATCCACGCCCATTCTTTTACCGTAAATACTAGAGAGAATAAAGATTTTGTTTTTAGTATTTCTCAAAAAGATTTAGTAAGACTTTACTTTCTTTTACACAAGGTGCTGGGTGATGCTTAGAGATAAAGGAATATTTCTGCACGGTGGTGTTGGAATTGGATTTGTTCCCAAGACTCCAGCTACTCCTTTCGCTTCTTCGATTAAAGAGCAGTCTTCAAAAGAATCTTCAAGAACTTTATTACACTACGCACATCAACTAGGTTATCCTGTTGCTTATGCTCAAGAACAAAACGGGCAGCTCATTCAAAACATTCTTCCTGTTCACAAAACAGAAGCACAGCAAATATCTACTTCCTCTAAGGTAGAATTGGCACTGCATACAGAGAGCGCATTTCATCCCTATAAACCAGATTATATATTACTTCTCTGTCTAAGGGGTGATGATAAGGCTGCAACTACTTACGCCAGTGTTAACGAAATTATCGAATCACTTTCTAATGAAGTTGTGAAATCATTAAAGCAACCTTGGTATAGAACTGCAGTTGATGATAGTTTTAGGACTCAAGGTGAGCCACAAAAAGAATTTATCATACCGATCCTTTCTGAAGTCGACGAGAAGATGACGATCACATATGACAACTTTTTCATGCGCGGGATAAATGAGTACGCTAATATGGCCTTAGCAGAACTGAATTATGCTATTAAAAAATGTACTAGAGAAATTGTTTTAAAAACTGGAGATCTATTAGTCATAGATAACTCTACTGCTATTCATGGTCGCAAACCATTTCAAGCAAGGTATGATGGCACCGACAGATGGGTGCAAAGGATGTTAGTAAGGAAAGAATTACCACCTGAAAATCACATAGAAGGTAATGTAATCACCACTAAATTTGGTTGATGTGTGCTATACTTTTTGAATGCAAATCGACACTCAAACAAAAGACATAGCAGAATTTTTAAAGGTATCAGAAGACTACACTAGACAGAGATTGGAGAAAGGATTTCACTTCAATCATCATGAAGTAGCAAAAGATTTTAATGACGCAAATACAGATGTCAATAACCCTGATTCTTTATTATCTTGGTATAGGAACACAGACTCTTATATTTGGGAGCTCTCGGCCTACCATCTTGATCCTGGGTTTAATTATTCTGGCATGTGTGAAGGTATATCTTTGGGCCTTGTGAATTCCGGCAAGAAAGATGTTCTTAGTCTTGGGGATGGAATTGGTAGCCTTTGTATTAGGATGGCGGAAGAGGGTTTGAACCCAACGTATCATGATTTGAAAAATAGCAAGACTGCAGGTTTTGCACAGTTCAGATTTAAAAGGGGTGAAACGTATAGGAATTATAATATAGAAACTCTTTTTACAGATAACTTTGAACCCAAACTAGGTAGCGATTGCTTCGATGCTGTTGTTGCTCTAGACTTTCTAGAGCATGTTGTTAACGTTGAGGATTGGGCACGTGCAGTCTTCGCCTGCTTAAGAAATACTGGTGTCTTCATACCGAATAACGCATTTGGCATTGGCGATCTAGAGCATGGAAATTCCATCCCTATGCATCTTGCAATCAATAATCGATTTGAATGGGATTGGGATCCGTTGCTAATCGAGATAGGATTTGTCAGACATGAAAATAATTCATGGTGGATTAAGCCATGAGATTAGACATTGGAATATCTTGTTACAATAATCCAGATGGAATTAAAGCCGCTGTAGAAAACATTATACAAAACTCTACTTCAGATTGGAGACTACTGCTAGTAGATAATGCTTCAGAGGATCCAAGAGTAAAAGAACTACTGCAAAACTACGCTGCAGTAAATCCTAGAATCATCCCAATGTATTTAGATGTAAATATAAAATACTCAGGAGCTGTTAATAAGATATTAGAATGGGCTGAAACAGAGTATGTTGCATACTCAGACAATGATGCTACCGTACACACCAGAGGTTGGGATGAGATTATGTGGGGCTACCTTGCAAGAAATCTTGAACTTGGTATTGTTTTTAGTGGTGGATATAATTCGTATGAAATTAAGAGAGATAAATACACAGAATGTTTATGGGGAACTGGTTGTTTCTGGATGTTGAAAAAATTAGCCATGGCTGATGTAGGCTACTTTGATCAAGAGATAGGTCATCAAAATGAAGTTGATTATCAAACTAGACTTCGTCTTGCTGGTTGGAAAATGGGCGTTGCCAAAGAAGTAGCTGTTCAACATCAAGCTAAGCAAACAACTGACCCTGAGGCACACGCTAGAATAGGACGAGGTGTTGTTGAGTGGATGAATAAGTGGGTTCCTTATTTCTGTGGTAAGGGTATGAATTATCACAGTACCAATGTTCTAAGATTTGAGGATTGGCCATGCAACGCTCTATATTTAGAAGAGTATTGGAAGATAAGAATGCCTGAACTTAACTCTAATCCAGAAGTAGTAGTCTTAGAGGGTAGAGAATATGACCTAATAAAGGTCCCAAGATATAAAGATTTTTATAAAGGAAGAATAATCTAAATGAGACTAGAGACAATACCTAAGGGTACGGGCATAAAAGTTGTAATCGGTACTAGAACATACCTTGGTCCAGATTGGACGCACATTGACATAGATCCAACACCGCTCTATGACCATGTTAATCAAAGATTAGTTCCAGTAGATGTAGTTTGTGATGCCCGTAAGATTGATCTTCCAGATAACTACGCAGACATCGTCTATAACTCTGAGTGCCTTGAGCACTTCCCCTGGAAGGAATACCAAGCTGTTCTAGCGGAATGGTGCAGAATAGTTAAGCCTGGTGGGATGATTAGAATTGAAGTTCCAGACTTCCTATTGGCATGTAAACAAATACTTGCAATGGACTCCCTTGATGGCGATAGAAGAATGCAACAGATATTTTTTGCGGAACAACTAAATCCTTTTGATTTTCACTTCGTAGGTTTGACACACAGAATGCTTCAAGATGATTTTGAAAGAATGGGTTTTGAAATATTGGATGTAAAGCGTGGAGATGAATGGGGCTGGCTTAAGGTTGACGCTCTTAAGCCTATAAAAAATTGAACAACAATTTCATCTGTCATATAATTAGAGATGTCTTTCCTGAAAGAAAGTTTACAATCCTCTACGATAGAAAAAAATCTCTTTTTGATGAAATGCATACTCCATTACATGGCATAGGTGCATTCAGAATGCACTCTGAACATTATTCAACAGAAGAGAATTACTATTGGGATTTGGGTAAAGTCGGCACTTACTTTGGAGCAAGCGCAGATTTGTTTGTATCAATTAACTATAATCCTATCTACGATAAGAATTTGCTTTCACAAATAGCAGAGCAAATAAAGTGTACGATGCTTCCTGGTGGTATTGTTTTTATAGTCAATCATGATGGTTGGGCAGAAAAATTATCTGATTTTCTTTTAGCAAGACCTGATTTAGAAAAAGAAGTAAAAAGATATTCTCTCTTCAAGAGAGAAGATGTTAGGGTATATGAAAATATTTGATTGCTTTACTTACTTTAATGAAGTTGATATTCTTCGCATAAGGTTAGAGGAACTTGGCGATCTAGTTGACTACTTTGTAGTCGTAGAAGCATCAGAGACGTTTACAGGTAGCTCCAAACCATTTTACTTTGATAATATTCCAAGTTGGATAGACAGATGGAAAGAAAAAATTATTAGAGTTAAAGTAAACTTTCCCGAGGATACGAACACCAGTTGGCTAAAAGAATACTATCAGCGTAACGCAATAATCTCAGGACTTAGCTTAGCCAAACCAGAAGATATTATAATCATTTCTGACGTGGATGAAATAGTAAATTCAAATATAGTTAGCCAATTAAAACTAATTGAAAAGCCAGCTAGGTTAGATGTTAAGCAGTATTTTTGGAATTATAACTGGCAAGTCCCTCAGCATTGTAATCAAGGTGCTAGACCAATCGTCGCAAGATTTAAAGATCTAGAGAATCACTCGTGTCAAGAGTTAAGAGCTGGAAACTGGCAGACGATACCTGATGCTGGTTGGCACTTTTCCTTTTTTGGTGAAACGGAAAAGATTAAAAACAAGATAGAATCATTTGCCCATACTGAATACGATATCACTGAATATAAAAATGATGAAGCTATTTTATATCGAATAAATAATGGGATAGATCCATTCGATAGGTTCCCATTAAAATATTATGAAATAGATCAAACCTACCCAAAATTTGTTCAGAGTATGCTATACTAGTATCACGAAGTCAGATGCTCTAATCCCCTGGTGTAGAAATACATCAGGGGATTTTTGTTTATATAGACAAATAAAAGTATCTACTTACGGTAGACAAAGCAAGACCACATGTACCTGTGTTTGTTTTTTACGTCTGTTACCAAATGTAATTCATTTGAATTAAAAACAATTGCCGATCCAGCCGGCGGTTTAATTGAAAGATCGTGTTCCGGGAATTCTATCAATCCACCCTCATGGTCGTCATTGAGGTAACCACATATTGTGTATTCAACTTTTTTAATTCCACCTTTATCATCATAAGTGTAATCTCTATGAGCACTCATGCCAGTCATTGGAAAATCCCATTTTCTTATATACATACCATGTTGATCATGATAATATAAATTCTTATCTATACTTAACTCCAACATATAATCATCTAGGCATTTTTGGGTGGCAGATTTTATCTGAGTAGATAAATACTCGTTATTGTCTATCGTGCCTATTTCTCCAATTCTGTACTCTGGATCATTGTTATTTCGACCCCACATTTTCCAATCCAGTTTCGTTAAATTTAAAAATATTTTATCTAAATCTTCAAAAAGATTTGTAAACAAGAGAATATTTTCATTAAGTTTAATCATTGAAAAACTACCCTTATTATTTAGAGCGCTAATGCTTTCTGAGTAAATAGATCCAATATTTTTTTATTATATTCATCCTTTAGACCATCTACCGGATGTGGAGCTTTAGTATGAGTCATGCTAGGGGTTAGCTCTGTTACACCTAAACAATCAAGTATTTCTGATTGAAGAATGAAATTTTTTATCCCTGCTTCTTCTGCATAAAAATGTAAAGACTCTAGAAAATCATGATTTTGATATAGTCTCTGCTCGTAGGTATAGTGAGGGCTGATGCCTTCATATTTTAATAACATTTCGGTAAATTGAGGAAGCGGTTCTATTATCACTATTTCAGAATTTTTAAATGTACTTGTAAGTTGTTTTATATATTTTTGAGCCACCGAGTCCGCATTAATATATCTTGATAAGAATGTTCTTATATCTACATATCCAAACCAAGAAAAAATTATACCATCATCTTTTATATCTGAAAAAGGAATCACACCGTCTTCATGGAATCTTTGTTCTTCTTTTCCTGAAGATAGTTCACCTTCGTCGTACATTGTTTTAAAATCTAAGTCCCAAATTTTCTTAGCGGCTTTAGCCCAGAATACCATATCAATTTTATTGTTATTTTCTTCATAATGTTCAGAAACTCTAGATAAATGACAGTCTCCAATTAAATATATTTTTTTCATTTTGTTAAATCACTCCCTGGTTCTTTTTTACTAAGTCATGTATTAGATTGTATTGGTCATCATTTCTATGAGTTCGTATCATTAGATCTGTTACCCCAATACTTTCTAGGTATTTTATTTTTTTTATAACTTGTCGTTCTGTTCCAAAAATCGTCCACTCCTTCTGATGCTTATGGTCAATTTCATTTACAATACGTTCTGCTTCCTCATAGGTGTCTCTTATTATTAGAGCAGCAGATACCATTCTTTTTTTATTTCTTTGGAAAATTTCCGGATTAAAAACATAGGAATCTGACATGCAAAGAGTGTAGTCAGCAAATTCAGCGGCTGAATCAAGAGTTTTTTCTGATGTTCCCGACATAACAATCTCAGGAACATCTATGTATTCTTTTTTAATTAACTGTAAAACTTTTTTTATCCACATGCGTGTATATTCTACTCTTTTTTCAGAGGTGTCAAAGTTTTCTTTACCAAAAGTAATATTATTTATAGATGATTCATGATCTTGAAGATCACCAGCTACGATGTTAAACATTATTCTATTTTTTTGAATTTCATTAAATGACTTATACATCATAACAAAATATTCTGGACTAATAGAATAGGTTCTTATTGCAATATGGTATTTAAATTTATGTTCTTTATTTATTATATTTGCGCATTTAATCCAATAATCATCCGCAGTTGAATGATAAACAAGAAGGATCGAATGATAGTTACACGAGTTTATTGTTTCCGAAATACGCGTTAGGCCATCTAGGTCAGAATCACCATGAACATGCATCCAATGTAATCTCATTAACTTAAACCTTTAATCTAGATCTCTATATCTTACTCCAGATATACCATTTTTTTTATCTTCTACTACAGCTGGCGGTTCTTCCCAAATAAAACCGTTAACAGCATCACACCAAGTTGGCCATATGTCTTTTGGGCTTTCTTTTATGTGCTTTATTTGATCATAATATTCTTTTGTTTTATAGTTGTAAAATGTTCCAGGATTAGTATGTGATGGAATGACAAAATTAGAAAAAGAAAATCGCATACCACTCGTAATTTCCTTTGTCCCATGGCAGTAATCGCTATGTGCACCATGAATTATGAGATCACCATTCCCTGGTTTAACACGTAGTTCCTCACCTTTTTCAAGGGAACTAAAGTTTCCTATAAATTCTGCGTTTTTATTAAAATTTGGATAATAGACTTCTCCACCTTCAAAATCACCAAAATAAACAATAAGACCATAATGCAATCTACAGCAAGTTTGCCATCTGTCAGGAGATATCAAAACACTTGACGCTATATCACATGTTCCACAAATTGGCCCACAATCTTCATGTGGTTTACCTGGCGCATCTGCGTGATGATACATTCCCGAATCTCCAACTTTTGCTCTTATCAAACAAAGCTGCGGATGCATTGAGAGCTCTGGGTAAATTAATTCACTGGCAAGCTCCCAAACTTCATGTATTTCAGGAATAAAAGTTGTCATTCTATTCTCATACCAATCAACATTATGAGAAATTTTTGGACTATTTATATGCGGTTTTAAAATATTGTTTATCTTATTTAATAAATCACCTTTTATAAAATTTCTATAGATAAAAAGTTTTGGCGCTAGTTGTTCTATGTTTGGATTTTTTCTAAACGACTCGTCATACATAGTGTTTTTCCTTTGCGTTTTTAATACTAGAACACTTCATAATAGTAGCATAATTAAACATTCATGTAAAGTTATCCTAAGCTAATCCAGCTTTACTATTTATGATATCTAGCTGAAGGGGTAATCAGTTGAATATTTTAGATAAGCTTAGCTCTGCGCTGAAAAAAATTAAAATTAATGATCGTGGTAGTCGCATACGCTTTCGTAAAGGGGCTTGGATATTAGTTCCAGCTTTTTCGATAGCTATGTTTATGCCGGTAGCTACACCAGCCCAAGCACTGTCTCCGGTTTTTGAGTCAACCGCGGCAGCAAAGGTAACTTTGGGTTCGTTGGCAAGTCGAACCCAATGTACGGCTCTAGACAAGCAGGGGATTGGTCCATACACAATGACCGGCACCGATGCCACCTCTGGCGATTCCTACTCCTATGTAACCGACAAGAACTACACGCGAGAACAGCAGTTGTACGAAGGACAAGAAGCGACTACTCAGAACCTGTCCTACTCAACATCTACAGGAGAAGCATATGGTGGACGTAGTGGAGTAATTCGTCTCTTCTCTTCTGGCACTATTTCCTATGCCAATACTTGTAATAATCATGGAACATACGGTTCGGCGTTTGGACCAGAAATATGGACCGAGCCGTTTCCTGCTACGGCAAATCAATCAATTTCTTTTGACTGGGCTGCTGCTGGTGGCGGTGACGACTACGAAGCATACGGATACTTAGTTGAGGTTTCTGCGAGTGGGAACTCATACGACTATGGCTCTAGTGCTACTTCAACTTTAGTTTCATATGGACGTGGGCAAAACCAAGGTTGGGTTACGTCTAGTGGCATAGTCCCATCTACTGGTTATTACAGATTTAGGTTCGTGAATGGTTCCTATGACGCAACGGGCGGTCAAGTCCTTGGTGCATCAATGTATATTGACTCAGCAATATCTGTAGCCAGCGCAAACACTATTACTTTTGCTCAGCCTTCTGACATAGTTACCTCTTCATCAAACCAGACATTTACTGTCTCAGCCACTGCCACTTCTGGGTTGTCGGTTACGTTTACATCTAGCACTACAGGCAAGTGCACCGTTGGCTCATCGACCGATAGCAGTGGAACTTCAACTGCAACAGTGACGGTGTTGGCTAGTCAAACAGGAACCTGCACCATCTCCGCAAATAGTTCTTCTAATAACTCATATGTAGCAGCAGCCACGGTGAGCCAGTCGTTTACTCTACTTGCAGGGGCCACTGCTCCAACAACATCTGGCGGAACATCAATGTCTGGAACTGTTGAGTATGGAGAAACTCTGACCGCAGTCGATGGAACCTGGGGTGACGGTGGCTCTGCTGTAACTGCGACAACCTATCAGTGGCAATCCTGTACTCCCTCTTCGTGCACATGGACAAATATATCTGGCGCAACATCCTCAACATATGTGGTTGGTTCGGGTGATGTTGCGAAACAAATACGAGTAGCCGTAACCAAAACAAACTCAATTGGTTCACTAACGGCAAACTCGGCTGCGTCAATCACGGTTCCAGCCCTAACATCTGTCATTGTTGAAAATCTCTCAGATACTTCTGACTCGGGCTCTTTGCGTTGGGCTATCACTACAGCAAACGCTTCAGCCACTATTAACACCATTACCTTTGCTTCAGGAAACACTGGAACAATCACTCTTACTTCTGACCTGCCCGCAATTACTGATGGCGTAACAATTACCGGAACAGGTATGGCTACAACAATTATTGACGGCAACAATTTGTGGCGAGCAATTTATAACAATGGCGCACGAACAATTGCTATTGAAGACATGACATTCAAGCAAGGTAAAAACGTGTCATGGAACGGTGGCCTGATTTACAACGCCTCCGGAACAATGACGTTCAATCGTATAAAGATTTCCAATCATTCATCGTGGGCTTTCTACCAAGGCGGCGGTGGAGTGACCACATTCAATGATTCCCAATTCACCAATAATGGTTATGCAATTACCTCTGACCACGGCGGAACACCTACAGCCCTGAGCCTTACGGATACTGATTACTCAAATCGTATTTATGTCAATGGCTCTACATTTACATCAAATACTTATGGCATTCGTACCGAGCGCTTTGTCAAAATAAATAACAGTCAGTTCACAGGCAACACACAGGTTGGTGCATACCTAGGAGGGCTCAACCGTCAGCAAGTTCTGAATTCAACATTTACTTCAAACGGTGTTGGCGTGTACTTCTCTTCATACATTCCGACAAGTTGGGCGGTTGGCGCTGGCAACCAAACGGTTTCAGGTAATACATTCAATGGCAACACGACCGCTATTCAGTTTGCTAACAACTGGAATGACGGCTCTTCGGTATACAACGGAGTAAGTGCGAACTCGTTCTCCACAGCCAGTGGAAATACTTTTGGTGTTACTGCGCTAAACACAAACAATTTTTCGGGCTCTGGGTATGTGGAGTCCAACAACACAATCACTGCGGCTTACCTTAATCCAGTCACAAACCTGACTGCCGTTGCAAACTCAGACGGAAGTGTTGACCTTGATTGGGATGCGTCGGCGGCAAGTAATACTTCTATCTACGGTTACTCGGTTAGTTTTTATGACCTCACCGTAATTGGTGGAGCAACATCAGGTGGTTGGGGAGTTTGGACTAATCAAGGAACCAACTACTCGTTGAGCACTGGGATGTTCTCTGGAAGTAATCCTGTCACGACTGGATACGGACCAGTTCGTTTCGGTATTAAAGCAATGAGTGGTCAGTGTGTTGGGGTCGGAACTGGTAGTTGCACCTATGGTCCTGAAGTAACTGTTGATGCAACTGTTGTTGACCCGACAACTACTTCATCTACCACAACCACTACGACCAGTACGACTGTCGCTCCTGTCGTCGTGACTCCCCCATACGGTACAACAGTGCCACTCCCGCAATACCCAGAGCCTGAAACAGAATCCACAACAGTGCCGCTTCCCGTAGAAACAGGAACTGGAATTGAATTGCCAACAGAGACAATTCCAGAATACTCAGAACCAATTGGAATAGACCCAACAGAAAACGAAACGGTAGTAATAATAATTCCACCAGATGATTATACCGTCATCGACATAGAAGACAACGAGCCAATCACGACAGTCATATTAGACAATATTCTTGAAAATACGTTCACTACCGATATTGAGGCTGACGAGGTTGGCGCTGTTCTTGACACACTCCTCGGCGCAGAACTTACCAACACCCAGTTTGACAATGTCCTAGAAGCCGTCTTCACCGAAGATGTTTCGGCAGATGTATTCACCG